GAATATTTCCTAAAGGTAATACTAAAGTAAGAGTTAAATTAATTGATTTTGTAGTAGAAGTTAATAGGAATGATGGTAAAGGTAGAGTTTGGGGATTTGAGGTAATATAAAATAGATAGATTTCCAAAATATAAATAGGTATAAATATGTCTCATAAAATAATTTTATTTGATGGTGAAAATACACAATTAGTAATGCGTAATGAAGATAATGGATATATTTCTTTAGAAATGAAGGATGAAAATACAAAAAATCATCCAATTATATTTCTTAAATCTAAAGAAGTAAGACAGGCAATTCATGCACTATCTATTTTAAAACAAGCTAAAAAAGAGAAGAAAAATGAAACAATATCCAATTGAAAAATATTGTGATAATAAAGTTAGTAATTTTGAAAATATATTTGGTAATAGATATAATTATTTTAAATTTATTACTCAATTTCAAGATTATCTTAATACTAATGGAAAATTAGTTAGACCAAATGAAATTATTAATTATTTTAGTTATATGAAATTTAAATCTAGAATAATAGAAAAACCATTAAAGTTAATTATTCAGATAGATGAGAAGAAAGATATTTGTCAATTAATATATGAAGATTTAAAAGAACGTATTTCAATTGGTATATATCTAATTGTAAAAAGAATGAATATATTTTGGAGAATATTTCAAAAAGAAAAAGTAATTTACAAGTCTTTGATAGGAGATTAAAATGATTATTAAAAATTTATTAATTACTATTTTTTTAATATTTATTGGATGTTCAAATAATAATTTAAATAATAAAAGTAATGAATATTTTAACTGTGTTGAAAAAGAAATTAATTTTGAAAATATAATTATAGATAAAGCTGCAATATATTGCAGAGCACCGATTGGAATAATAAAAGATAAATATATTAAACTTGGAAATTATAAAGAAGATTTGTTATATCCTGAATTAGTCGATAAGGTTTTGGATTGTATTAAGAAAGTTGATAATGAGCAAAAAAGAAGAAATAAATTAATAATAAAATTAAATAAAAAATTTAAAAAAGATAAAATTGTAGTATATTCACCAACTATAGACCAACTAAGAGAATGTAAAACAGAAATTTTAAGGTGTGTTAGAATGAACGCTAAGAAAAGATTTACTTGTATAAAAAGATAAAAATTAAAGAAATGAGTTTATAAATGAGTTTGGTAAATGATGATATTAAAGAAATATGGTTTAAAGCTAATAAACATTTATATGAAAAATTCCCTGTTAAAGGTGGAGTTGATTTTGGTGAAAAAATTTTAATAAAAGATTTAATAAGTGGATTAAAAAATTAATTGATAGTAATGCTTCTAATGATGAATTATGTGATTATATTGATAGAGAATTTTTATTTGGTTCATGGGGAGAAGAAACTAAATATATGCATCCTAAATTTTTAAGAGATATAAGAGGATTTATTATAAGTATGTATAAAAAGAAGTAATAAACTTATGATTAATTATACAGATTATGATTATGAATGTGGTTGTAAAAAAAGTCATCCTAAAAATTATATATTAAGTTTTGATTTTGATGGAACTATTTGCGATAAATGTAAAAAACCAGTTTTTATTAAGAAAAAAGAAAATAATAAATACTTTAATCCTATGAATGTTGATGCAAATTAATTTGGTTGGTTTGAAGATTATAAAGGAAGAATTAAATTAGATAAAAAATTTAAAATTCTTAATAAATTAAAAAATAAATATCAAGGAGTAATAAAATGAATAATGATAAATTATTAATAATTGTAGATGTTCAGTCAGATTTTCTTATGCCAGATGGAAAATTAACAATAAAAAATGGTTGTAATGAAGAATATAGAAAAGTTATAGGAGATTTTGCTAAAAAATTTGATGGTAGAATAATCTGTACTTATGATACTCATAATCCAGATGATTGTGAATTTAAAACTTTTCCAGAACATTGTATAATTGGAACTGAAGGACATGATTTAATTCCAGAATTAAAAGGAATTGTTCATATTCCAATTTATAAAAAAAGTTATTCTGGAACAGTTGTATGGAGTAGATTAATACAAGAATTTCCAAATATTGCTGAAAAAGAAATTTATATTACAGGAGTAGTATGTTCAATTTGCTTACATGATATTGTTGCAACTATAGTAAATAATAGTAAGGAATTTTATAATAAGATTCCTAAAATTATTATTTCTAAAAAATTAGTTGATGATATTGATGATAAACAAGAAGAATATGCTTTAAATCGAATGAAAACATTATATGGAGTAACAATTGTTGATTAATAATAAAGAAGAATTAATTAAAAAATTTGGAAAACATGATGGTAAAGATGAAGATAGATTTATAGAAGTTTGTAGAATTAAAAATAAGTGAAAATGCATTGAGAATAAGAATAAATAAATTAAAATGGTCAATTAAAAAAGCTTTTGAAACTAAATTAAAAAAAAGGTAAATATATGTCAATAATTATTTCATTATTAGATACTGATTTTTATATTTTTACTATGCAGAATTTAATATTTCATAGATTTCCATCTATTGAAGTTAAATATGAATTTAAATGTAGAAATAATATTAATCTTCTTCCTTATAAGAAAGAAATTGAAGAAGAAATAGATAATTTATGTAATTTAAAATTTAAAGATGATGAATTAAAATATCTATCTAAAATTAAATTTCTTTCCAAAGGTTATATTAATTTTCTAGAAGATTTTACATTAAAAAGAAGATTTGTAAATGTTTATGAAAAAGATGGTCAATTAGCAATTAAAATAAAAGGTCCAAATGTTCAAGTAATGATGTTTGAAGTTCCTATTCTTGCTATTGTTAATGAAGTTTATTTTAGACATCAAATTAATAAAATTAATTATACTGATTGTATTAATAAATTAAATGATAAAATAAATTTAATTAAAAATTCTAATTTAGAATTACAATTTCAATTTGCAGATTTTGGTACTAGAAGAAGATTTAGTAGAGATTGGCATGATTATATTATTAAAAGACTAAAACAAGAAATTCCTAATAATTTTATAGGAACATCAAATTGTTATTTTTCTAAAAATTTTAATATAAAACAAATTGGAACTATGTCACATTCTTATTTTCAGCTTGGTCAAGGTTTAGAAAATACTAGATTAGAAGATAGTCAGAAATATATGTTACAACAATGGGCTTATGAATATAGAGGAAATCTTGGAATAGCATTAACTGATACAATTGGAATAGATGTTTTTCTAAGAGATTTTGATTTATATTTTGCAAAATTATTTTCAGGCGTGAGACATGATAGTGGTGATGCATATGAATTTGGAGATAAAGTGATTAAACATTATTATAATTTGAATATTGATCCAATGACTAAGACAATAGTTTTTAGTGATGGTTTAGATTTTCATAAAGCAATTGATTTATGTAGATATTTTAATGGAAGAATTAATACATCATTTGGAATTGGAACTAATCTTACAAATGATACTGGTTTAGAACCATTACAAATAGTAATTAAAATGACTAGTTGTAATTATAAACCAGTAGCTAAGATTAGTGATTCTCCTGGTAAGATAATGTGTAAAGATGAAGAATTTTTAAATTATTTAAAGAAAGTTTATGGAGTAAAATAAAATGAAAAATAAAAATTATTGTTGTGATGAATTTAAAAATTTTCAAAATGGTTTGAAAATGATTATATTAGTAATTGTTCTGGCGATATAGATTATATTTGTGTTGATTATGATGAAGATGAAAAAATTTTAAGATTTAAAGAAGGAGATCAAGATATTCCTAGTATTATATTTAGATATTGTCCTTGTTGTGGACAAAAATTATAAAAGGAGAAAAATAAAATGATTAAAGATATTTCAAAATTGTTAGATAAAGTTTATCATGAAATTAAATTTAATGCTGATATGGTTTGTTGTGGAATGTCAGGAGGAATCGACTCTACTCTTTGTGCTATTCTTTGTCGAGAAGCAATTGGAAAAGAAAATGTGATTGGTGTTCATATGCCTTATTCTCAAAAAGATGTTGATACTTTTAATAATGATTCTCATAAAATTGCATCTTATCTTGGAATAAATTCAACAGATAATATTTTAATTTATAAACTTGTAGAACTTATGAATTGGAAAATTCATTATGATGGTTGTTTTAGTTTAGGTGAAAAATATAAACCAAAATTAACTGATGTTAATATAGGAAATAGTAAAGCTAGAATTAGAATGTGTATATTATATGGAATAACACATCATCTTGAAACTGTTACTAAGAAAAGAGTTAGAGTTATTAATACATGTAATTTAAGTGAAAATTTTATTGGATATGAAAGTAAATTTGGAGATGGTGCAGGAGATTTTAGTATTATAGGTGATCTTTATAAAAGTGAAGTTTATCAATTAGCTGATTATTTTAAAGAACAAAATATTATTATAGAAGAGATGATTAATCGCATACCATCTGCTGGATTGGAAGATGGACAAACTGATGAAGGTGATTTTGGATTTACTTATGATGATCTTGAAAAGTCAATAAGAGAAATAAAAGAAAAAGATTATAATTATATGGATTTAGTTTTAAGAGGTGGAAGGAATGTTAATATTTCACCTATTACTAAAAAAGTAATTAGTATGTATGAACGTAATAAACATAAAAATTTAAATATTCCTACAGTTTCTCTTCGTGAATTTTGTGAATAAAATCAATATTTTATAATATATAATTTAAAAATTTAAATAAAATCTTGACATTAAAAGAAAAATAACCTTTAATAAAATGTATTTTATTAAAGGTTATTGTATAAATATAATATGAAGAAAATATGTCATATTACTGATACTCATGCAGGATATTATCCTAAAACTAATAAAAAAATAAGAAAGATGTATAATAAATTCATACCTAAACATAATCCTGATATAATTGTTCATTCAGGTGATTTTTCTTGTAATGATCAAAGACAATTAAAATATTCATTAAGATTTTTAAGAGAAGCATTTCCTAAATTACCTATTTTAGTTGTAAAAGGTAATCATGATTATTGGCAATATTCAACTAGTTATACTTATAATGAATTAATTAATATGCATAATGAATGGTTTAAAAAATATAATATTCATTATCTTCAAGATAATCCATTTGAAATAGATAATGTTAAATTTTTTGGATTTGATGGATGGTATAGTAATCCTAGTATTGATACAAATGATTTTAAAATGATTCCTCTTATGATAAATAATATGTATATGGATAAATATTTTCAAAAAGTAGCTGAAGATAAATTTTATAATATATTAATGAATGAAAAGAAAGAGAAGAATGTACTAGTAACTCATTTTCCTTTGTTTAGAACTAATATTGGTCAAATATATGGTGGTAATATTAAATGGATTGATTTTTTAGTTAATGATTTTGATTTATTATTATGTGGTCATTATCATAAAAATAGGGTTGATAGAAAGATGAAAAGAATGAGAATAGATATTCCTTTTGTTAATTATGATAAACCTGATTTTAGTATAATTGAAATATAGGAAAATATATGTATAAATATTATGCTGGAATAGGTGCTAGAAATACTCCATTTGATATATTAATAAGAATGGATAAAATAGCAAAAGTATTATATTTAAATAAATATATATTAAGATCTGGTGGTGCTATTGGAGCAGATTCTTATTTTGAACATGGAGCAGATTTTCAACATAAAATATTTGATGTAAATTTAAGAATTAATAATTATAAAGAAATATTTCGTCCAGAACATGTAGGTGATGAAGCATTGAGAATGGCAAGTAATTTTCATTTTGCTTGGGATAAATGCAATGATTATGTTAAAAAATTACATGGTAGAAATGTAATGATAATATTGGGTGAAGATTTAAAAACTCCATGTAAATTTGTTATTTGTTATACTAAAAATGGTAAAGATATTGGTGGTACTGGTTTAGGTATGAGAATTGCCAAACATTATAATATACCTATTTATAATTTATATTATAATGAAGCTTATAAAAGATTAAATGATATATTTTTAAATTAATAATTAAGAATATGGAGGATATATGTTAGAAAGAGGTATATTGATACAAAGATTAAGAAAACCTAATAAAAATGGACATAATCCTTTTGCTTTTGGATGTACTGGAAATGGTGGATTTAGTGAAGAAGGATATAATTATATAACTAAATTATGCGAATTTGATTATATGGGTGCTAGTGAATTTGAATGGGGGCAGTTCCAAAAGCTTTTAATAAAATGATTGATATTCAAAAAAAATAATTGGATTTAAAATTAAAAAGTATCCTGTTTATGTTATTTGTAATAAAAAATATAAAGATGAAATAGAAGTAAGAATTAAAAATTATGCTACAAAAAAATTACAATATGAACATAAATAAATCCGCAATCCACATGCGGTGCTTGTGGTTAGGATTATTGATTTTGAATATATTTTTTAATAATTTTTAAAGGAGCACCACTAGTGGTAGAAACAAAATATCCTGATGACCATAAAGTTTTTTTATGTTTTCCCCAATATGGAAAACTATATTTAGATTTAAGATATGATGAAGATTTTGATTTTAAAGCTCCTATAATATTACCTAATATATCTTGTGGTGATAATTCTAATATAAAATGTATATGGTCACTTTCACCATTTATTTCACTTATTTTTACATTCATTTGGTTCGCCATTTTTGGTAAAATATTTATAATATCATTAAGGATATATTGATGAATACATTTATATCTAAATTTAGTAATCCACACGACATGATAGCAAAGAAAATAAACACAATGTGCCTTACTTTTAAGATTGTTATACCTCATAAATTTATTCCTATACTTGATAAATTATATAATAAATCATTAATTTCAGTAAATAAAATGATAAAAAATAGAACTAAATCATCATCAAAATATTATAAATCAATACCATGTGTAGTTTCAAAATCATTAATTTCTAAATATCAAAAAATAAAAAACTTAAAAGCATTAAAAATTTAGTAATACCAATTTGTGGTGATAAAGGAAAACAAATAAAAATTGTTGATAATGGAATAAGAATTCCTGCTTTATTTAAAAAAGAAATAATTAAAATTAATTTTCCAAAACCAATTATAGGTTTTATAAGACAAGTAGAATTTTTTAAAAGAGATAAAAAATGGTTTATGGCATATTCTTATAATGTTAAAAAAGAAAAATTATATAAAACAAAATCATTTTTAGGAATTGATAGAAATTCAGTTGATAATGTTGCTACAATTGCAAATATAAAAACTGGTAAGTTTAGAAAACTAGGACAATGTACAGCATCTATTACGAAGAATTTTAGAAATAGAAGAAGAAAACTTCAAAAGAAAGGAGCTAAAAATGTTTTAATAAAAATTAAAAGAAAACAAAATAGAATAATTAAAGATATTAATCATAAAGTATCTCGTATCATTGTTAACTATGCCAAAGAACATCGTTCTGCTTTAGTATTAGAAGATTTAGGTAAAATTAATAAATATAAATATGTTAAAAAGTCACAATGGAGTTTTTATCAATTAGAAACTTTTATTAAATATAAAGCAGCTTTGCTTGGCATACCACTTTTATATGTTAATCCTGCTTATACAAGTCAAATTTGTAGTAAATGTGGAAGTATTAACAAAACAAATGATAAACATTATAAATGTTTAAATTGTGGATACTTTTGTCATCGTGATGTTAATGCTGCCTTTAATATTTCAAGAAGAGGTGACAAAACAATAGGAGAAAAAGTTCCTATTGTGGGGCATATTGGTAAACCCCAAACTGGACTATAAAAAAGGTTATAGAGCCAGAATCATCGGGCGGTGTCCGATGAGTATCAAAATACTTGAAAAACAATGGGAAGAGGAAGAAAAATTTAATTGGGACGAATAAAATTTGGAACAAAATAAATATAATTATGATTAAAGAGATTGGGAAGAAAGTACTGAATATGCTATCATAATAAAACTTGACAATTTATATTTTTAAAGTTAATATTTAAATATCATAGTGTTTTAGGCGAATTCCTTCTAAGATTTGAAATGATAGTAACCTAAAATTTTTAGATTCTTTTTGAGGCAGAATTAGAAATAGTTCTGCCTTTTCTATTTAAAAAATAATGATTATTTTTATGTTTATTAAACATATTTTTTATAGTTAATGTACCTAACAAATTATATTTTTACACTACAATATTAGGCATAGTAATATAGTGTATTAATATTTATTTTAATAGTTTTAATTAAATTTATATTGACAAAATTAAATTTTTAAATTATAAATTAATATCAATAATATAATTAAAACATTTAGATATAGATTATATCCTACAAAAGAACAAAAAATTTATTTAAATAAATCTTTTGGTAGTTGTAGATTTATATATAATTATTTATTAAATTATAGAAAAGAAGAATATAAAAAAGGAAATAAAATTTCAGGTTTTGAAAGTAAAAAATTAATTTCAAAATTAAAGAAAGAAAAATATAATTGGTTAAAAGAAATAAATTCTCAATCTCTACAATCATCAGCTATAAATTTAGAAAAATCTTATCAGAGGTTTTTTAAAAAATTATCTAATTTTCCTACTTTTCATAAGAAAAATAATAAACAAGGATGCTCGGCATTTCAATGCCGAGAGGATGTCACTTTTTGTTGGTTAAATGTTCCAGAAATTTTTTGGTACAATTAATTTATTTTTATTTGGAAAGATTGTTTTTCATTTTTAATTAAATTTATATTTAATATTCCATTTTTATATTCTACTTTTGTTTTATTAATATCAATATCATCATTTAATTTAAAAATTCTTTTAAATTTTCCATAAGATCTTTCTGAATAACTATTATCATTTCTTTTAATTTTCTTTTCACCTGATAAAGTAAGATAATTATTTTTATATTCTAGTTTGATATCTTTTTTATTAATACCAGGTAATTCAGCATTAATAATTATATTTTTATCATTTTCTTCAATATCTACTGTTGGAAAATGATTAGATGTTCCAGAAATAATTCGGTTTGGAAAATCAAAATTAAAGAATGAAAAATTATTATTTGGATTAAATAATTTTTCAATTGTTGAATCATTAATTATTTTTGGAAATAAATTCATAAAACCTCCATTAATGTTAATTATGTTATAAATGTTATAAATATAATAACTGTAATACAAAGTATTGATTTGTATTACATTTTACTGTATTACATGTATTACGTTTTTAAAATACGTTTTATAAATATTAATATATGTATTGATCTGTAAAAAGTCAAGTGATAGGAAATGTACGTAAAATTAGTACAATTGTACGTTATAATAGTACAACTGTTCATTATATTGAACAATATTATAAATTTAAAAATTTAAATTATAAATTGACAAATATAATTATTTATTATATTTTTTAAATTATGGTATATTTTGTAACTAAAGATAATAAAATAAAGATTGGTTATACTACTAATATTGATAAAAGATTAAAAGAATTGAATAATCAATATGGAAAAATTGATTTAATTGCTATTATTAAAGGAACAAGAAAATTAGAAAAAGCATTTCATACAAAATTTGAAAAATATTCAATTGGTAATGAATGGTTTAAACTTAATCATGAAATATTAAATTTTATACAAACTTTAGAAAAAACTAAAGATAAAACAGATATTTTATTTCCTAAAATTACAATAGCATTAAAAAGAATGGGAGAAAATATAAAATTAGCTAGATTGCGTAGGAAAATTAAAACAGAACAACTTGCAGAAAGAGCTGGTATAAGTAGAGCTACATTATGGATGATAGAAAATGGTTCAGCTAGAGTAGCTATGGGATATTATGCTAAAGTATTACATTCTTTGAATATGTTAAATAGTATTGAAAATTTAGCTGCTGATGATATATTAGGTAGAAAACTTCAAGATGCAGAGCTTTTAGGATATATTAAAAGATAAACATTATGCGTCAGATTTATGTCAGGTTTTCGTCAGATAATTTAAATCTAAAATAATAGAAATATATCTAGAAAAATAGAAGAATAATATTTGGTAAGATAATGTTTTACTATTTGGTGAAATAGTGGAATTTAAATTTTTAAAGAAATAGTTGACATTTATAATTTTATTTGGCATTATATTAGTTAATATTATATTAATGGAGCTATGAGCTAGTTTGGTTTTGGATGCCTGACTGTCTATCAGGTTATCACAGGGGTTCAAATCCCCTTAGCTCCGCCATATGTTATTCTGGTGTAGCTCAGTTGGTAGAGCATTTGGATAAACCAGTATACCTTTAAAAAGGTATCAAGGGTGAGAATCCCTTCTCCTCTGCCAATTTTATTTATGAGGAATAATGAAAGTTTTATGGTATATACAAAAAAATTTAAATTCTGATGATAAGAAATTAGTACCATTTCTTGAAGAATTAAATCAACCATATAGATATTTTAATATAGTTCCTTTTATATATAATATTCCAGACCATAATTATAATGGTCCTGTTATAGTAAGAGGAACAACAACAACTTTAAAAACTGCTGAAAAGAAAAATTGGAAACCTGGAGTTTGGATTAATGATAATTTTAAACCTAGTTATTACAAGTATTATTATAATGATTTATTTTTAAATAAACATGGATTTAGTATTAAATTAAAAGAAATAATTAAAGATATGGAAGAATATTATTTTGTTCGTCCTAATTCTGATTATAAGGAATTAACAGGATCTGTATTATCTAATAAAGAACTTTTAAAAATTAAAGAAGAAGCAAAATTAGGAAAATTAAATTTTAATGATAATTTAACTTTATTTATAGCTAAACCACTTAAAATAATAAATGAAGCTAGATTTGTAATAGTTGATAATAAAATATTATCAGGTTATTATTATAGATACATGAAAAAATTAAAAAATTTTTCTGCTGGACCTGATTTTTATGATATTGTTGAAAAGGCAATTGATAGATGGAAACCAGCAGATGTTTATTGTTTAGATATAGGTCAAACAGAAGAAGGAGAAATTGGTGTAATAGAATGCAATTGTTTTAATGGTTCTGGTATATATGGTGGTTATAAAGAAATAGTTAAAGGAATTTCTATTTTTGTTGAAAATAATTTTCAAGGATTTAAATGAAAAATTTTAAATTAATTAAATTTTATATATTAATATCATTTCCTATTAGATGGATATTTTGGACTTTAGCTTTTATTTTAAAATATTTATTTTATCTTATATGCTCACCATTTGATGCATTTTATATTGTACGCAAAACTAATATTAAATTTTATAATTTTAATAAACATATTAATAATAAAATCAATAAGTTGAATAAAAATAAAATTAAAAATAAGTCTTGACAAATATAAATAAATAGTTTAAATTTTTAATATTATGTCACAAATATTATTTATTAGGATTATTTATGAATAATTTTAAAGTTGGAGATTTTGTTTATAATGATTTTGAATTAAATCAAATAGTAGAAATGAATAATAATTTAGTTACTGAATTAACTGATGGAATTATTCGTAAGAGTGGAAATAATTTATTATGTTATCAATTAACATTAAGAAATAAAAATATTAGTGAGTATATTAAAGAACTTTATAATAAAATTCAAAGTATAAGAGGATTAAATTATCCCATTATACATAGATATTATATAAAAATTTGGTGTGATTGTATTAATGAAAATGATAAAAATGATGAAAATTTGGATGTATATTATAAAAAATTAAAAAATTTTAATAAAGAAATTTTTGACAGATTAAATTTTGAAGTAGATGGTATTAAAATTTTTGATTAGTAAAGGGATAATATGAAAAATGTAATTAATGGTTATCAACCAAATAATAGTGAAAATATTGATATTAATAATCCTCCTAGTGGTGGAAGTGGATTAAGTTCAAAAGATAATGTTATTGATATTAATTTAAATATTAGAAATGATAATTTAGAAAATAAAATTGCTAATGAAATTAAAGATTGGATACCTGTTTTAGAAAATAGAAATGTATATATAAGAATTAGTAAATATCCTAATGGTGAATATGTTTTATATTTAAGACAACAACGTGGTGCTAATTTTGTTAAACCATTAGATGAAAAAATAATTAATTTAGAATAATATAGCAGGATGGCGCAGTGGTAGCGCAAGAGACTCATGATCTCTAGGTCAAAGGTTCGATCCCTTTTCCTGCTACCAAATATGAAGTCGGCGGCATGAAAAAAATGACGCTTTGTTTTTAACTAAACACAAATGCCAAGAGTTACTGAAATATAGTAAGAGCGTAACGACTTCAAATTTTTTATTTAGGAAATATATGAATAGACAATGTATGATTCAGATGAATAAAGAAAATAAAAGAATTAAAAAGATGCCTATTTGTTCATCTAATTTAGCATTAAGATTTTATTTACAGGATGGTTGGACAAAAGAATTTTTGGATAGTTTAACAATTAAAGGTGAATGTATTTATAGAGAGATGAAATTTGGAGATGAAGATTTAAGTTATTATATGCCTATTCCAAATACAAAATTGGATATAGATAAATTGATTTTATATGTTTCAGAAGTTAATAGAGCATTTGATGATTATCCTAATGAATCTGATATTGAATTTATTAAAAGAATGTTAATATTTTAGTAATAGATAATATGATATATAAATATAATACTAAAGAAATTTTAAAAGAAATAAATAATTGTGAAGACTATTATTGGAATAATAAAAAAAGTAAATGGGAATATAAAGGAATATTAAATATTGGTAATAAAAAATATAAAATAATGCATTGGTTAGCAAAAAAAGCATATTGTTCTTGGATATGTCAAGGTATTAGATGTAATAATAAAAATAATTGTCATACAAAATATTATTATGATAAAGGAATTAAAAGAATTTGGGATAATAGAACTTGTATTAATTTCTGGATTAATGAATTTTTTAAAAGAGATGGATGGAATAAACCAGTAATGACTAGAAAAAATGATGTTGGAAATTATTGTGAAAATAATTGTGAACTAAAAGAACATATTGAAAATAATAAAGAAATAAAAATTACAGAGAAAAGAAGAAAAATTTTTAGTATTTATGGAATTATTAATGGAGCTATTAATGGAGCAAAAACTACATCTAAAAATATAAAGTTAATTAATATTAATAATAAAGATGATATAATTTATTTTTCATCAATAAATGATGGTGGATTAAAATTAAATAAAAGTAAAAATTATTTAAGATATTTTATTAAAAATAATAAATTGGTTTATATAAATAATAAATATTATAAAATTAAAATAATTTTTAACTAGAATGTTATGGTGATATAATGGCAAAATTAATAGGAAACAAATTTGAAGGTGAAATCGAAGTTAAAAGATTATATATTGATGGTGTTGAAATTGAAAGTAAATGTCCTAAATGTGGAAAAATTTATAAATGTCCAATTGGAGGAGATCATTTAAGTTATCCAACATTAAATGAACCAACAAAACATTATTGCTATTGTGAAGATTGTAATACAGAATGGCAAGAATATTTTATTTTAGAAATGACAGCTAAATTAGCTGAATAAATAAAAAATAATGGAGAATGGTGTAATGGATAACACGTCAGACTTTGACTCTGAAGATGATTGTTCGATTCAATCTTCTCCAGCCATGAGATGTTATGAAAAATTGGTCAGGTGAATATTGTAAAAAATGTGGAAAAGAACAAAGAATAGCTTGGAGTATTAAAAATAATATTTGGTATAAAGTTGTACCAAAATTATATAGAAATAAAGTTATTTGTTTTGAATGCTTTTTAAAATATTGTGATAAAAATAAAATTAATATAATAAAAGATTATTTTTTATTTTTTGGTTTTGTAGGTGATGATTTTAAAGGATTTAATTTAATTGATGTAAGTGGAGATGTGGTCTAATGGCTAAGACATATGACTTTCTCTCATATAATCGGAGTTCGATTCTCCGCATCTCTACCATTTAAATTATGAGATATTGTAAAATAGATTGTAAATATTTAAAACAACTTACTAATGGTGAACAAAATAGTAAAAGATATGGTGAATCTAAATTTAAACTTTGGATTTATTGTTGTGAAAAATATAAAAAAATAATTTATCATTATGGACATCAACTTGAATTAGTGAGGGTTGATGGGTGTGATGAAGAATAATTATGTGCGAAGGTGATGGAACTGGAATACATAACATCCTTAAAAGGTGCTGCCCAAATGGGATTAAGGGTTCAACTCCCTTCCTTCGCACCATTTAAATGAAAATAAAAATGATTATTAATAGTAAATTTCATGATTATTATGATACTGCAATAGGATATGGTGGAATTGATAAAAGTATTATATATAATCGTAAAACTGAGGAAATTGAATTTAAAAAATTATCTAATTATACATTATATCCAGAAAGAAAAATAACAAAAGATTATACTTATGATTTTTCAGCTTATATTATAAATTTTGTTGGTAAAATATATCCTTGTATTTGTACTGAAATTACATATGTTTGGAATTTATTTAAACAAAATAATGAAGATAAAAAATATTTTTTCTATTCAATAGATAAATATATTAATTTTTTAAAAAAGAATAATATTAAATTAAAAGAAAAATATTTTTGGAGTAATATTTCAATATTTAATAAAAAAGGAATAAAAAATTTTTTTGATAAAAATAATTGGAATTTTTTATCAGATTTTAATTTAAAATATAAAGTACCAGTTTTAGTTTATGATACTAGAAGTAAAATATTTTTAAATCCTTGTTTAAAAGATTATGAATTTGCTAAAGTAATAGATCCTTTTACTGCTTTTCAAGAAATACAAATGTATATATCAAATTTTTTATTAAATCCTGAAAAAGAAATTCCTCCTATGTCAGATAAAGTAATGAGTGATTGTAAGGGGTTTGATAAATGGAGTTTTAAAAAATTATCAATTAAAAAGAGGAAATAATATGTATAAGATAATTAAATATGAACATCATGGAAAAGATGTTTTTGTAAGAGATGATTTAAAAGGAAAACATCGTAGTTATTGTTTATGTCATCAAAAATGTAAAAAATTCCAACCTGGAAAATTTAATAATTGTTTTATTACACAATCTGTTTTTGAAAATTGTAAAAAATTTAATATTGTTACACCTATATGGGAATGTCCATTTTATGAATATGATGATTCTAGAGATTTAACTAAAGAAGAATATCATTTAGCTAGTGCAATTGAATGTTATAAACCAATTCCTAAATCAATTTTAGAAGAATCATATAAAAAAGGAGTTTTATCTAAAGATAAATTAGAAGATGGTAAATATTATTTAGGAGAATGTAGAAATGCAAGAGTTGCTAGATGGTGCGAAAAAGACCAAAAATTTACTTATATTCGCACTAAGTTTGGTAGTAGCTATCCAGAAGATATTAAACATCCAGAAGATGATGATGGATTTGATTTATTTGTTCCATTTAGAGAAATAGAACCTTATGATAATGAAAAAATAGAAAAATATGAGAAGGAATAATATGTTAAATCTTAGTTTAGATGTTCATGGAGTTATAAATAAAGAACCTAATTATTTTTCTGAATTATTTTATATTAATGGTGATAAAGGTATAAATTTTATTATGACTGGTGAATTTATTAGTAGTAAATTAATTAAAGAACTTCGTAATTGGGATATTCCTTTTAATAGATTACTTTCAATAAGCGATTATCATGTTTTAAAAGGAAGTAAGGGATTATGGTTTGATGAAAAATATACTTTATGGATGTCTGGTGGAAAATGGAATAGTACTAAAGCTCATCTTGCGTCTATTAATGATATTGATTTTCATATAGATGATGCTAAATTTGGAATATATGGTAAGTATTTTTCAACACCTTACATTTATTATGATAATAAAAAACAATATTTAACCCTTTATTATGGAAAATATCGTGAAAAATAATTTTTCCTAATTATCCTATTGATTTATATCAGATTTTAGTTAAATGGAAAGAAAAATTAAAAATTTAAATTATTACTTGACATTTTTAATTTCTGATATTATTCTATTCAAGTAATTATTTCTAGTATTAAGGTTATTATGATTAAAAAAGATATAAAATTATATCTTTCTACTTATTATGATACAGGAGATAGTAATAGACAATTATCAACTAATTTATCATTAGAATCAAAATCAAATGATAAATGGATAATTTTTCAACATGGTAATGATAAATTTAAAATTGAAAAAGATGATTTAAAACAAGCATTAGAAGAATTGGAATAATGGAAAATTATAATAAAATATTTTGGGATGCTAGTGATTTGAATCAGCTTTTTAAAGATGGTAAAGAGGATATTATTCAAAAATTATTAATAAAATTTTTACCTAAATTTACTATTAAAAATATTTCAAATGAGAAGAAAAAATATGATTTGGAAGTAGAATATAATAATAAAATAATAAAATTAGAAGTTGAGGGTACTAAAAAAAATTCTGGTTTAGGATTTCAATGGCAAAATTATGGTACTAATAAATATGGATTAAAAAAAGGTTGTACTATTCCAAGTAGAAAATTTAATTCATTATATTCTCTTTGGGATATTTATATTAAATTTAGTCCTAATTATGATAAATTTTTTGTTGTTATAAAAAAATTTTTAGATAAATATATTAAAAATATAAAATATGATAATGTAATGGATTCTATTAAATATTATAATAATAGTTTTATAACTATTAATTGGGATGATGTTGATAAAATGGTAAAAGAAGAAGTTATGATTATTGATGATTTTAATAAATTAGAAAAATTATTTTTAAAAACATTTGAAATAAAATATGGAGTATAAATTGGCATCATTAACGCCTTTTAGATATCCTGGAAGTAAAGTTAAATTACTTCCTAATTTAATTAAAAAATTTATTGATTGCGGATTAGAAAAATCTTCATCTTTTACAGATGTTTTTGTAGGAGGTGGAAGTATTTTTTTGGAATTAGCAAGAAAATATCCAAATATGAATTTTATTATTAATGATTATGATGAATGGATATATTCTTTTTGGAAAGTTGTATTATCAAATAAATATCAAGAATTTATTGATCTAATAGAAAATATACCAATTAATATAAAAATATTTAAATCTCTTAGAAATAATTTTCCAAAATCAATTATTGAAAAAGCTTATTATGCGTTATTTTTTAATAGAACTACATTTAGTGGTATGCTTAAAGCAGGTCCAATTGGAGGATTAAATCAAACAGGAAAATGGAAAATAGATTGTAGATTTCCAAAAAAGAATATAATTAATAAAATAATTGAAATAAATAAAATTCTTAGTGAAAGAACTAAAGTTTATAATTTAAATTTCACTCAATTATTAAATGATGTATATCATCAATTTATATATCTTGATCCTCCATATTATCATAAGGGAAATCAATTATATAGAGTTCCAATGCAACCAGATGAACATATAAATTTATCATTTATATTACAAAATAATATAAATGTTCCTTGGATAATAAGTTATGATATTTGTGATGAAATAAAAAATTTATATTATAAAAAATCTAATATTGAAGAAATATTTGTTAGATATACTTTCAAAGGATATACAAAAAAAGAGGATAAAAAGGAATATTTGATTTATAATGGAAAAAAGTATTAAAAATTATTTTAATGATTATGTAATTGGTATTAAATATGATGAAATAGATTTTAAAGTTTTATCTGAAATTATGTGGAATAATTTATTATCATTAGATCACAGAATTAATATTATTGATTCTTATATTAATCATGAATTAAAAAATGGTAAAAAACTTTCTGTATTTGATCCAAGAACTATTATTAATACTGAAGTAGTAAGAAAATGTGAATATATATTAAATAATTATGAAAAAATTAAAGATGAAGAATTTATTTATAAAAAAACAATTAAACCAAAAGGATTATTTTTAATATCAAGTTCTTTAGTTAAAGAATATGCTTATATAATGGAAGATGAAAATAGATTATTATTGACTAACTATGGATTTAAAAATATAGAAGAAGCAAAAAATGAAATAAAAGATAATAAAATAAAATTTCCACAATTTAATTTTAAAGAATATAGAAGTAATTATCATTAATGGAGAATAAAAATGATAAAAATAATTGAACCAAGAGTTGAATATTATTTAAATTGGGATTATGAAGAATTAATTAAATTTTTAGAAAGATCTGGCAGAACATGTTATAAAAGTGAAGATAGAATTACACCAGATAGTGCTGAGAAATTTATAAAAATGATAATTAAAAGAAAACATGAATCGGTCTTAGAGCATGTTAATTTAAGTGTATTATTTATTGGTAGTAGAGCTTTTTCTCATCAGTTAGTCAGGCATAGAATTGGTGTTGCTTATAGCCAAGAATCAATGAGATTTTGTAATTACAATAAAAATGAAGAATTAGAAGTTATTTGTCCATCTAGTATTAAATATCATAAAGAAGCTTTTAAAACTTGGAAATATATGATGGAAACTGATTATCGTTGTTATAGGAGTATGATTGAAGAAGGAATAAAACCAGAAGATGCAAGATTTGTTTTACCTAATGGAGTAAAAACTGAAGTATTTACAACAATGAATATTCGCCAATGGAGACATGTTTTTTATGATCGTGCATTAAATCCCCATGCTCAATGGGAAATAAAAGAATTAATGCAAGATGTATTAAAAACATTTTATAAAAAATATCCAGTATTATTTGAAGATTTATATAAGGAGTTAATAAATGAATAATAAAAAAATAGAAATAATAGTAAAAGGAGATATTGGTTCTGGCAAAACTACTATATCTTGTTTATTAGAACATTATTTAAAATTATATGGTTATAATATTGAATTTAAAACTTATTCAAAAGTTGGATATTTAGTATCAACTTTACAAAATGTATTATCATTAGTAAAATATTCAGGACAAAATAGAAAAGTTATAATATATGATGGAGAAATGAATGACCAAAAATAATATAAAGGTATATGGTTTTTGTGATATAACTTATTTTCATACAGTTTGGAAATGTCCTAAATGTAAAAAAGAAAGTGTTTGTGATTGTGGAAATGTTAAAGAAAATGATGTTTTTGAAAATGAATATTGTGAATATTGTGGTTATGAACATAAATAAAAAATATAAAGTAAAAGTTATATTGGAGGAAATATGACAAAATTAAATAATGAATTTAAACATGAAATTAAAAATTTAGTTCGTAAACATCTTGATATAATTGAACAGACAAAGAATAGAACTAATGCTGATATTAAAGAAATATATGAAGAAACTATTGAACAAATTAATCAGACATCATTTTTAATGAATAGAAAAGCAGCATTGATAATAATTCCATTTTTAAATACAATTTATGAAGAAATAGAAGATAGATTAAATAATGAAAATTGAAATTTCTAGTGTTGATTTAAAAAATTTAATATCGAAAAGTTTTGATGAAGCATGGGAAGAAGTATATGCAATAGTTAAAAATTTTCGTTCTCCTAAAGCTAAGAAATTTTTAGAGCTTGTAAGTAACACAATGTATCATAATTTAAAAGAATATAAGAAAGGTAATATTGATTTAAAAGATGAAGATATTCCTTTATTTTCATTAGAATCAAAAATAATTGATAAACCAAAATTAGTATCCAAACCTAAGATTGAAACTTCTAAAAAATCAAGAAAATCTATTAGAAAAAATAAAAAGAAAAAATCTAAAAATTAAATCTTGACATTTAAAAATTTAAATTTATAATTAAATCTGTTTTTAAATTTTGTCTCCAGAATAAATAACCTCATTATCTGCCTGGTAGAAATATCAGGCAGATATATTTCAATGGAGGAGTAATGAAAAGTAAAATAGAAGATAATAATCAAGAAAGAATTCAAGAACCTAGTTCTTATTATAATCCTAAATTTGCTGTTGATATAGGATATCAATTAGCAGGTGTTGATATCGAAGTGATACCAAAATTAAAAAAGAAATATAAAAAACGATTTGATGAAATAGAATTTTATTCTGCTAGTGAAGGAAGTAGACAATTAGGTAAAAATAGAAGTTGTATATCTATTGCTATTATATCAGATAAAAATATTATATATAATAATAAAAAATATAAACCTGAATATATAATTTAAATTATTATGTCTAAATATATATTAAATGGTGAAAAGGTAAAACTACTAAGACTTAATAAAGGTTATACTAGAGAAGAATTTTGTAGAATATATAATTTTTCATTATCTACTTTATATAAAATTGAGAATAATAAAGGATCTATTCAAATGAAAATATTAAATAAATTAATAGATATATTTTTAATAGATAGAAATAATATTATAATAAAGAAAATATAGAAAATAAATTATTTAAGGTTATGTAATTATTTTTATAAGTTATTGAAATTATTAAGATTTTTAACAAATTTAAATAAAATATTTAAATTTGTTATTTTTTTCTTTCTTTTTTTAATTCAGTGTGTTATATTCAATATATAAAGGAGATTGTAATTAGTAGGAGACAAAATGAATAATATTACTATTTCATTAGGTTCTAGTAAAAATTCTAAAGAAAGTAAAAAATTCATTGAAGAAATTTTAAAACTTTCTAAAAAGACTAAAACAAAAATTAATTTTAATGTCAATAAAAATTCAAATATGAATAAAAATGAAATGAGTGCTACTTTTGAAAAAGATGGTAAAAAAACTCTAATTATGAAAAAAATCAATGGTCTTACTTTAGAAAATCTCAAGGAAACAAGACAATTTTTAGGAATAAAACAAAGCTTACTTGCTAATGTAGCAGAATATTGTACTTGTTATATTTCTCGTCTTGAAACAGGTCATTATAAACCAGTTAAGGATAAAAAAAATAAATCTCTTAAAAGTAAAAGAATAATTCGTAATGGTAAAAGAAATGCTTTTAGAAAAAATGAAAAAAAAGCTATAAAATGTGTTAAAAATATTAAAAGAGCAATGCGTAAAATAGTTAACTCTGATTATTATAAACATAAAAAATCAGAACAAAAATTATTAAACCAATAGAGATATTATGTCTGTTATAAAAACTGAAGATATGATTCAATTAGAACAAGCAATTGATATTTTAAAAGAAGATGAAGAAAAATATAGTAATGATAATTTTAATGAGATAGTTGATTTAAAAATGCAATTAAAAGAATTACAACAAGATATGGATAAATTTAATAAAAGTATTGATTGGTTTGATTTAAATATTAAAAAAATAAGAAATATTAATAATTTAAATAATTATGAACAACAAGAGTTAAATAATAAAATAATAGAAAAATTGATTTTATTAATTATATTCAATCTAGATATCAACCTGATGAATTTTTGGAAGAAAGTTTTGATTTAATTAGTAAAAAATTAAAATTTATTGATAAGAATTTAAAACAATATATAGCATCACCTAAAGATATATTTGAAGAATTAATAGGTAAATTATTTTCTAAATTAATTTCTAAATAGTGAAAATAAATCTAAATTTAAAGAAAAACATTCATATTTATTTATTATATTTTTAAGATTATCTAAATTATTTTCAAATTTATAATATTTAAGTTTAACATTATCATTTATTTTAGTTAATTTAATATTCATTTCTAATGTTTTTCTTCCATTATAAATTTTTTCTAATGTTTTTTTAGTTAATTTATTTTTAATATTATTTATTTTATTATAAAAATCTTCTACAGTTCCATTACATTCATCTATTAAAGGTAATATATTTTTCTTTATAACATTTTTAAATGCAGCTTTAATATTGTCATGGTTATTATCACCAAATAAACTTTTATATAAATAGATTTTATTCCATTGATTTATTTTAAATTTATTTTTGAGATCATTATGAGATATTATTTTTTTACTAACATGATTATATATTTTAAGATTTAAATGATTATATTGATATACTGTCCAAATATCTTTATCAGTTGATAAAATAATTAAATCTTTAGTTGGATATTGTTTTATAAATTTTTTACTAAATGTAACTATCACATCATCTGCTTCTTGTTGTTCAGATTTAACTACTAGACATTTTAAATTAGTAATAAGACGTTTAATATCAGGTCTAGGATCATATTTAGTTCTATCTCTATCACCTTTATAATTTTGATAAATGTCATATTTCCACTTTGCATGATCATCTATAGCAAATACTAATGCATAATTATTACCTTTGAGAAAATTAGTTATTGATATTAATTTTTTTAAAACTCCATAAATATGACCACTACTAAGTCCAGTTGATGTTTTCATTGAATTATAACACTCTGCGTAATAACAAATATAGGCAATATTTGAGAGATCTATTAAAAGTACTGTATCAGCTTCTTTTATATTAGTTATTTTCATAATTTTCCTTTTAATTATTTTGTAGTATATTGATTGATATTTGTCAAGTTTTAATTAAAAATTTAAAAAAAGAATTGACATTTTTTAATTTATAGTTTATGTTTATAAATATTATATATAGAGGTAGTTATGAGTAATATATTAACTAATGAACAAAAAATGGCAAAAGATAATTGTATAGCAAAATTTTTAGTAGGTAGTTTGTTGTATGGAACAAATACTCCAAAATCTGATAAAGATTATGTTGGAATTTTTATAGAAGATCCTGAATATGTAATTGGAACAAAAAGAGTTGATGAAGTTGATTTTTCAACTAATAAAACTAATAAAAGAAATAATAATAAAGATATAGATACAAAATTTTATACTTTAAGAAAATTTATAAGTTTAGCAAAAAATAATAATCCTAATATTTTAGAATTATTTTTTGTTCCTAAACAAAATTTATTAGTAACATCTCCTTATTGGAAAATTATAGAAAATAATAAAAAATATTTTATAAGTAGAAAAACAAAACATTCTTTTACTGGATATGCAATGAGTCAGAAGAAAAAACTTTTAATTAAAAAAAGAAGATTAGAAACTTTAAGAGAATTTAATGAATTAATAGATAAATCAATTAAAAATGGAGCAACCAAAGTAGGAGAAATAACATTAGATTCTAGTTCAGAATTTATAAAAATATTAGAAGATCCATTTACTAAAAAAGAAAATAAAATAGGTGGAATTAAAGTTGATGATAAAGAATATAATTGGGGAATGGATATTAAAAAAATTAAAAATTATGTTGAGTATGAAATTAATCGTTATGGAGGACGTACTAAATATTTGGATGATTATGGATATGATATCAAATTTGCTAGTCATCTTTTTCGATTATTATATGAAGGTCTTGAAATATTAAAGGATGGACAAATAACATTACCTAGACCTGAAAGAAAATTTCTTCTTGATATAAGAAATGGTAATTATAGTTTGGAAGAATTATTAAGAAAAGTAGATGAATTAGAACCATTATTTGAAATGGTATATCTTAAAACTGAGTTACCAAAATGTCCTGATGATAAAGGAATATCAAAATTACAAATGCAGTTATATTTTCAATATTGGAAAGATTATGGAAGATGCTAAAAGAATTCAAAATATATTGATTAATGCTGGATTTAATACTTTAGCATGCGGTGGATTTGTACGAGATTATTTATTGAATGTATCATATAAAGATATAGATTTAGCTACAACTGCTAAACCAGAAGAAGTAGAGAATATATTATTTGATAATAATATTATTACTATTCCTACTGGTTTAAAATATGGTACAATAACTGCTTTATTAAATAATAAAACATATGAAATTACTACGTTAAGAAAAGATGTTGATTGTGATGGAAGACATGCAAAAATAGAATTTACTAAATCATTTAAAAAAGATGCTAATAGAAGAGATTTTACAATTAATGCATTATTTATAGATTTGAATAATAATAAAATATATGATTATGTTAATGGGCAAGATGATTTAAATAATAAAAAATTAAGATTTGTAGGAGATGCTGAAAAAAGGATTAAAGAAGATTATTTAAGAATATTACGTTTATATAGATTTAAAAGTCAATTAGGATTTGATATTGATAATGATGCTTATATTAAATCTAAGAAATATATTAATTATTTAACTTTTATATCAATTGAAAGAATAAGAAATGAATTATTGAAGTTAATTATAGGAAATTATTTTGATAAAATAGAAACATGGATAATTACTTATTTTTTTCCAGAACTTATTCCATCATTAACTTGTTTACAAAATTGTCAATATCATAATCTTAATGTTTTATTTCATACTTTAAAAGGAGTTAATTATCTTAAAAAATATAAAGATTCTATATTAAGTTTATCTCATTTATTTCATGATATAGCTAAACCATTATGTAAATCTACAGATGGAGATATATTTGATCATTTTTATGAACATGAAATTTATGGAGTTAATGTTGTTAAAAAAATATGTCATAGATTAAAGATATCTAATAAAGATACAAATCGTATAAAATTTTTAGTAAAAAATCATATGTTATTACATAGTACTAATATAATGAATAAAAGAAGTTTAAGAAAAATATATAATAAATGTTTGGAAAATAATCAAGATATAGAAGATTTATTTAAATTATTTTTGGCAGATTTTAAAGGAATGAATAAATATGCTAATGAAAAATTTGAACCTAAAAAAAGAATTAATAAATATAGAGAAATAGTTAAAGAATTTTCTAAAAAAATAATAAATTCACCTTTATCTGGAAATGAAATAATGCATATTTTAAATATTAAAGAAGGTAAAAAGATAGGAATTGTTAAAAAATATTTAATTAAAGAAGTTATAGATGGAAAATTAAATGAAAATGATAAAGAAAAATCTATTGAATTAATAAAAAGTTTTGATTTTATAAAATTTGAAATAGATAATATGGAGGAAATATGTCCATAGTTTTAAATTTTAAAGATTATTTTCAGTTATATCGTAAATATGAAAAAGAAGAAGAAACTAATGAAAAAGCATTTATGAAAGTTATTGAAAAATTTTTGGAAGAAACTGCTAGTACAATTGAAAATCAACCTGGTGGAGTTATTAAAAATGATCAATTGATTAATCTTTTACGTAATATAAATTTTAAATGGATTGGATTTTGTAAAAAATTAATTTCATATAGATATCCTATTGATCGTGCTGATATTGAAAAACAAACTAATGGAAAGAAAACTATTAAATGGGAACCATATAGAAAATATTGGCAGAATAAAATTTATATGGCATATAGAGTTTTAATTCATAAACAATTTCCTGAAATAAAAAAATATTGGAGATATTAATGACTAAGAAATTTGATTTTGATATAAAGGTAACTCAAGATAAAAAAGATTCAACTAAATTAAATATTAGTTATAAAATTCCTTTTATAATGTGGTTAAGAATTCAATTAAGAAATTTATTTATGAGATATAAAAATGAGAAATGATACTTCTTGGAAAGATAAAGTAGGAAAAGATACTAGAAAATATAATGATAATATAACTAGATTTTTATTAAGATCATTAGTTAATGATAGATATAATAAAAAGAATTATATATGTTTTCCAGAAATGAGATTAGGTACAGGTTTTAAAAAACAAGGCAGATTTTCTGATGTTGAGAGTAGGATAGATTTATTTATAATTGATCTATTTCCTAGTCATGATTTAGCAACAACTTCGATAGAAATAAAAAGTGTGAGGGAAGATTTTTTGAAAGAAAAAAGATATCCACTTAAAATTAGACCTTCAAGATTAGTTAGTAATTATTTATATTTTTGTGTTCCAAAAGGTATGGGTGTTGTTAAATCAAAAGATGAACTTCCTTATGAAGCTGGATTAATAGAAATAGATACAAAAGGTAAAACAAGTATAATTGTACCTAGTCCTTGGTATGATTGTGATAGACCTAATTGGTCATTTGTAGCTTCTATTTGTCGTAGAGTTAATCGTTTAGAAATGGATATAGAACATTTGGATGAAGAATATAATTGTATGAATTCAGATAAAATAGAAAAATTTTTAAATGAATATAATTTAGGTGAGAAGCAATGATTGAAGAAAAATATAAATATAATAAAAATAATATTAGAAATGAAAATGGAGAATTATATAAATATGTAACTAATGAAGTATTGGAAGAAATAAAAAATCATAAAGATTATACTTTTAAAAATAATAAATGGAAATATATAGGTAATTTAAATTATACTAATAAAAAATATAAAATGCATTTATTAGCTTGTAAAGCATATGCTTCATGGGCTTCTCAGGGTGATAGATGTAATAATAAAAATAGAATAAGTTATAAATGGTATAAAAAATCATTTAGATTATGGGATAGTAGAACTTTTATCAACTGGTGGATTAATGAATTTTTTAAAAGAGAAAAATGGATATGTCCTGTAGTAAGTAGATTTGAGGATAAGGGAAATTATGAATTAGGAAATTGTTGTTTAGAAGAAAAAAGTGAAAATGCTAAAAAAGTAAAAATGACAAAAGGAAGATTAAAAGGATTAAAAATAGGTGCTAAAAATAATGCTAAAAAAGTTCGTTTGATAAATATTAAAGATCATAATGATATATTAGAATTTTATTCTGCTGCTGAAGCAGGTAGAAGTTTAAAGGGAAATAGACATATTGTTAAAAATGCAATTTTACAACAAATTAATATTATTTACAATAACAAAAAATACAAACCAAAATATATTAATAATAAAGTTAAAAATAATAAAGATAAGAAAGAATAATGATAGATAAAAATAACATAATATTTTTTATAGATTCAGATCATATAATAACATTTTTTGAAAAATCTTTCTACAAATTTATTAATAAAAGATTAAGAACTAATTTTACATTAGAAGATTTTCAGACAAAACCTGTTTATTATTTATGGGAATATCCTGAAAAATTTCATTTAACATATGAAGAAGATCGTGATTTATTTCATCAATGGTGTGAAGAAGGTGGATTTAAAAATTTAGAATTTTATCCAAATGGTGAATATGTAAATAAATTATATGAAATAGGAATAGTAAATATTATAACTACATTACCAGATAAATTTAAAAATGATAGATTAGAAAATTATAAGAAGTTAGGAGTTAAATATCATAATTTTTATTCTACTTATAAAAAATATAAAGTAATTAACGAATATATTTATAAATTAAAAAAAGAAAATAAACTTCCTGATTATATTTATTTTGTAGAAGATAAACTTTCTAATTTTGATAAAGTAGATATGAGATATGTTGAACCAGTTATTATTAATGCAGGACATAATGCTTTAAGTGAATGTGATTTAAGATTTGATGATTTAAAAGAATTTTATAATTATATAATTAATAAATTTGGTAAAATATAAATAAAAAATAATAATTATGACAGTTGATAGAAAATTTAGATTTAAAGATATTAAAGAGTATCAATATCCAATTGAGAAAGTAAAAAAAGAAAATAAAAAAGAATATAAAAATTATCATGGACTTGGTTATATTAAAATTAATGGACAAAAAAGTGGTAAAATAAATGAATTTAAAAAAGTATTAGAAAATGAAGAAATTAAATTTCCTAATAAAGATGAAATATCAAGAGAAATACAAAATCAAATTATAGCTAGATATCAGGAAGATTTAAGAAATATATGAAAGAGGTTATTATACTAAAAAAAATTGAATATATATTTAATGAAAAACAATTATATAGATATGGATTAACAGATTTTATTATTAATAATGAAAAAGAAGAATTAATAAGAAATGTACAAAATATATTTCCAATACCAGATATGCAAAGAATAATTGATATTCAAATAGAACAAAATAGAGAAAATGTAGTTACAGAACAAGATTTAGAAATGGTAGCAAGTAATATAAAAAATTTAATAGAATTTAAATTTATAATTTATTATATATAAGGGGAAAATATGAATTTGAATTGGAATGAAATTCATTATTGGAAAATTAAACCAATAAAATTTGAAGAATTTATAATTGAAGCAAAAATTAAAATAGAAAATGGAGAAATGCATTGGATAGTATTAGCAACAATTGATAATGAATATAATGATATAAATAATATAAATTATATACCAGGAATGATTTATGATACTAAAATTAAAAAAGATGTAACTAATATATTTAATGCAAAAAATGAAATAGAAGAAGAAATTGAATATTTTAAAAATAATAAAAAATTTAAATAGGAGATTAAAAATGGAAAAAAGAATTGTAAAAAATCCTTCAATAGTTTCTAAAACATGGGGTAAAGAAATTCATATAATAAACAATATTAATAATAATTATTGTGGAAAAATTTTAGTTTTAGAAAGAGATAAATATTGTTCTTTACATTGTCATATTTATAAACATGAATATTTTTATATTGATAAAGGTAAAGTTAAACTTCAATTAGTTGAAGGATATATTTATGAAGATTTTGATACTAAAGAAAAGAATATTGGATTACTTGATACTAATAAAATTGAAGAAATTATTCTTGAAGAAGGAAATGGATTTGTAGTAGATCGAGGATTATATCATCGTTTTATTGGTTTAGAAAATAGTGAAATTATTGAAATTAGTACATTTGATAGATCAGATGATAATTTTCGCATTAATCCTAGTTATCCTGATGGTGAATTGGATTTGAAAAAATTGGATTTGATAATTAAGAATTAAAAGTTAATATGAATAAATAAAAATATTATTTATGAACATTAAAATTAAAAAATATATCAAACCAATTGTAAATATAAATGATTATAAAATACCTATTATTTTATCACCATTTACTTATGCTTTTATTGGTTCATTTTCTAAAGGTAAAATGTTTGAACCAATTGTTATTGATAGTTATGATAATTTAATTAAATATTTCGGTGATAAGGAAACAAGTACATTTAAAACAGCTAAATTATATTTAAGAACATATTCAGATTATTCTAGTGTTAATAATTCATTAATTGTTTTAATGAGGATACCTAAAAAATGTGATATTGATGATTATTGTAAAGCTTATTCTAAAGTTGTAGAAATGACAAATATTAAAATTGATGAATTGGGATTTCCAGATTTAAAATTAAATCAATATAAAATAATACAAGGAATAAGAGATTTTGTTTATGAAAATTATTATAAAAATGATATTAGATTAATTTTATAATAATTAAATAGGTAATTAATATGGATAAAGAAAAATATAAATATAAAATAGATACTCATGTACATTCTAAAAGTAGTGATGGTGATTTAGATATTTTTGAGCTATTAGATTTAGCTGAAAAAAGAGGAATGTGTGCATTGGTACTTACTGATCATTTTCGTATTGATACTCCTTCATATTTTCATAATAAAGGAGTATTATATCATTTTCGTAATAAATTAAAGAATAGAATTAATATATTTGTTGGAGCAGAAATTGATTCTCCTTTTTATCATCTCAATATATTTGGAGATAGAGCGATTGTTCAATATTATAAAAATATTAATAAATTAAATTATTTTCATAAAAAACAAATGATTAATGAATGGATTGATTTATTTATTAAAACTGTTAAAAGAGAAGAAAAAAGTAATGCTAAAATAGAATCAGTAGTAATAGTTAATCATCCAGATGCTTATTATTTTGAAAAATATAATAAGAAAGTATATAGAAGATTTTTAAGTATTATTAAACATGTAGAATTTTCTTATGATTTTAATGCAATTAATTCAGAATTTCATTATTTTGATGGTAAGAAAATAATTTCTACATCAGATGCCCATTATAATGAAGTTGGTAAAAGACATATTTTACTAGAACAAAAACCAAAGACTATAGAAGAATTGATGCATTTATTAAAAGGAAATAAATTTTATAATCCGTTTATATAAAGGAGTAATTATGATACCTAAAGATTATATTAAAAATGTTCTTATAACTGAATCAGTTGATTTTGAAAAAATTGCAAAAAGATTTCAAGATAAAGGATTTTTAAGAATTCTTCATGGAGCATGTGGATGTATAACAGAAAGTGGAGAATTGATGGATCAGATTAAAAAGAGTATTTTTTATGATCTTCCATTAGATAGAACTAATGTACTTGAAGAGATAAGCGATAACCTTTGGTATATCGCAGTAATTTTAGATGAATTAGGAATATCATTTGAACAGGCAATGGAAAATAATATTAAAAAACTTCGTAAAAGATATGGTGATAAATGGAATAAAAATGGAGCTTTAAATCGTGATTTAAAAGCAGAAAGAGAAATTTTAGAAGAAGTTAAAATTAAAGATAATAAATGTGAAAATTGTAATTGTGTAGATAAACAAAGATTATATTAAATATTATGAAAAAATAATTAGAAGAATAATAAAAAGTATATTTAATTTAATTTATCAACCTATTTATGCTATATTAATATTTGTTTCTACTCCAGTTGATATAATTTTATATTTATTATTTCCTAAATGGGATATTAAAACAAATATTAAATATACTAAAAGAAGATTAAAATATTTAGAAGAAGAATTTAAAGAATTTGATGATGTATGTGATATATGTGGAGGTGAAGATAAGCATATAATTGATTGTGGTGATATTAAAAAATGTCATATATGTTTTTTTGGTAATGATTGTCAATAATATGAAGAAAAATAATAAAAAATTAAAATGTACTAAAAATAAACATATTTGGAAAAATGATAAAATAAAACTTAATGAATATTGTATTTGTGGAAAAATTAAATGGAGTGATTTGTTTCCTTGGTTAAAAGAAAATAAAAAGGAGAAGTAAATGAAAAATTTTACTAATACTGGAAATGCCAAATATATTTATGATAAGAAAATTTTAGAAACTGCTATTAAAACATGTGATCAAATATTAGATTCATTAGATGAAATACCTATGGAGGGAACAGATTTTGCAGAATCAGTTGAAGAAATGATAGGTAATATAAAAATGTATATTCAAGATAGAGATAGAATTACACAAAAACAGTTAGATACAATAGAAAATACATTAGAGGGAACGGCAAAATGGATTAATCATAGAGATGAATTTAGGTGGTAAAATAAATGAATAAAATAAGATTTGAAAAAGAAAAAGGAATAATAAATTTTCTTAAAGGAATAGATTGTTGTGATGATTATAAGACTGATAGAGATGATCAAATTTGTCAATATTGTCATAAATTAATTGACAAAGGATCAAATACTAGATTTATACATGGTCATGAGGGTTATCCTACTGGACATGTAATGTATTTGATTCATGAAGAATGTTATTGGAAAGCTATTAATAAATATAATGAAAATAAAGAAAATAATAAATAATTGATATATTATTGATTATATTAATTATTTTAATTTATACTTGACTTTTTTAAACATATAGTTTAAATTTTTAAAGTTATAATTTGGAGATTTTTATGAGTTTAATTCCTTTAGATGAAAGAAAAAGATTATTTATAGATATTGAGAGTTGTGGACTTGATCATAATAAATATTCATTATGGAATATAGCTGGACTATTAGAAATAAATGATAAAATTGTTGAAGAATTTGATATAAAATTATTTCCGAAAAAAAGGAATATTTCAAATGAAGCAAAACAGTTATTAGAAATAGATAATCCATTAGATTTTTTTTCTAAATTTCAATCTTATAATGAAGGTTATAATCAATTGATATCTATTTTAGATAAATATGTAAATAGATATGATAAAAATGATAAATTTATTTTATATTCTTATAATGTACCATTTGATACAAATTTTTTAAAAGAATTTTTTAAAGAAAATAATGATGTATATTTTGGAAGTTGGTTTTCATATCAATTTGATATAATGCAAAAAGTATTAAATTTGATTGATTGTGAAAAAATTGATTTAGTAAAATTATATAATTTAGGAAATAATATTAAGTTGAATACAATTGCTAAATATTTTGAATTAGAATTTAATAATCATGTAGCTATTTCTGATATAAAAGTAACATATAAAATTTGGAAAAAACTTTGTGAATTAGAAAGTTAAAATAATTATGACTAAAAGAGTGCAACAAATATTATATTATAAATATAAATATAATAAATTAGGATTGAAAAATGAAAAGGGAGAATTATATAAATATGTAACTAATGAGGTATTGGAAGAAATAAAAAATCATCCTGATTATGTTTTTGAAAATGGTAAGTGGAAATATATTGGTATATTAGATTGTCGAAAAAATATTCATTGGTTAATTAGAAAAGCATATAGATCATGGTTAGCTCAAGGTAATAGATGTAATAATCCTAATGATGTTGCTTATAAATATTATGGTGGTAAAGATAAACCTGTTAAACGTATATGGAATAGTAGAATTATGGTTAATTTTTGGATTAATGAATTTTTTAAAAGAAAATATTGGATATATCCTGTACTAAGTAGATTTAAAGACAAAGGCGATTATAAATTAGGTAATTGTATTTTGGAAGAAAATATTGAAAATATTAGTAAAATTAAATCAACAGAATTAATGCAAAAAACAAGAAGTAAAAATGGATTAAAAAATTCAAAAAAAAGTTAAATTAATTAATATTAATGATTTAAATGATTTTATAGAATTTTATTCTACTTTAGAAGCATGTAGACAATTAAATAAAGAAAAAACTTGTATAACAAATGCTATAAGAAGAAATGGAAATATTTATTATAATAATAAAAAATATAAACCAGAAAAAATATAAACCAGAATATATAAAAGGATAATATGGATATTAAAAATTTAAATAATTTTAAAAATAAAAATATAATACTTATAGGAGATGTAGCGATTGATATTTATGAATATTATAAATCAACTGAGTCTTCTCCTGAACATAAAGATATTCCAAAATGTATATTAGAAAATAGAAAAATTAATTTAGGAATGACAGGAAATGTTGCAACAAATCTTGCTGCATTAGGAGCAAATGTTTATTTTTTCTGTGTTGGTAATAGAGAATTTTATGATGAATTAATGAAAATAAGTAATAAATTTGATAATAGAATAAAACTAATTTTTTATTCATCAGATAATATTACTTATAAGAAAAGAATAATAGTTAATAATAAACATATAATGAGAATTGACGAAGATATAAATATATCTAAAGATGAAAAGATTTTATTTAGATTTGATAGTATTTTATCATTGTCTCTTTCATCTAATATTAATATTGATGCAATTATATTATCTGATTATAATCGTGGATTAATAAAAAATTATGGTCAAGAATTTATAAATAAATTAAAAAATAAATTTAAAAATATTTCTATTTTTTATGACCCACATGAAAAACAAAATAATATTCCAAATGGTATTGATTATTTAACACCTAATTTAAAAGAAGCAAAAGCAATTACTAAAAATAAAACTAATTTTTATTTAGATACGTATAATAATTTAATAAATAAAAATTTAGCAAAAAATATTATATTAAAATTGTCTGAAGATGGAGTTGTTTTTAAAGACGAAGATAATAAAGTTCAAAAAATTTCAGCTTGTAAAGAATCTGTTATTGATGTATCAGGAGCAGGAGATACATTAGTTTCAGTATTAGCATTAGCATTATCTTCAGGATTTTCTTTATATGATTCTGTTAATATTGCTAATATAGCATCAGGATTAGTAGTTATGAAAGAAGGAACACAACCAGTTTATTTTGAAGAATTAGAAAAGGAATTAAAAAATTATGGAAAGTAAAAAGATAGAATTTAAAAAATATAATGGACAAATTAAAATTTATATTGATGTAAAAGGAATGCAAGCAAAAAGTAAAAGTGATTGTAAGGATATTATTATAAAAAAGGCAAAAATTATTATAAGTAAATTACTTGAGAAACGTAATGATTTTGATGATGAATCATTATATATTATTAAGGACGTAGAAACTAAAATATTATAAACAAAATTAATTATGAACATAATCAAAGCAAATTTAGATGATTTTTTGTCCAGTGATCATCATATAGGACATTATAATATAATAAATTATTGTAAACGACCATTTTATTCAATTCAAGAGATGGATTATATATTAATTAAAAATTGGAATGATAATATTACAAACAATGATATTGTTTTTTATCTTGGTGATTTTTGTATGAATCCTAAATATTATCAAATATTGTTACAATTTAATTTTAAAAAAATATATTTTATAATAGGAAATCATGATAAAAGAAAAAAATTACAAAAATTAATTGATGAATATAATTTAAATATTGAAATTTTTGATAATTTAATTATAGAAGTTGATAATAAGCAATATTATTTAACACATATGCCTATTAATTGTTCAGATAACATTCCTAGTATAATTGGTCATGTTCATGAAAAATTTTTAAAATTAAATAAAAATAGTATTATTACACATTTTAATCGTCAATTAAAAAAAGAAATTAAAAAAGAATTAAAACAATCAATTATTAATGTTGGTGTAGATGTTCATAATTTCAAACCTCTTAAAATAAGAGACTGTTTAAAAATTTTAAATGGAGAGTAATAAAATGAAAAATTTAATATTAATTTTATATATTTTACCTAGTATATTATTTGCTAATATTTGTGACAAACATCCTATTTATTGCCAGATTATTAAAAATAAACAAAAAGTGAATGAAAAAATAAATTATAAATATGCAATGAAATTATCTAATAGTATATATAAAGTATGTAGAAAAGTTTTAAGAGAACAAACAAAACAAAATGAAATAGATAAAAAATCTTATTTATATAAATCTACTGATTATATTACTTGGAAAAATTTTATTGATTGTGAAAAAGATATGCAAATATATACTGCGATATTAGCTCAGGAATCGAGATATCAATTAAACGCAACTAATTGTATTCGAGGTTTAGATAAAACTACTCATGAAGAAACAACAGTTTGTATTGATTTTGGAATTTCTCAAGTAAATTTAAGAAATATTATTAAATATGATTTAGATACTCGTAAATTACTTACTGATATTGATTATTCAGTTGAACAAGGAATTTGGATTTTAGCTAAATTTAAAAATCAATATTATGATAAAGAAGATAATTATTGGTCTAGATATAATGCTTCTTCTCATAAAAAAAGAAAAATATATGAAGATTTAGTTTCTAGATTTTTTTAATTATTTGATAATGTTCTTGACTTATCATACAAATTAATATATAAATTATATACTTAATAAATAACATAAGTTATTGAAATTAAATGAGGAATTTATGCCAAGAACTAAGAAAAAGACTACAAAGAAAACTCCAGATAAAAAAAATATTAAAAAAATACTAAAAAGACTAATAAAAGAGGAAGACCTAAAACAAAAAAATAAGTTTAAATTAAATACCCAAAATTTTTAAACCCTCAATATCAATATGGTATTGAGGGTTTTTATTATCTAATCTATTCTAAAATAGCAAAATTCTCTACATTTTAGATAAAAAATAATATTTAATATTTATTTAAATTTTTTAATAAATGAGGTTTTAAAATGGCAGTTCCTTCAAAAGATGCTAGTAATGAAGAAAAAAGAAATGCTCAAAAAGCAAGAGCGTCAAAATATGGTATAGAAGCTTTAGATGGTAAAGGAGAGAATTTATCTTATCCTGCTGGTTTTCCAACAAAAGAAAGTCTTTATGGTGATCCAGTAAATTTAAAATATCCTCTTGAATCTAAAGCAAGAGCAGCAAATGCTAGAGTTCGTTTTAAACAATTTGCTGATAATTATTCAAAAACATCATCTAAAAGAATAATTCATGAAAGAATAGTCAGAGCAGAAATAGCTCATGGAATTGAACCTAAATATAATGAAGATGATGCTCTTGATAGATTACTTCCTGCTTCTTTAGTAGATCAAATGATGAAATCTGAATAATTCAGATAAATAAGTATAAATTTATATAAGTATGATAGATAAAAAAACTATAATATCTAATTTTATTTCTAAATATGACATCTATGATTTTTCTCCTAAACAACAATATATTTTCGGATTATTTATTTCTAAATTAGAAAATTTTAATATTGAACAAATTAAAGGGGCAATCTCTCTATTTCAAAAAGAGATTATGCCCCTTTTTACGTTAACAGATGATGAAAATAAATTTTTAGAAGAATTTGATAAAAAATATTTAGAATTACAAAAACAAAATAAAAAAGAACTTATTAAATTTTTATCAGATGAAGGAGAATATGAGAAAATCGAACATTTGTAAATATATTTGTTTTGAAGGAATAAATGGTTCTGGAAAAACTACACAAGCATTAAAGTTAACTGACTATTTAACAGAAAAAGGTTTTAATACTATTTATACAACAGAATATAATCCAATATTTTTAGAAAATTTATCTAATTATAAAAATAAAGATAAAGTAGTAAAACAATTAATAATTGGTGCTAATTCAAGAGCACATTATTTAGATATTATTAAACCAGGGTTAAAACAATATGATTATATAATTTCTGATCGTGGTCCATTTTATAATTTTTGTTATGGTGAAGTCGATATTCCTGATATTAATTTTATATTTGAATATATTTATAGAAAAACTTATGTACCTGATTTAAATATTTTATGTGATGTTAAAAATATAGAAGATGCAATTAATAGAATAAAAAATAAATCTTCTAGTAAATCAATTAAATATCATGAGAAAGCAAAAGATTTATTTTTAAGAGCAGCAGATGTTTATCCTAATTTTAGAATTGTTGATACTAGTATTTATAATATAGATCAAGCTCATAATGTTGTTAAAAAAATAATAGATAATTTTTAGGTTATTTTATGTCTGATGATTTTACTTTTGAATTGGAAGAAAAAGTTCCTAATAAAGAATTAAAAATAGAAAAACAAGGTGATTGGCAAGTAATTAAAAATAATAGTGATAGACCTATTACAGCAGAAGAATTTGAAGCATTAATTAATAAAGATTATAAAAAAGCAAAAGATAAAGTATTAATTAAACCAAAAAAAGATAAACAATTACCATCTCCAAAAGATACTAAAAATAAAGATGAGGAAAAAATAGAAGAGAAAGATCCTCCTAAAAAATGTTCATTTATAATGAAAGATGGACAACAATGTAGTAATTGGGTTATTCCAGGTAGTGATTATTGTTCTAAACATACTAATCCAGTTCCATCTAAACCAAGTGATTTTAAACCTAAAGTTATTCCAAAAGGAAAAGTAAAAGAAGGATTATATAGTACTACTAAATATACTGCTTCTGTACAAGGAATGGTTAGTGAATATAGAAAAGATCCTGATTTAGAAAATTTAGATATTGAATTAGCATATATGAAATCATTAAAAGATAGAGTAGAGAATCTTGAAATACCTGAATTTGATAAAGTTAAATTAGTAGGAGATATATTAATTGAAACAACTAAAATGGCAGAAAGAAGACAAAAAATTATTGAAGCTAGAAAATATTATTTAGAAGTATCTCAGATAACTTATTTCGTGACACAAATTTTAAATATTATAAATCGTCACGTTCAAAGTCCTGAAGAAAGATTAGCAATTAAGGAAGATATTCAAGGACTTTATATAAAAAGATTAAAAAAATAAGGATATCTAATGGATAAAGAAAAAATTAAAAATGATATTATAAGAGTTGCTAATAAATTAAATAAAAGACCTAGTAGAGATGAATATTTAGTTTATGGTAAATATTCAAAAAGAAATATTGATAAAGTTTTTGGTTCTTATAGTGCAGCAATTTTTGAATCGGGTGTTGAAAAAATTGAAACAATTAAAAATCTTAAAAAATTAAGAAATGAATTAGTTAATTATGATTCTGATTGTGAAAAAGAAATAATTGAAGAAATGGAAAAACATAAAGAAAAAGTAAAAGAAAAAGTAACTAAAAGATATTATGAACAATTAAAAAAACAAAAAATGATAGGAGATCTTGTTATAGAAACAATTGAGGGATGTGCTGCTTCATTAGAAGCTAATGAGTTAAGTATAAAAGTTATTCCTTCAGATACTAAAAAATGTGATTTTAATAAAAGTAAAGCTATTTTATGGTTAGATTTTAGTGATAGTCATATAGGAGAATTAGTTAAAAAAGAAGTTGTTGGAGGTTTGGGTGAACATAATTGGCAAATTTGGGAAGAAAAATTAAGTAAATGGGTAAATAAAGTAATTAATAAAATAAGAAATCTTAAAAATATTTATAATATAGAAAAAGTAATAATAGCATTTTTAGGAGATATAATTGATGGTGATAGTATTTATAGAAGTCATACCTATAATATTGATACTGATAAATTTTTTCAAATAACAGAAGGTTCAGAAGATATAACAAATGCTTTAGTTAAGATTGCAAGTACATTTCCTAATATTGATTTTGAAATTTATGGAACTGGTGGAAATCATGGTAGAGATGGAAGAAAAGGAGAAAAACCATATCATATTAATTTTGATTTAATGGTTTATAAATTTATTGAAACTAGATTAAAATGTTATAATCTTAAAAATATTCAATTCAATTTTTCTATAGTTTGGTTTTCAGTAGTTTCTTTATTTTATGAAGATAAAGATTGTCCTGTTAAAGAAACAGGATGGTTAAATCTTATTCAACATGGTGATGGAATACCACAGAATTTAGGGATTCCTTTTTATGGTATATCAAGATCTGCTGCTAAATATGATAAAATGCTTCAAAAATGTATTCATTATAGACATTTAGGACATTTTCATACAGGTGGAGATTTAGGTAATTCAGCAGGTGCAGATTTATTAAATGGTTGTTTTCCTGGTGGAAATGAATTTTCTGCAAAAGATTTAGCAGTTACTTCTAGACCAGAACAAAGAGGTTATTTATTTACTCCACAAGAAGGAATAGTTGATACATATCGTTTTTATCTTAGTGATTTTATAGTTCCCGATATTAAGATTTATGGAAAAGATAAAGATAAGGAATAGTTATCAAAGATCATTTAAAATTACGTTATGTTACTTCTTCAAAAAAAGAAAATAGAGCAAAAGTAGATCCATTAACAGATGCATTTAAAGAATTATCAGATAGTAGTATTTTACTTTCAAATGAGAGAGAAAGTATATGGGAGCATGAAGTAGTTGATGTTGAAAAATTTTTGTTACATAGTGACTATTTAGATCAAAAAGAATATGCACGTCCCTGGGTAGTAGATATTTTAAATGAAGTATTTGATGGTGTTGTTTATAATGCTAAAAATGGTGGAAATGATAAAGAAGGAGATTTATTATTTAAATATAAAGAAGTAATATTTAATACTGCTATTGGATGTGGTAAATGTTTAACAGGAGAATCAATAATTAAATTAGATAATGGAACTCCAGTAGAAGTAAAAGATTTATATGATAGGTATCAAAATGGAGATAATAATTATTATACTTATTCATTAGATGAAAATAAAATAGAATTAGTAAAAAATAAAATTAAAACTGTTATTTCTAATGGTTATAAATATACTTTTGAAATATTTACAACTAATAAAAAAATAATAAGATGTACAAGTAATCATCCATTTTGGGGAACAATAAAACAAATAAATAAAATAAAACCATGTTGGAGACAATTACATACTATTAATGTTGGTGAAAAAATATTAACTTATGATTGGGAAAAGAAAAAATTTGTTTGGGATAGAATTAAAAGTATAAAATTTTCAGGAGTTAGAGAAGTATATGATTTATCAATGGAAAATATAAATTATCCTTCTTTTGTTGCAAATGAATTTATAGTTCATAATTCATATACTTTATCATTAATATCATGTTATGTTGCTTATTTAATTTTGTGTTTAAAAGATCCTTGTAAATTTTTTAATCTTGCTCCTGGTAGTAAATTTGCAATTGTTAATAATTCTATTACACAGAAAAATGCTAAACGAGTTGTTTTTAGTGAAATATATAATAAAATATTAACATCTCCTTGGTTTCAAGATAAATATAGACCAAATCCAAGAATACAATCAGAATTACAATTTGATTATTTACCAGATAATCCTGATTTAATTGATCCAAGAAGAAAATATAAATCAGTAACAATTATTCCTGGTTCTAGTAGTGAATTTTCTGCAATTGGTTTACAATTATTTTTAGGTATAATTGATGAAGCAAGTAAATATCCTATTATTAATGAAGTATCACAAGCAGAAACTATTTATACTACAATGGATAGACGAGTTACTTCTAGATTTGGTTCTAGAGGATTGTTAGTTATAGCTGGATCACCTCAATATACAGGTGATTGGTTAGATGCAAAATATAAAGAGTCATTAGATGATGAATTAATTTTAACTAAAAATATTCCTTTATGGGAAGCAAAACAATCTACTTGGTTTATTGATGAAGAAACTAAAAATAAATTTTTCTATTTTCATCCTACTGATGAAGTAATTATAGAAGAAGATAATCCTAAAAAATATGATTGTATTAAAATACCTGATTTAAGAGAATATCGTAAAGCATTTGAAAAAAATCCTTCAGGAGCAAAAAGAGATTTAGGTGGAATGCCAAGTGATTCTCTTAAACCATTTTTTACAATACAAAGTGCTATTGATAAATGCATTGATTATACTAGAAAAAGTCCTTGTTTTAAAGAAACAGGAGATCAACCATTTAAATTTAAAGATTGGTTTAGACCTATTTCAGCAGGTGTTCATATTGTTCATGCTGACTTTTCATTAATGCGTGGTAAAGATTCCACGGGAATTTCGATAGGTCATATAGATCATGTTGATGAAGAAGGTTCTGTTTATGTTTATATTGATGCAATGATTAGAATGCGTGGTACTAAAGAAAAAAGATTAGATTTAGCAACTATTCGTGAAGTTATATATGAATTAACAGCTAGAGGATTTAATATTGGTTTAATTACTACAGATAGATTTCAAAGTTATGATTGTAGACAAATATTAGAAAAGAAAGGTTATAATTGTGATTTATTATCTGTAGATCAAAATATTCAACCTTATAATGATTTAAAAGAAGCTGTTTATGAAAAAAGAGTAAATTATTATGATGATCCTATATTTATACGTGAAATTAAATTACTTGAAGATATTAATGGAAAAAGAGTTGATCATCCACCAGGAGTTAATGCAATTGATGGTATGAAAAATAGTAAAGATATAAGTGATTCTGTTGCTGGTGTTGTTCATAATTTAATTAAATATCATAGAGAAATTTTAGATAATATTGAAGAAGAAGATAATCAAGCTATTTTAATATAAAATAATTAATATGTCTGAAAAAAGATCTAAAATAATTATTTGTAAAATACGTGGAAAAGTAAAACTTTTTAAACGTGGATATGGTTTTATTAATTTTTTAGAAGAAGATAATATCAATATTAAAAATGATATTTTTGTACATTATTCAAAAATAATTAGTGATGAAAAATTTAAAACTTTAGAAGAAGGAGATATAGTAGAGTTTGATTTAGTTGAATATATAGATGGTCGTTTAAGAGCATTAAATGTTCGCAAAATAGATAGGATAGGAGATTAAATATGAAGAATTTATTATTAAATTTTTATATTAAATTTTATTATTTAATAAATTATATAGAAATTATAACTTTTATAACTTTATATTATTTAGGAGTATAAAATGAATAATGAAGATATGAGAGAAATATTTGATAAAGATTTAATTGAATATAATTTTTATACAATTGAAAAAAATAAAAAGAAAAAACAAATATTATATGATTTAAATTTATTAGGAGCACAAGGTTGGGAATATTGTGAAAGATTAGATACTGATACAATTTTATTAAAAAGATTAAGAAATTTTTTAACAATGATTAATGAAGCTAGAGATATTTTGGATGGTAAAGAAGATGAAAATTTACCTATTGAAAATATTAAATATTGTACTGAGGATTGTAAATTTTTTGATGTTAATCATGAATATTGTACTAAATTAAAACAACAAAGTGTTTATGGAAGTCCTTGTATGGAGGAATTAAAATGAATGATATAATTGATTTTGATAAATTAAATAATGAAATTAAAAATTTATTTAATAAAATAAGAAGTACTAAAGATATTGATGAAGGAGTATGTGCAGATAAATTTATTTTACAAATTTCGAGATATATAGATAAAAATAAAGAAGAAAATTTAAGTATTAAATCATTTTATGAAACTAATAAAGGTAATAATAAAACAGCTTATCAATTAGTAAAGTTTAATGATATTTCAATGGATGAATAAATATGGATGATAAAATTAAATATAAAATTTTTCAAAAATTTTTAAAATTTAAATATATAGAATCTATATTAAAACAATTTCCAATTGATAGAGCAGATATGGGCGAAGAAGCAATGTATGATGAATTAATTGATTTTGAATTAGAATTATATGAAGCATTACAAACAGAATTTTCAAAATTATCTAAAGATTTTCAAAAATTAGAAAGTGATGCTTTTTTTGAATTATATAATGAAGAAAATATAGAAGCTGTACCATTAGTAGGAGGATTTGTTTTGGGTGTTGCTGCTTTAGATATATTTCATAATAAAGCAAATGCTTATTTAGGAACAGATTTTTTTATTAATATAAAAGATAAATTAAATGGTAATATGTTGGGAATGTATAATGAAGCATCTTCAAGAACTATTAATGAAATAGTTGCTAAATTACCTAGAGGATATAAAACTGATGGAAAAAATTATCTTAAAAATTTGCCAATTGATGATGTATTAGCAAGTGTTGATGCACAATATAGTAATTTTTTAACTGCTAATTATTTAGAAAATATATCAGGTAGAATATCAACTAGAGCTAATAAAATTTTAAATGAATTTGAAAGTAATATTGATAGAGTATTTGCTTTAAAACAAGATTTTTTAAATATTGATATTTATTCTGCTCCTTATTTATATGCCGCTTCTAGTACAATACAAAATTTAATTAGAAATAGAGCTATTGTTAATGTATATCAAAGAGCAAAAGTTACTACAGTAACATTTAATGCAGTTGGTGATGATAGAACTTGTTTTCCAGAATTTGTTTCAGTTTTAACTTCTAATGGTAGAAAAAAAATTAAAGATATAAAAATTAATGATGAAGTATTAACACATAAAGGTAATTATAAAAAAGTTTTGGCAAGACAATGTTTCAATTATAATGATGATATTTATGAAATAAAACCAGAAAATAAAAAATTTAGAAATTTAAAATGTACGAAGAATCATCCAATTTTAATTAAAAGAAATAATGAATATTATTGGATAGAAGCTAGAAATTTAAAAATTGGTGATATAATCATTAAATATAATTATTTAATTAAAAAATCAAAATGTAAATTTTGTGGAAAAGAATTTTATGCTAAATATTATTCTACTCATAAAAATTATTCATTATATTGTTCTTTAGATTGTTATTTTAAAAGAAAAACTAAAAATATGATTGAAACTAAGTGTTGGTAAAAGAATAAAACATATTAATAAATTTGATAATAAAGAAATTATTTTTAGTAGTTCTTGGGAATATAAATATGCATTATATTTAGAAAAAATAATATTAAATATATTTATGAATATAAAAGATTTAAAATAAAAAATAAAAATTTTAGAGATTATACTCCAGATTTTTATTTAATAGATTCCGATGAATATATAGAAATAAAAGGAAGAAAAAAGAAAAAATTTGAAGAAAAATATATTATATTTAAAAAAGAAAGTCCAAATATAAAAATTAAAATATTATATCAAAATGATCTTAAAAATTTAGGAATTAAATTATGTTAAAATTAACAAAAGAAGAATCAAAAATAATTGATGATATGTTAAAAAATAAGGTTTGTAGTGAAACTAAAATTAAAGAAATTAATAATAAAAAGAGAAATATTAAAGTTTATAATTTAGAAGTAGAAGACGATTTTACATATAATGCAAATGATTATATTGTTCATAATACTGCTCTTTGTTTAAGTCTTAATCAAAGAGAATGGCAATTAACAGATATTTTAAATAAATTTGCAGAAGTTGATAATTTAGAATTACCTAGTGATGATTATAAAGAATCAATTAATAGATTAAAAGAAGCTCATCCATTTTTTAGATTTGATACTATAGCAGCAAGAGAAGGAAAAGATTCTATATATAAAGTTGATCGTGAAGGTAATAGAGATTATATAAAAGGTTCACGATTTGCTTATGATAGTGATACAGGAAAATATCGTCCTAATGTTAGTGATGATTATGTTGGTAATTTTATAGAAGCTGGAATTCCTTGTCCTCCGCTTCACAATTTTTGCTATCAGATAGATACGGAAGTTTATACTAAAAGAGGTTGGTTATTATTTAAAAATTTAAAAGATAATGATTTAATTCTTACATTAAATCCAGAAACAAAAGATTTAGAATGGAGTAAAATTATAAGACAAATATCATATAAATATAATGGTAAAATGATTTTATTTACAAATAATCAACATTCTTTAGATTTATGTGTTACTCCAGATCATCAACATTTTTATTATAAAAGAGTAGATCATGCTACTAAAGGTAGATGGATGGAACCTATTTTTGCTAATTTTGAACAATTAAAAAAATCTGGTTCTGAAGTTATGTTTTATATTTCTAGTGAATGGAAAGGTGAAGATAAAAAATATATTGAAATAAATGGATTAAAATTAAAAACTGAAGATTATTGTAGATTAATGGGTTATTATTTATCTGAAGGTAGTACTAAAAAAGTAAGAAGTAATTCTGGTAATTATTATGCTCAAATAGCACAAGAAAAATTTATTAATAAAATGTATGAAGATATTAAAGATATTGGTTTAAAAAATATTACTAAAACAAAAGATAAAATACATATTTATGATATTAGATTTGGAAATTATGCAAAACAATTTGGTTATTCTTATGAAAAATATATTCCAGAAGAAATTATGGAATTATCTCCAAATTATATAAGAATATTTTTAGATGCTTATAATTTAGGAGATGGTAGTATATTTATTAATAATAATTTTAAAGATTATCGAAAAGATATAAAATTTAAAGAATTAAAAAATTATTGTACAAGTTCTAAAAAAATTGCAAATCAAATAGGAGAATTAATATTAAAAGTTGGAAAATCTCCTAGTTTTAGAAAAGAAATGGTTAAAGGTAAAAAACAAAAATTTAGAAATGGTATTTATATAATTAATCATAATATTTATATTATTAATGAATTATCATCTAAATATAGAAAACCAAGAATAATAAAAGAAATAGATTATAATGATTATGTTTATGATATAGAAGTAGAAAAAAATCATACGTTATGGGTAAGAAGAAATGGCAAAGCAGTTTGGTCAAGTAATTGTCGTTCTTGGTTAACAAGCACTCAAGAAACTTTTGATGAATTAGTTGAAACAATAGAAACAGAAAGAAAAAAAGATAATAAAAATTATATTTAATAAAAATAAAGAATATAAGAGGTTTAAATATGTCAGAAAATGAAAAAGAAACAACTGAAAAGAAAGTTATTTGTGTTATCAAAACTTATGAAAAAAAATCTCATAAAAAAAGAAAACAAAATAATTCTCCTTTAAAATTTAAACCATTTGATATTGAAGTTATACAAAAATTAAAATTAAAATTAAAAAAATAAAGATATGAGGTTAAAATGAGTAGAAAAAGAAAAAATAATAAACAAGTAGATAATAAATCTACTAAAATAAAAGAAGAAATTATTGAAACTAAAAAAATATATAATGAAGAAGAATTTAATAAAGCAATTAAAAATTCAGATCCTAATTCAATAATGAAAGCATTTCTTATATCTGATGAAGGTGTAGAATCTAAACAATTAAAGGATGAATGGGCAGATTTAGAAATAGAAGATGCAGTAGTTCCTCCATATGATCCTGAAACATGGGCAGAATATTTAGAATTAAGCTCATCATTAAGATCATCAATAGATTCATTAGCATTAAATACAGTTGGATTAGGTTGGAATACAATTAGAAATAAAAAATTTGATAGATCATTTGATGAAAAAGAAGAAAAAGCTTTTCAAAAAGAAAAACAAATATTAGATGAATTATTTGAATTTCCTAATCAAGAAATGCCTTTTTTAACAGTTACAACACGTATTAAAACAGATGAAGAAGCAACTGGTAATGGATATATGGAAGTTGCAAGAAATAGAAAAAATAAAATTAAAGCATTATATCATGTACCTAGTCATACAATGAGAGTTAGAAAAAATGGTGGATTTATTCAATTAAGAAATGGTGTTATTAGATATTTTAAAGATTTTGGTGATGAAAGAATAATTGATGCAGAAACAGGATATGAAAATAAAAATATTCCTTTTGAAGAAAGGGCAAATGAAATAATACATTTTAAATTATATTGTCCTAGAGATTCATTTTATGGAATACCTAGACATGCAAGTGCTCAATATGCAATTGAAGGTAATTATAATGCTGCTGAATATAATGCATCATTTTTTAAAAATGCTGCTACACCTAGATATATTATTTTATGTGATGGTACTAATATTGATAAAGAATCAATTGAACATGTTAAACAATTTTTTCAAGCAAGTGGAAAGGGACCAAAAAATGCTCATAGATGTCTTATTCTTCAAACAAGTAAAAAAAGTTTTGCAGGTCCAAGTCAAGCAGATAAAGGACATATTAAGTTAGAACCAGTTACAATAGGAAAGACAGATGATGCTAGTCATTTAAATTATCAAAAGAAAAATGATGAAGAAATAAGAAGTGTACATAGAATACCATCTATACTTTTAGGTATTCTTGAAGATGCAAATAGAGCAACTGCTTTAACAGCTATTGGAATAGTTAATCAACAAGTATTTTTACCAGAACAAGTTAGATATGAATATATAATAAATCATACACTTGTAAAAGATTTTGGATTTAAATATGCAAAATTTGAATTTGTCGATTTAGAATCTACTGATCCAGTTGAAAAAGCAGAAATTGATGAAATATATGCAAAAGCAGGTACATTATCAATTGATGAAATAAGAAGTAGCATTAAGAAACAACCTTTTAATAAAACATGGTCTAAAATACCATTTGAGGTATTAAAGATATATCTTACATCACAGAGAGATGCAGAATTAAAAGAAAATGAAAATATGAAAGATGATGATGTTAAAAAAATTGCAGATATTAGAAAGAAAATTATTAAAAGTTTAAGAAAAGTTAATAAAGATCTTCAAAAAGATTTGAAAGATAAAAATATTGATGATTTATTTATTTAAAGGAGAATAAAATGAAGAATGAAAAAATTAAAAAAGATAATGTTAAAGATGATGAACATTTAAGTTTTTTGTTTAGAGAAGATGAACAAGATGAAGAAATTAAAGATGATAATGAAAGTTTACTTAGTGAGGATGATGATAAAGATGAAATATTAACAAATGCTTTATTTGGAATAGAAGATGATAATGAAGATGATAGTAATGATGATGAAGATAATAAAGATGATAACAAAGAAGATAATAAAGATGATAACAAAGAAGATAATAAAGATGAAGATAATAAAGACGAAGATAATAAAGACGAAGATAATAAAGACGAAGATAATAAAGATGAAGATGAAGACGATGATAAAGAAAATAAAAATAATAATGAAGATGAAAATGAAGATAAAAATAATGAAAATAATACTAAAGATGATAACAAAGATGAAGAAAATAAAGATGATAATATTACTATGACTTTAGAAGAAGCTAAAAAAATAATTGCTGAAGAAGAGGAAAGAATTAGACTTGAACAAGAAGAAAAGAAAAGAAAATTAGAAGAAGCAAGAAAATTAGTAGAAGAAGATGAAGAAAAAAGAAAAAAAGAACAAAAAGAAAAAGAAGATAAAGTTTCAGAAGCTACATCACAAGTAGATGATAATAAAGATAAAACTAAAGAAGATGATGCAGTTGATGATAAACAACAAAAAGACGATGATAAAACAGAAGAAGATCATCAAAAAGAAGAAAAAGACAAAAATAATAAAGATGATGAAGATAATAAAAAGGATGATAAGGACAAAGATAAGGATAAAAAAGATGAATAAGTTAAATTATTTACCTATTCAAAAAATATTAAATAGTGATATTAATATTAAGAAAACAGATAATAATTTTAATTGTAAATCTTCTTATGACAATTGGAAAACTGAAAATTTAAGTACAGATACAATATTAAACCAAATTAAACAAATAATTTCTGAAGATGAAAGATTTAGTAAATATAATTATGTTGCAATTTTAGATTATAATTCAAAATTAGAAGAATATTTTCTTAATAAAGAATTATATAATACAATATTTTATTCAAATATTTTTCAGAAAAAATATGAAGATAATATAGTTTTAAAGTTTTTTAAATATTTTGGTGATGATTTTGCTGCTCAATTAACTAGTTTTCAATTAAATTATAATGATGATATTTTATTATTATTTTTTAATGATAAAGAAATAATTTATAAAACTTTTTTTGAAGAAAGTAAATTTGAAATTGATTATGGTAATTATCAATTATTGTTAACTCCTTTTGGTTATATTCTTGAAAAATTTAAAATAGGTAAAAATATTCAACCAATTTTAAATGAAAATATTTTTGATGATTTAAAAGAAGAAATTGATACTTTCTTTGAAAGTGAAGATTTTTATTTAAATGATGATAAAATATCAAGTGATTATAAGTCAGGTATTTTAATTCCTGGACCTCCAGGAAGTGGTAAGAGTTTATCAATAAAATATCTTTTAAGTACTATTAAAGATTCATATAATATTTTTATGGATTCAGCCGATTTTTCTAGATCATTATATAATTTTATTAAAGGTAATTTTGATAATAATAAAAAGAAAATTTTTGTTGTAGAAGATATAGATAGTTTACATGAGTACGATAGATCAGGGTTTTTGAACTTTATGGACGGGTGCAAAACACTTAACAAGATTTTATTTATTGCTACAACTAATTATCCTAAAAAAGTAGATGAAGCATTAAAAGATAGACCTAGTAGATTTGATAAAATTGTAAGAATAGGATTTCCTTATTTTGAAACAAGAACTAAATTTTTAAAATATTATTTTCCAGAATTAAGTAATGAACAATTAATTGATTATGCTGATAAAACTAAGGGATATACAGGATCATATTATAAATATTTATATGAATTACATAAAAAAAGAAAAATATCAGTAGAAGAAGCAATTAAAAGAATAGAACATCAAAAAAGTATTTGTTGTGAAACATTTGAATATGATTTAGAAAATAATGATGATACTAAAGAAAGATATATAGAATCAATAACGAAATCTATTCCAAAACCTAAAAATACTGAACAAGAACCAAAATGTGTTGAAGATGAAATAATAAATAAATTAAGAAATAAGGTTCCTAGAAAACCTGGTGAAAGTATTGATGATTGTGTTAGTAGAAATATTCCAATTATAAGAGAAGAATTTCCTGATATGGAAATGGATCAAGTAATTGCTATTGCTTATCAAACTTGTAAAAAACCTCCAGAAAAAGAATAATCTATATTATTTAATTCATTAAATAAATCTTAATAAAATCAATTCTAAAATAGAAAATTCTTAAAACAATTATGATATATTTGTATGTATAAATTTATTAAGGATGAATTAAAATGAAGATGAATATAAAATTTAATTTTGATGTAAAAATAAATAAATTTTTTTCTCTTGAAACAGATGGTGAAAAAATTGAAGGTGTTCCAAAAAATTCTTGGATCATAGAAGGATATGCAGCTACATCACATTATGATACTCAAGGCGATATAATAAAACCTGATGCGTTAAAAGAAGTTGAATCTAGTTTATTACAAAATTCTACTGTTTTATATAATCATGATCCTGATGAAGAAATTGGTAAAATTGTTCATAGTGAATTTACTAATAAAGGATTGTTAGTAAAAGTAATGATTAGCAAAACAAGAGAAGATATTTGGACTAAAATAAAAGAAGGAGTTCTTAATAAATTTTCTATTGCTGGTATTTGTTTGGAATCAAAAGAGGAATATATAGAAGAATTAAGAAATTTTGTACATGTTATATATAAATTAAGAATTGATGAAGTTTCTATAGTTCCTATTCCAGCAAATCCTAAAGCAGAAGCAATTGCATGGTATATTTCTAAAGCAATTGATGAATATAGAAATAATTTACAAACTAAAGAAATAAGAATTGATGATGCTCCTTCATTTAAAGTAACAAAATCATATGAAGATGAAAATGATAATAATTTTTATATTGAAGGATTTGCTTCAACTACAGATATTGATAAAGATGATGAAATGTTTAGTGCTAGTGCAATGATTGGTATAAGGGATGGATTAATAAAAAATCCAACTGTATTTTATAACCATGATACTAATTATCCTATTGGAGCAGTAAAACAAGCAGAAATAAAAGAAAAAGATGGAAAATATGGTGTTTGGGTAAAAATATTAATAAGTAAAACAGAAGAAACTATTATTACTAAAATAAAAGAAGGTATTTTAACAGGTCTTTCTATTGGTGGTAAAGCAGTTGCAGCTTTTCAAGAATTTAGTGAAAAAATAGGTCGTGCAATTGATATAGTTACTAGATTTTTATGTTATGAGGTATCATTAGTTGGTATTCCTTCAAATGATAATGCAAGAGCATTAGATTATTATATTTCTAAAGCATTTAAAATAAATAAAAAATATAATAAAGATGATAAAAAAATTAATAAAATAGAAAAAACATTATCAAATATGTTACAAAATTATATTTTATATAATTTAAATAGTGAAAATAAAAATGAAAGATTAACTGCACAATCACAAGCAATAGAATCTATTAATGGTATTATAGAATATTTAAATCAAGCTGCTGAAATTAATGAAGAAAATTTACTTCCTTATCCATATCCAGAAGCAGTTCCTAATAAAATTTCGTTATCAATATCTGAAATAACGTCTTCATTAATTGGATTTTTAATTAATTATGATCAAGTTGTTCCACAAGGATTATCAGCTAGATTAAAAAGAGATTTATATTCTTTAACTGAAAAAATAAATGAATTAAAAGATCCATCATTATCAGATGGTGATGATATTATTGATTTTAAAAATTTAAATTTCAAAAATTTAATAGAAAAATCAAAAAGTTATAAACCTAAAAAAGATGAAATTGATAGTGAATTACATACAGTTAAAGTAAAAGTTGATGAAAGTGAAAAAGAAGAATTAATTAATTTAATTAATAAAGCTAAAGATAATCTTGAAAAAGAAATTCATGAAAAATTAAATAAAAATAATAATTCAGTTAGAGAAGATTTATTAGAACAAATTAAAAATTTAAAATTAGAATTAAAAGATTTAAATAAAGAATTTAAAGAAGTTATGAATTATTCTGATGAAAATCTTAGAAAGAAATCTGTGGAAATAGATGAAAAGATTGAGAAAAATCAAAATAATTTTATAGAAACATTAACAAAAATCAATTCTAAAATAGAAAAATTCTCTACTGATATAGAAAATAAGTTCAAAGATATAGATAATCATTCTCATAAAGAATTTAAATCATTAGAAGATAATATTAATTCATTTAAAGAAGATAATAATAAATTAGATGATCGTATAAAAGAATTAGAGAATGATGGTGGGTTTTCAAAAAGTATAGATGGTCAAGAAATTAAGAAAAAAATAAATCAAGAAAAAAATCAAGAATTGAATTGGTTTGAACAATCTGTTTTAAGTAATTCAAATAAAGTAAGTTCTGAGTAAAAGTTTCACAATTTCCCCCACAAATTGTGAATTTATAGTAAATGAAAAATAAATTATTAAAGGGAGATACAAATGAACGAAAAATTTAAAAAAGCTGGTAGCGTTCTTGATACTGCTGGATTAGGTGTTGGTGCATTAAATCCAAAACAGCAAGAAGCATTTATAATGATGGTGTGGGATAAGAGTATTCTTTTAAAGATGGCTCGTCATGAGACAGTATCACAAGCTAAAACAGAAATAGAAAAAATGTGGATTGGTGAACCTGTTACTGAAGCAGTTGGAGAAGGAATTGATTCAGGTAATTTATCTAGTCCTCAGTTTTCAAAAATTGATATTTATTGTAAAAAATTGCGTAGTGCATGGTCATTGAATTATGAAGTATTGCAGGAAGCTATTAATCAGAAAAAAGTACAAAGTGATATTATGAATGCTATGACAACTCGTATTGCATCTGATTTGGAAATGCTTTCTATTCAGGGTGATGATAGTCTTACTGGAACTAATGCAAGACAGAGATTGTTAAAAAGATGTGATGGTTTCTTGAAACAAGCTGAAGAAGCTCATATTGTTGATGTTGCTGGTGGAAATATTCATAAAAAAGTTTTTGCACAAGCATTGAGAAGTATGCCTGATCAATATTTAGAAGATCCTCAAATGAAATTTTTCTGTTCTCCTTCAATTTATATTGATTATGCAGACTTAGTAGCTGATAGGGTATCTGGATATGGTGATGAAACCTTGTCTGGAAAATCTCCTCTTCAAGTTTATGGTGTTCCTATTGCTCGTATTCCATTAATTCCTAGTTCTCTTCCTGTAGTTGTTTCTGGTGCTAGTGCTGGTCAGTGTGTTGGTACTGAATATCAATTGTTTATTATTACTGCTGGAAGTAATGATAAATTATTGCTTAATATTGATGCAGGTACTGATCGTACTGTTACTTTAACTGCTGGTCAAAGAACTGCTGCTCAAATTGCTGCTGATATCAATGCTGCTCATGCTGATCTTGATGGAGTAGCAAGTGTTGTTAATGATGATGCTGGATCAAAAATTGTTTTAAAATCAAAAACTACTGGTGCAAGTTCTAGTGTTCAAATTAAAACTGTTGCTGATGATGCATATACTGAACTTGGTTTAACAGTTGGTACTTATAGTGGTGCTGCTGCTTCTGGTACTGTATATGAAGGAAGTAAGATTCTTCTTACTAATCCACAGAATTTGATTGCTGTAATGCTTGATAAAACTCGTATATTGAAAGAATTCATCAATAGAAATGACAGATGGGAATTTACTATTTATAATCAAGTAGATTACAAAATCGAAAATCTTGAAGCTCTCGTAATGATTAAGAATGTAAGAAAAAGAAGTTTAGTATAATTTAGTCTCCCTTTTGGGGGATAATCTGTAACATAATGCAATAATGTATATAACCAAAAGGGGAATGATTATAAAATCATTCCCCTTTTTTTATGTATGATAATAACGAATTTAAAGGAGATATTATGAAGTTTGTTTTGAAAAAAGGTCAATCATATTCTACTATTTGTCCATCTGGAACTAGATATAAATTTTATAAAGATCAAGATGGTAAATCAATTCCAGTTGAAGTTGAAAAGAAAGAAGATATTGAAAGATTAAAAGAATTAGATGAATTTGTTGCAATTTTAGGTCAAGAAAATATTAAAAAAGAATCTAAACCTATTTCAGTTGCTACAATAAAACCTATGGAAAATTCAATAGAAGCACCAAAACCAAATGGAAAAATAGAAGAAATTGAAAATGAAAAAATTGAAAATAAAGGAACAAAAACAATTGTTACAATGAAACCAGAAGAAACTCCTATGTCTATGAATGAAAATGATATAGTTGAAAAAACTGATAATAATAAAATTCATTCTAAAATAGAATTGGAAGAAGATGAAGAAAAACTTAGTCCAAAAGATATTGAGAAAAAAGAAATAAATGAAGGTAATAAAATTGCTATGAAAACTCCTACTAAAGTTAATTTTGATGAATTAAAAGACGATTTTGTTGATTTAAAAGATAACAAAAATAAGAAAGATAAATAAATGATTTTTGTAACTGAAAAATTTAGATATTGCAATATTCCTCAATTACAAGATGAAGGAATGGATACTGATTTAACAGATGCACAAGTACTTAAAATTATTGAAGCAGCAAGTAAATTAATTAATAGAATGACTGATCAATGGTTTTATCCAATTGAAACAACTTTTAAACAAATTGAAGAAGGTTGTAATATTATTACTCTTCCTAATTTAATTCCTATTATTAAATTAAATAATGTTAAAATTGATGATGATGAAATTGATTCAGAATCATATAATTTTGATATGGTTAATTTAACTACTATTGAACAACAAAGAATAATTAAATATAAAAATTTTAATACTGAATTTGTAGGGGAATTATCTATAGATGGTATTTTTGGTTATTTAGAAAGAAGATCTTATAATGAAACAACAACTTCAACTGCTGTTAATAGTAGCAGTACTAATGTAACAGTTGTTGATGCTAGTAAATTTAAAGTTAATGATGTATTAATTTTTGATGATGGTGTTAATGATAAATTTAAAACTATTTGTACACAAGTAGATAAATCTGGTAATAAATTATATTTTGCAGATGTAGATGATGAGACTGAAATAGATAGTGGAGCTAAAGTATATAGATATGGTCAAGTACCTACTTTAATTAATCGTGCATGTAAAATATTAGTTTTAAGAAGTCTTTTTGAATTAGCTAGTGAAAATTTAGAAGAACAAGATTTAGCTAATAGATTAATTTCTGAAACAACTGATAGATATTCTTATAGATTATCACCTAATGGTTCTGGAGAAGGTGGTGCAAATTATAGTACTGGAATAACTGAAGTTGATAGAATATTAACTCAATTTACACCACCACCATTAGTGAAAGGAATATAAAATGAATTTTGATTCAAATGTAAATTATAATAAATGGGAAGGTAATGAAGAAGAAGTAGTATTAACACTTAATGGAAGTAAGCAAAATATTAAAGGTCAATGTTTAGATTATAATAATTTAATAATATATTTAGATTATGCAAAAAATAGTGAAACAAGCATAGATATTAAATTATTTATTAAACCAGATAATAATGATAGTAGAAGATATGAACATCCAGTTAGTAAAAATATAACAACAGATGGATTATATAGATTAGAATGGGAAATTGCAAATGAAGAAAGAAATTTTGATTTAGAAGTTAAAGGAAATGGTGGAACTGGTGGAACATTAAAAGCTCGTTATTTAATGACTAATAAATATATTCATCAGTAAAAATAAAGATATAAAATGACATATCCTAGACGTTATAATCCTGTGGAGATAAAAATAAAACAATTATCTCTAACTAAACCTAATATAGATCCTGATTTTCATGAACCTGTATCTGGAAAAGTTTATTCATCTCCTATTACAATTGAAGGACAAATTTTTTATATTTTTACAGAAGATAGAGATGGAATAACTACTGTTGGTGATAGAGAAGAAACAGAAGGATATTTTGTAATTCGTAGAAAATATTTAATTGATAATAGTATTTTAAATCCTATCAATGAAGAACTTACTATTAAAAAAGGAGATATAGTTGTAGAAATAGCAAAAAGAATAGTATTTTATAAAATAATTAGAATAGATCCACATGGACATTTAAGAGGTAAGTCAAATACATATCATTTTTATTTTGAAGAAGTTAAAGAAGAAAGAGGAAGTGTTTAAATATTTAAAAATAAATTTTAATTTTAAAAAAGGAGAAAAAATGAAAAAATTAATTTTTGGATTAATGTTTAGTATTTGCCTTATTTTTATTGCAAATACTGCATTAGCAACACCATTTTACACAAAAGGTACAAGAGAAATTTACACAATTTTTGACGAATTTGATGAAGTAAGAAGTAATTTAGAAACAGCTTTTGAAAATGTTAATAGTAATTTAGGAGCAGGACTTGCACTTAAAGAAGATATAGCAAATAAAGATCAACCAGATGGTTATGCTGGCCTTGATTCAAGTGGTTATTTAAAGATTGCAGAACTTCCTGATGGATTTGGAAATGCTTATTATGTTAGAGATGATCAAGCAAATATGAATGCTATTTCACTTCCAGTTGAAGGAAATATGTGTTTAGTATTAGATGATGGTGATGGAAAAAGAGCTGCGTATGTTTATCGTGGTGCTCCTACAAATTCATGGCAAAAAATATCAGATCCTGATTTTATCAATTTAGACTTAGATGCAGGAAATATTACAACTGGAACTTTAGATCTTGATAGACTTCCTTCTACTTTAACAGGAAAAGATGCTGATACAGTTGATGGAATTGAAGGTGCAGAAATTTTCAAACATGATGGTACCGTAGTAATGACAGGTGATTTAGAAATGAATGATTATAGTATAAATAATGTAAATGCTACTTCAATTAATTTTACTTCAGGTAAAAAGATAGTAGCTGCTAAATTTGATTCTAGTGGGAATATTGAAGCTGAAACATTGGGAACAAAAAATATAAATACTATTGAAAGCGAAAGAGCTGCTGAAATTTTACAAGCAACACAAAGTAGAATATTTAAATTAGATTCTGTTAATGGAACTACTGCTGCATTAGGAGCAGATGGTTATTCAATACCATTTTCAAATATTAGCGAATTAATGACAGCTATTGAAACTGATATTCAAACAAGAATAACAGGTTCAGAAACTAGAAGTGATTGTAAATATCTTGTAGATATTGCTCCTGGTGTTTATACTGAAGATTTTGATATTCCAGCTTGTGCATTTTTACAAATTAATATGCCAGGTTCAGAATTAAGTGGTAATATTAATAGAACTGTTACACAAACAGGATTTGGTGGAGATTATTATTCAAAAATTGTTTTTAATGGTGGAGAAAGTCATAGAGCAGAAAAAGGACATCAATCAATACTTTCTGGAGATTTATCAATATCAACTGCTGATGCTTCTAGTTATTTACATTATACTACTTTTAAAGGAATAGAATTATCAGGAGATATAACAGTTAATCATGGTGTAGATTTGATGATATTTGATCATTCAAGTCATTATACAAGTGGTAAAACTATTCTTGGAACTGGTGCAATATTGTTAGAAATGTTAAATAGATCAAGGATAAAAGCTACTTTAAGTGGTGATGTTGCTTGTTATAATTGTTTTGATAGCGAATTAAATAGTGTTAATGTTACTCCAACTAATGATTCTAAATTTTATAATATGGAATTTAGTGGTAGTTTTACTATTGCTGCTGGTAATATTTATGTTGATGCTGTATCTCATAAAAGTTTAATGTCACAAACTCCTACTTTAACTGGTGCAACATTACAATATTTTGAAAGTGCTAGTAATATTGAAAATGATTCTGGTGTTAGTGGTACATTTGTAAAAGATGCATTAAATACATTAGATGGAAATTTTTCTAGTTATCTTAATCTTGCAGGTTCTGGAGTTATGACAGGTGATATTGATGCAGGTGGAAATTCTCTTACTAATGTTAATTTAGTAGATGGTATTGATGTTTCAGCTTCAGATGCAAAACAACAATCAGGTACTTCTAAACCTACTTGTGATGCATCTGTTAGAGGTTATATATATGTAACCGAAGGTGGTTCAAGTGTTGCTGATGCTGCTGAAATTTGTGTTAAAAATAGTTCTGATGTTTATGGATGGATTTCTATAGCAACTATTCCTTAACATTCAATTTTATATTTATAGATGGTAGATTAATTTCTACCCTCTTTTTTTTTAAATTAGGAGTTTAAAAATTAATATTCAACCTTATTATCAAAAACCAGATAGACAAATTTATACTATTCATGAAGAATTTGATCAAGAAAGAAATGAATTAGAAGAAGCATTTCAAGAAGTTTATGAAGATATTTCTAGTGGAAGAGGATCAATTGATTTAGTTCCTGATATATTAGATGAAGATAACTTACCTGAAGCTGATATTATTTTAACTGATTCAAATTCTAATGCACTGGCAAATACTATTAGTTCTGCAAATGATTATGATGTCATATTAATTGATGTTGATGCAATATATGATCCTATTGTTATTAATAAACCAATAACAATATTAGTATCAAGTGATAAAACAGTAAAAATAAATGCAACTGGAAGTACTTATGGTATTTCTTTTACTGATGGAACAAAAAATGTTTTAATTTATGGTATTGAAGTTTATGGACAACAAGGTTCAAATACTCCTGGTGCTACTGATAATGCAGGAGGAATATGTTTACAATCTCCTGCTCTAGTTCAAAATATTGTTTTATATAAATGTTATGTTCATGATTGTGATGAAGCAGGAATTCAATTTCAAAGAACAGCATTAGTAACAAGTTCTCCTAGTAGTGAAGAAGATTTATGTAGAAATATATGGATAATAGAATGTACTATTGATAATTGTTCTAGAGTTGATAATTCTGAAAATGGTGGAATTGTTTTTTATGATGCAAGAGATGTATATATAATTGGAAACAATTCTTATAATAATTTACGTGGAATATTATGTAGTAATACAATTAAAGCTATTATTAAAGGAAATTTAACTAAAAATAGTAAACAATGTGGAATTAAATTTGATACTGTTGTTTCAGCACAATTTCCTAGATCACATGGTTTAATTGCAGATAATCTTTCAATTGAAGATTGTACTATTGTATATGGTGCTGGTATTAGAATTGATGATTTATCTAGTGTAAGTGTTATAAATAATGTTGTATATAAAAGTTATAATGATGGTATTTTAATAGAAGACAATTCTGATTCATCATTTGTTGTTAATAATATTATTATGGATTGTAATGCAAATGGTATAAAAATAGAAGATAGTATAGATCGTATTTTAGTTTTAAATAATAATAGTTATAATAATGGAACAGATTATGATTTAGGAATTAATACTCCTAATTCTATAACTAATATTTCATGTAATCCATATTTTGAAGATGTTTCAAATGAAAATTTTGCATTAAAACAGAAATCACCATGTTTATTTTCTGGTTTTAATATGACAAAAATGGGAAATTTAACTTTAGAAAGAACATTAAAAAATATTTTTAATAATATATTAGTAAGAAATACTTTAGATCATTTATGTAGTTTAAGATTAATATTATTTCCACAAACAGAAAGAAATGGAACAATTAATGTTTCTTCTGTTACTTATGTTGATATTTATTTTAGATATCCATTTCCAAATAATGATTATCGAGTATTTCTTACTCCAAATGATAATATTAATTTTTGGGTTACAAATAAAACAAAAGATGGATTTAAAATAAATTTTTCATCTAGTTTTTCTGGTGATGTTGATTGGTTTGTTAAATCATTAGGATTATCATAATATGGAAATTAATATTTATAAAAAATTAATAAATTATATTAAATCAATTGGTATTGATATAGTTATTAATAGTTTTAAAAATGAATTTCCTTGGTATTATGATATTGTATTAAATGAAAAAACTGTAATATTTTATATGTTTTTTAGATCTCAACAAAATAAAAATGAAAAAATAATTTTAATATTAGAAACATTAGCTAAATATTTATTTTATTTAAAAAATAAAGAATATAAAAAATATATTAATACTTATAATTTTGTTGAAAATAATAAAATTAGTTTAGAATATGCAAAAATAATTTATGATTATAATATTGAAATAAATAAAATTAAATATAATCTTTTAAATAAATTAAATATTAATTTAAAAGAAAAATATATTAAAGCAGATGAAGTAAGTAATAAATGGATTTATGAATATATTGTTAATAATAATGGTAAATATATTCCATTTAAACAATATAAAGAATTTTTAATAAATTATCGAAAAAATTATGTTAAATAATCAATATTATATTAAAAATTTATTAGAACTATCAACTAAACAAGAATATCTTATGAATAATGGTGATATTGTTGTACCGATAAAAATTTGGAACAAAAGAATAAAACCATCAGATTATGATTTATTTTTTCTAGGTAGAAATCAAAATTGGAAAACAAAATATTATAGTATTCATGATATTATTTGTGAAATAGATCATCCATCTGTTTATATTTTAAGAGGTGGAGAAAAAATTTTTATAATAAATGATAATGGTGAAAAAGTGGATATAAAATAATGTCTGATTTTCCAAATTATAATAAAAAAACAATTAATAAAATAAGAAAACAATTAAAATTATCTAAAATAAAAACTGGAATAATCAAATGTTTAAATTGTGGTAAAAAATTTAATTCATTTAACATTAAATTAAATAAAATATGTCCTAAATGTTCACATAATACTGAAAGAAAAAATACTTATTATAATCCATATCCAATATATTCCGATAATATTAATGAATAAAAAAATTTAAGGATAAACAATTTGGCAGGTTATCGTTATAATATTTATGGTGGTAGAGGAGGAATGACTGTAAGTAGTAAATTTGGAGCAAGTAAAAAAGTAGGTAGAGGAGTATATTTTGGTACTGGTGAAAGTTTATTCAAAGAAGGTAAATCTAAAATAGGTAGCAGAAATAGATTTGAATTAATGAAGTTTTTTCGTTTTAGAGATATGTTTAGAGCAACAAAAATGCGAAGTGTTATAGGTATGGTTTTTACTAGAATACAAATGGAAATGTCTCGTATTTTAATAGCAAATTTAAAAGATTCGATAAGAAAAAATGGATGGCATCCTCATCATTGGTTAACATCTGTAATAGCTAATCGTAGACATCCATTATTAAGAGATAAAAGAAATATGTATAAATCAATATCATTTAAACCAATGCCAGTTGTTGCAGGTATTACTAGTTTTTGGGTTGGATTTCCAGCAGATAAAAAAGGATTTACTGGTAGTAGAAAGACATCATCTTTAAATATTGCTCAAATTGCTCAAATTCATGATCAAAGAGGAGCAAGTATGAGAGTAACAAAAAAATGCAAGGATTCTTTTTTAAAGTTTTATATGAAAATTCAAGAATGAGAAAGAAATTTCAAGGTGATAAATCTCCTTATTTAATGTATCAAGCAGTTAGAAAAATGTTTCCTGAAGGAATGGTATTAAAAATAAAACCAAGACCATTTTTTACAAGAGCAATAGAAAAAACATATCGTGAATATCCATTATTATTAGTGTTCCGAAAACAATTGGGAACACAATTAAATTCAATGTTTAATTTTATGCGTATGTAAGGATTAAAATGCCAAATATATTATATAATTTTTATAATAAAAATAGAAATTATTATGATTATGATGATGAAGAAATATATCTTGGAGAAGGAATTTGTCGTTTAAGAGGAATTAATTTCAGAACAGGTAGAGGAGCAATTAATAATCAAGATTTAATATATCCTGTTTCTAGTATAATAACTTTTAATAATTATTCTGCATATGGATTAAATGAATTTTTTAGTTTTGAATTTGAAATTGAATATGATAGAATTTATCAAAAATTATCAAATAGTTATGATCAAGAAACTGATAGTGATATAGGAAAAGTTGAATTTCAGGTTAGTAATGATGATGGAATTACTTGGTATAGACATAATGGTTCTAATTGGGTAGTTACTACTGAAATAGGTGATTGGAATAGTCCTGAAAATTTACAAAAATATATAAATTCATTTGAGCTAAAATTAAATAGACAAATTAAATTAAGAATGAAGATAACATCTTCAGATAATAGAAAACATACACCAATTATTAAGAAATTAGCATTTGATGTTGAATTTTCCTTTGATTTTGAAGAAGATATTCGTAGAAGTTTCAAGCACTTCTTAGAACAAAATCTATTGGTAAATAGAAAATTTACCTTACAAGTAGAACAGACAGATAATTCTATCAAAATTTATAATCATCAAGATGTAACAACAGTAAATAGTTTTAGATGGGATTTTGAATTAAAAGAAGTTTTTAAAATATATGATCTTACAAATGATGAAGGAAGAACAATAAATCTTTTTGATTCATTTAGTACGGTTGATGGAATTAGTACTATTAACTTAACTTCTTCGGTTAATGTGGGGAATATCTTAGAAGTTTATGTTGGTGGTATACCAAAAATATTTTTTACAGCAGATGCAGATTATTATGTTACTGAAATACCTCATATTGAAATAGATATGAAGGTTGATGAAGATGACATGATAAGAAGTCATACTAAAGTAATAGAAAAAAATGAGCAACTTGAATTAGCAAGAGTGAGAAATGATAAAATATTAAAAAAGATAATAACAAAAGTTATGTTTGTTTCAAATACTTTATTAGATGTTATGGCATTTAGTAATAGTTATGACAAATTAATTTGTTTTCCTTTAGTTGAAGATCTTAAATCAGAAGCAATTGGTAAAGATTATGATGTTGCTAATATTATAAAAGAAGAACCTAGTGAAGATTTAGAAGATCAATTATATGCTGAAACATTTTCTCATGATTTAGTTGGAGTTGATTATAGAGGTGAATATAAAGAAGTTAAATTAGTAAAAGAATTTATTTTTGATGTTGATATTTTTCGTAAGTAATTTCTTATTAAGTATTCTGTAAATTTAAATAAATTTTGTTTGGAGCAAATAATGAAAAAATATATTCTTAAAAATTTAGATAATAAACCATGTACATTAAATGTTGCAAAGGTTGATAGAAAAATAGGTGAAGCAATTAATTTAAGTAAAAAAGGAGAATTAAGTAGAGAAATTTCTGAATTAGAATTTAAATCTAAAGAAATACAAAAAGCATTAAATAAAAAGAAAATAGCAATTTATAAAACTATCGAACCAAAGAAGCAGGAGTTAAAAATAGAAGAAAATAAAGAAAGTCCTAAACAACCACAACCACAAAAGGGGAAATAAATGGAAACTTTACATCCTGGTATATATATATTCGATAAAAAAGCAGAACCAACAATTGAAGGTGTTGGTGTTTCAGCCTGTGGTATTGTAGGTGCTTTTCAAAAAGGACCAACGGATAAACCTGGATTTGTTACTAGTTGGGAAGCATTTAAAAGAGGTTATGGTAGTTATTATAAAAATCTTCATGCTCCTATTGCAGTAAAAGCATATTTTGATCAAGGTGGTACTAAACTTTATGTAGGAAGAGTTGCTGGAACTGGTGCTGCACAAGCTGATGTTTCTTTAAAAGATAGTGGTCAAGTAGCTAATACTTTAAAAATTGCTGCAAGAAATCAAGGTGCATGGGGTAATTTTATTGAAATAAATACTATTAAGGCTGAAAGTACAACTACTGCTGCATTAAATACTGCTGCTGTAGTTGAAATTCCTGTAACTAGTGCTTTAAATTTTGAAAAAGGTGATGTTTGTTATATTACTGATGGAACAAATAGTTCTACTTTTGTAGTTTATGAAGTAGATTATGCAAATAATAAATTAAAAATTAAATCACAAGATTTTTCAAGTAATGTTATTGCTTCTGGTGCAGTAGTTAAAACTTCAAGTAGACATAGAGTTGTTGGAACAATTGCTGAAGCTCTTGAAAATGGTGATACTAATTTAAGTTTATCTAAAACAGATGGTCTTTATGTTGGTAGTTTAATAACAATAATTACTTCTACAGATTTAGTTACATTAGAAATTACATCTATTAATGGAAATTCAATTGGATTTGCTGCTTATAGTGGATCTACTATTGCTAGTGGAAGTGATTTTGTTAGTCAAGAATTTAATATAGATGTTTATGATGGTGAAGTAATAGTTGAAACTCATGAATTTTTATCAATGATTGATAATAATGAAAATGATTATGTAGAAAAGAAATTATATGGTGATAGTAATACAAGTAATTATATTGAATGTACTGATTTAGATACTACTAATACTAATAAAGAACAACATATTCCAATTTTTAAAGTAACTAAAACAGGTAAATTACAACCTTTATCTGGTGGACTTGATGGTTCTACTCCTGGTGATACTGATTATAAAGGTACTCAAGCACCTGATACTGGAATTCATTTATTTGATAGAATTGATGATATTACTACAGTTTGTATTCCAGGTATTACAAGTGTTGGAGTAATTCAATATGGTATTACATGGGCAAGAAATCATAAATATTGTATGTTTCTTGCTGAAGTTCCTGAAGCTTATGAATATCCTACAGAAGCAAGAGAATTTAGATTGAATGAGCTTAATGTTGATGATAGATTTGGTGCTTTATATTATCCTTGGTTAAAAATTGATCATCCTACAATTGATAAACAAATTGTAACTCAACCACCCACAGGACATGTTTTAGGTGTTCATGCTAATGTTGCTGCAACTAGAGGAGTATTTAAAGCTCCTGCTAATGAATCATTATATAATATTCGTGATTTAACTTATAAAGTAACTGATCCTGAACAAGATATTCTTAATCCAATTGGTGTTAATGCTATTCGAGTTTTTAAAGGTCTTGGTGTAAGAGTTTATGGTGCTAGAACGTTGCAAAATATTAAAGATGGTTATCATTATATTAACGTAGTTAAATATGTAAATTATGTACAACAATCAATAGTAGAAGATACAAGAGATTTACCTTTTGAACCTAATAATGAAGATCTTTGGGAAAGTATTGAAAATAGAGTTTATAAGTTTCTTTTAACCGAATGGAAAAATGGAGCATTATATCCTAGAAGTGATGCTAAAAAAGCTTTCTTTGTAAAATGTAATACAGAAACTAATATTCAAGCAACTATAGATCAAGGAAAAGCAATAGGAGAAATTGGAATTAATCCTGTAAAACCTGCTGAATTTATCATCTTTAATTTTGCATTGTGGGATGGTGGAGCAGAATTTACTTCATAAATAAATAAAGGAGAATAAAAATGCCTGAAGCTATAATTTCAACTGGTACTGTAAGGGGCGAAAGACCCAATCCTCTTCGTGGTTTTAAGTTTCGAGTTAAAGATTTAGAAGGTAATTATTTAGGTGGATATAACAGGATTTCAGGATTAAAAGATAATACTGATGTTTCTGAATATAGAGAAGGGGATCAAATAGGTAATTATACTGAAAAAATGGCAGGAATAAGTAATCATGATGATGTAGTACTTGAACGAGGATTTTCTATTCAAGGTTTTATGCGTGAATGGCGTGATAAAGTAATGAAATGGGATGATTTAAGTGTTGGACTAGCTGACGATGTTGATGGTTATTATATGGATTTACAAATTGAAGTATTGAATAGAAAAGGTGAAATTGTTCGTAAAATTAATTTATATCGTGCTTTTCCAATTTCCTATGAAATAGATGATCTTGATGCTCGTTCAAGTGATGTAATTATGGAAAGAGTAACTTTAGCATGTGAAGGTACTGAAGTAATAACTATTTAACAAATTTTAATTTAACTATTTTAAAGGGGAATATGGAATTAATATATCCATATTCCCTTTTTTGTTGTTGAGGATTATGCCAAATTTAAATAAAGTTGAAGAATATTTTAAAAAAGAAAATAACAAAAATATAAATAAAAGAGAAGATTCAGTTAGATCACATAGACCAAATCCATTAAGAGGATTTAATTTTATAGTACATTTTTATAATAATAAATTAGAAAAATCAGGAATAATTGGATTTTCTAAAATTTCTGGTTTAAAAATAACTAATAATATTTTTGAAATAAAACATACAGATAATAATGGTGGAACTATTACTTCAAAATTTCCTGGAAATATAACATATCCATCAGTAACATTTGAAAAAGGTGTTTTACCATATACTCAATTAACAAGTGGTAGAGGATCTTATAATAGAAATGATTTTTATTTTTATGATAAATTAAGAGAATTACAAATATTACCATCAACAAAATTTTTTCATAAATTTAATATTTTAATATTACTTTATGATTATAAAGGACAAAGAATAACAGAAGATTCTCCTGCTAGTGCTCAAAAAAGATGGGCATTAAGAAATGCTCAAATTCAAGATATAGAATTTGGAACTTTAGACGCTAGTAGTAATGATGTTTTAATTGATAAATTTGTTATTGTTCATGAGGGTATTAAATATGATTATGGAGATTACATATCTGAACCTGATTTAAATAATTCTAATATTTTAAGTGAAATATTTGATATTCCTTTAAGAAAACAACAGTTATAATTTTAAATATATTTTTAACAATATTATTTTTTAAATTAGTTAAAAATAGAATATTGTTAAGGAGGAAAAATGGAACAAGAAAAAAATAAAAAACAAGAATTAACTTTAGATCAAACTGAAACTAAACCTGAAATTCCCACCATAAGAAAACCACTTACATTTGAATTTGATTTACCTTGTGGAGTTATTAACTCTAATGGAGAAGTTTGTAAAAAAATTGAAATAAAACCAATGACAGGTAGAGTTAGAAAACAAATAGGTGATGTTAGATATAGAAATAATTTAGTAAAAATTTCACAAATGCTATTAAGAGAAACTATATTTAAAATAGAAGGTATTGAAAAAATAACTGATAAATTAATATTAAATATGTTATCTGCTGATAGAGATTTTATATTACTTAAATTAAAAGAAATTTCAATGCCAAAAAATGAAGAAACTATTTTATTTAGAACTAATTGCACAAATACTATGTGTAATGTAGAAATGGAAACAGAATTTAATGTTAAATATGATTTTTCAATTAGAACAATACCAGATGAATTAAATAATAATAAAAATATAATTAATATAAATGGTAATTTTCATAGAATATTTGAAGACGAAGATGATGAATTTGGTAAAATTATTATGAGATTACAAACTATGGCAGATCAAGAAGCTGTTGTTAATAAAGTTAATGATAATCCATTAGAAGCAGAACATATTTTATTATCTAGATTAATTGTTGAATATAATGGTAATAAAAATTTTAGTCCTAATGATTTTGATGATTTAAGTATGCCTGAAATAAATTGGATTGAAGAATTAGCAACAAGACATAATTATGGTCCTAATATGACAAAAGAAATTATTTGTCATAATTGTAATACTAAAAATGTTACTACAATAGATTTGTTAACTTTTTTATTCCAATCTGGCAGAGGCAAACAGACAATCCAGAATTAGAACAAAAACAATTAGAACTGATTGAAAAAGATTTAGATTTATTAGATCAAGAAATATTTCATCTAGCTAAGGGATTACGTTGGAATTATCAAGATATTTTAGATATGCCAGAAGCAGATAGAAAAAAATTTGTTAGATTAGAAAGTGAATATAATGAAAGAATTCGAGATAAAATTGACGATATAAATTAAGGAGAAAAATTTGGCTGCTCCAACTGCTTTCTTATCATCAATGGGTTTTGGTTTTGTAGTTAGAATGGTAGATGAAGCAAGTGGTAATCTTAATACCATAACTAAAGAATTAAATAAAACAAGTGCTGCTACTCAAGGTATGTTAGGTGGTATTGCTGCATTACAAACTCAATTAAAAGTAGGTATAGGTGCAATGATTGGTGGTTTAGCACTTAGTGGACCATTAATTGCTGCTGCAAATGCATCAGGTAGATTTGAATTTGTTTTAAAAACTGTACAAGCAATTACTCAATCAACAACAGCACAACTTGATCAATTAAGAATTAAAGCATTAGAAATAGCAATGATAACTATGTATACTCCTCAACAAATAGTTGAAGGTATGAGAAATTTGTCTACAATGGGATTTACAGTTGTTCAGATAATGGACATGATAAAAGATGTATCATATTTGGCTCAAGCATCATTTGGTCAATTAAATGTTGCATTAGCTGGCGAAGTTGTTGGTGGTGCATTAAGATCATTTGGATTAGGTGCAAACCAAGCATCAAAGATTGTTGATATTTTAACTAGAGCTACACAATTAACAAATTTACAGGCTAGAGATTTTCAATATGTAATGGGTTTAGCAGGTCCAGCAGCACGTATTGCAGGACAAGATGTTGTTGAATTGATTACTGTTATGGGTATGTTAAGAAATACTAATTTACAAGCATCTATGTCTGCTACTGCTTTTGCAAATTCAATTCGTGCAATTACTACAGCAACAGGTCAAGCAAAAATTAGAGAATTAGGAGTAGAATTAGGAGAATTAAATAAAAAAACAGGTGTAGTAGAATTTAGAAAACTTGGTGATATTGTTATTGATGTTGCAGAAAAAATTGTTAAATATAAACATGAAGTAAAAGCAGCACAAATAGCAAATGAAATATTTGGTGAAAGAGGTAAAAGAGCTGCTGCTGCTATTATGAATCAAACAATAACATTAAATACGGCAATGACTGATTGGAAAGATGTAGTATTTAAAGGTGGTGGTGCAATAAAAGCATTAAGAAATGAATTATATAATGCTACAGGTACTGCTGAAGGATTTAATGAAACTTTATTACCGACATTCCATAGAATAAAAGAATTAATTGGTGGTGCTCATAGTGCCATAGTTGCATTAATTGGTGATCCTGTACAAAAATTATTAGCATCAATTTTATATATATATTTTAAATTTCTTGGATTAATTAATGAAATGCTATTAATTTTAGGTCCAGTTAAAGATTTATTAATTAATATAACATTTTTAACAGGTGCTTTTTTAACATTAGGCGGTGCAATTGCTGCTTGTGCTGCTGCATTAAAATTATTTAATAGATGGTTAATTGCTAGTATTGGAACTGAAGCTGCTAGAAAAGCTACTGTATTTGCTAATTTATGGTCTTGGATTGCTGGAAATGTAAAAATTGCAGCAGATGCAATGAGAAAAATGAGTACAATGGGTGCAATTATGAATTTAGTTGGATTAGGAGCACCAATAAGATCAGAAGGAGCTGCTACTGCGATAATGGGAGCAAATTTAGCAGCACAATATAAAATGCAAGAAAAAATGTCTCAAACATTTTTTGGAAGATTACAACTTTTTGGAGGAAAAGTTGGTAATTTTTTTAAAGTAAAATTTATTAGTATATTTAATATATTTAAAAATTTAGGAACTATTTTATTATCTCCTTTTAAATTAATTTCAAGTGCAATTGGAGGAATATTTAAATTTACTGGTTTATTATTACCAATACTTGGAAAATTATTAATAGTTGGTCTTGTTATACAAGGAATTTTTACTTCAATAAATTTTTTAGTTAGAACATTAACAGGTGTAACATTAGTCGATTTAGTAAAAAGATTTAAAGAAATAATTAGTGTTACATTAGCTTTTAAGGATTTATTAAGTGGAAAAACTCTTGCAGAAAGTTTTAAAGTAATATTACCAAAAGAACTTGTAAAAAGATTTCAAGATTTAGGATTTACTAAAGTTCATATTGAAGCAATTGGTAGAGCATTATTAATATGGAATACTGTAATGGATAGATTAAGTACTAAATTTGAATTTTTTAAAACTTTAAAAACAATTTTAGCAGGTGGAGAAAGTAATGCTGAAGCTATGGCAAAAGCTACTGAAAAAATGGTTAATGGAATAGTAAATGCAATTACTAGTTTAGCAAAAATGATTGGATGGATTGCTTCAGTATTTGAAGGATGGAGAAAAGGAGGAATACTTCAATTAAGTCCTGGAAAAGTTGGTGCAAAATCACTTGGAATTTATGATTTTGTTTATGAAGAACAAGAAGCATTTAAAAAACATGTAACAAAAATGGTATCAAAATCTCCTATGGGTGATGTATTTAGTATGAGTGGAATGGGATATACAGAAGCAACTATGCTTAGTGATTTAAGTAAATCATTAAAAGGAAGAGAAGAGATAGAAATTAATTCTGAAGGAATTAATCAAACAAATAAAAGATTAGATAATGTTATTAAATCTGTTCGAGATTTAGAAAAAACACTTAAAGAAAAAGAAACTAATTTTAATGTTTCAAGTTCAATTGATTCTGAAGGAATTACTAAAACAGTAATTGAAAAAAGTAGTGATGAAATTAAAAGAACAGGTAGTCCTAGTCCTGGTTTTATGACTACAATAAATACAACAACTGGTTATTAAGGATTTAAAAAATGTCTGAAGAAAAATCTTCAAAATGTTATTTAATAGTAGATCCTCAAGATTATAAAAGATTATCTCAAAAAGGAGGTAATCGAAGAAAATTTTTACGTGTTTTAAATTTTCAATATATTCCAGCAGAAATTATTAAAAGATTAGGTGGAACATATGCTGAAATTAAAATACCAGGTGCAGCAATACCAGTTCAACAATTTATTGCTAATAATCCTTATCAAGTACAAATGACATTATTTTTTAATGGTTTAGGAGAAGATGAAAATAATTATAAAACAGAAAAACAAAAAGAAGATTTAAGAAATAATACATATGTAAAAGATAGAGTTGATTGGTTATTTACTTTTTGTAGTAGTCAAGGTGCTAATCAAGGACAAACTGTAAGATTAACTTTATTATGGGGAGAAACTAAATATATTTATGATGGTTCAGATTTAAGAGCAAATATACCAGGTTTTAAATGTATATTAAAAAGTGTACAAGTAAAAGAAGAACAATTTAGTCCTGTATCATTATATCCTATGAGAGCTACATGTGATATTGTTCTGGAATCAATTAAACAATTTCCATTTTAAGGAGATAATATGCCTGTTTTTAAAGGTTCTAGATATGATCGTTCTAATATTATTTCTATTGAAAATGAAGAAGGAATTACAAAATTAGATGTTGATAAAGGAAAAGAATATTCAATAGAAGATTTAGAAGATGATGATTATATTATTCATAAAGTTGGTCCAGGAGAAACATTAGAATCTATTGTTTATAAATATACTGGAAATTCTTCTTATTATTATATTATTGCTCAAATTAATGATATATATGACCCATTTGAATCTATTGAAGGAAAAGATTTAATAATACCTTCTGAAAATTTTTTTAATAATATTTAATTATGCCAAATACTATAAAATCTAAAAAAGAAAAATATATAAGAGATCAAGAAACACAAATAGGTAAACTACCACCAAATTATGCTCCTACTGAAAAAGTTATAATTGATCGTGTTAGATTATTAGAAGATAAAGTTAAAGTTCTAAAAAAAGAATTAGAACCACAACCACATTGGACAGAAGGACAACAAATATCTTATTTGGAAAGAATAGATCCTTGGGTAGCAAAAGAATATCAAACTACTATTAAAGAATATGAAGATTTAACAAATTTTTATAAAGACAAAAATGAATTAAAAAATTTAAAATTAGATATTGATAGATTTAAACCTAAAGTATGGATAACTTTAAATGGTAAAAATATACAAAAATTTAATAAAATAGCTCCTGATTTTATTGATAGAATAGTTGTAAAAGAAAATGATGGAGGAGCAACTGATTCAAAATCTAAAATGGGAACAGTTGAAATAACATTTAAAAATCCTTTAATAAATAAAGGAAACAAACAAAAATATGCTTTTGAAGGATTTAAACCATTTTTAACAAAAGCACAAGAAGGAGAAATATCAAAAGAAATTAAATCATATGATTATTTAGAAATTATTATTGGTTATGATAATGAAAAAAGAAATTTTGGTAAATTTTATGTTGATAGACCTAAATTAAATTTTGCTGAAACAAATGCTCCTACAATAATATTAAAAGGTATTACTTATGAAGAAAATCTTAATACAGGAGAAAAATATAGAGTTTGGTGGGATAAAACACCAGAAGATATAGTTAATCAAATTGCAAAAGAAGCGAATTTATCTGTAAATATTGAACCAACTGGAATACCAAGAAAAACTATTGTTCAAAATACAAGTGATTATTTATTTCTTAAAAAAATAGCTTACAATTTAGGTTATTTATTATATATTGAAAGAAATATTTTATATTTTCATTCAATTGGAAATACTGATCCAGCATTAAGAGGTAAAAAATTTAATGGATATAAATTAGAATATAGACCAAATTCTAAAGGAACATTAAGTTCTTTTAGAATAAATTCATTTGAATCTAAAAAATTTGAAGAAATAATTGGTACTACTATAAATGATACTGGTAGATTAACTGAACCAAAAAAATATGATGTTACTAAAACTCAAGATCCGTTATCATTAATTCAAAATAAAAATAATATTTCTAGTTTTGATTTTGAAAAAGAAACTAGAAAAACTGAATTAACTGGTTTTACTAAAAATGATGAAAAAATAAAAGATACTAATAAAATAAAAGAAAAATATGAAACAATTTCTAATGATGAATTAGCAACAAAATATAAATTATTATTTGGAGAAGATTCTACTATTCCTGAAATTGATAATTTAGGTCTTTTAACTTATAAAACAAGACAATGGTATGTTGATCAAATAACTAAATATGAAGCAGGAGAATTATCTGAAAATGAATTTGCAGTTACAAATTTAATAGCAAGACAAGAAATTCAGAAAAGATTAATTGTTGGTATTTATGATGGTAAAGATATTGTAATTCCAGGTACTGATTGGTATCAAATACCTGCTGAAGCTTATATACCAGGAATGGTATCATTTCAAAAAAGAATATCTTATGCTGAAGCAATTAAAAATGAAGAAGAATTAAATAAATTATTAAAAGCAAAAGCAATTCAAAAAAGATTTGCTGTTAAAGCAACTGGTAAAACTATAGGATTACCAAATTTAAAACCTAGAAATATTGTTGATATATCTGGAACAGGAGATTTTGATCAATATTATTATATAACTGATATAACACATACTTTTGATCAAAGTGGTTATAATATTTCTTTTGATTGTGTTTCTGTTGGAAGAAAAATTCCTGTAATTGAAGTTGATGAAATATTAAATAATCAAGATTTAAATGAAGTTGAATTAGAAGAAGAAATATTTGTCTTTGAAAAAGAAACTAAAACGACAAAATTAAAAAATTATGAAACTAAAGAAGAAGTTGAAGAAAGAAAGAAGAGACAAAAGGAAAAATAAATAATGGAAATATTTTTAGATAAAGATAGAATATTTGGTAAAACTAGAGGAAAGGTTATATCAAATAAAGATCCTCAAAAAATGGGAAGAATATTATTTATAGTTCCTGAGTTAATGGGTTCTACTATAATGCCGTGGGCAAAACCTGTTAATAATCAAGGTAGATTACCTAATATTGGTGAAGATGTTTGGATAGAATTTGAAAGAGGAGATATTAATTTTCCTATATATTCTGGTGAATGGGCAACAACAGAAGAAGGTACAAATCCAGTTCCTGATTTAGCAAAAGGATTACCTGATGAAACAGCACAAGGCAATATGGATCAAGGTTCTAAAGGTTTTGATAGAATGCCAATCCAAGGATCTGAAACATTATTTTTTGATGAACCTTATAGTGGATTTGGAGCAGAATATTCACATAATAGAATTATTAAAACTAAAAGTGGAAATCTTTTGGAAATAGATGATACACCAGATAATGAAAGAATTCATATTTATCATCGTAGAGGTTCTTTTTTAGAATATAAATCTGATGGAAGTTGTATTAAAAAAACAAGAGGTCGTGAACATTCTATAATTGAAGCAAATCATATCCAACATATTCATGAAAATGAATATAAATCTATTGATCTTAATTCTAGATATCAAATTACTAAAAATAGAAGTGTTACTGTAGGAAATGATTATAAAAAAGAAATAGGTGGAGAAACAACTGAAATATATAAAAGTTCAACAAATAGATCATATAAAGGTAGAGTTGATAGTGAATATAATGGTGATATTAATAAAACTGTTTATGGAAGTGAGAGAAAAACTATAGGTGGACCAAAATTAGAAGTAATAATGGAAAATAAAGATGCTACTGTTGTTGGAAGAAAATCAACTGTTATAACTAATTTAAATATTGATGATGAAGCAGAATTAAAAACAATTTTAATAGGAAATTTATATCAAAAATTAGTAGCAGGAGATAAAGAATTATTAATATTATTAGGAGATGTACTTAAAAAAATATTAATTGGTAATTTAAAATATAATATCCAAATAGGAGATATGGAATTTAAAGTAGGAACTGGAGATATAGAAATATCTACATCTGCTGATGGATTTTTAGATTTAGGTGAAATAACTATTAAAAATCAAGATAATAAAATTAAACTTTATAAAAATGGTAAAACTGAAATAATTACAAAAAATATAATTAATCTTATTTCTGATTTAATAAATATTAAAAAAGATGGAGAATCTGTTGAACCAATGGTTTTAGGTAATAAAATATTTGCTCAAATAGCTCATATTGTTCAAATGTTTTTAAATCATCAACATACACATCCTTATGGTCCAACTACTGGTTTAATTGGTTCTATGCAAAATTTTGATGATTATAGAAGTGCAACTAATAATGTTTCTTAAAAGGTCTATAAAATGGCAAAATCTATAACAGATTTTTTTGGAAAAGTTATAAAAGATCATGTAAAAGATGGACTTGGAAGACCTATGCAAAATGGTAGTGCAGATGGAAGTTATCAAAATATTGCTGCTAGTGAATTGTGGTCGCAAATAAAACTTGCTAATGCAATGGAGAATCAATGGGTTAATTTTTGTAATAGTATGAAAAATAGTGATGGAAATTCAATTATTCCTCCAACAACAGTTACATATACATATGGTGGAAATAAAATTACCAATCCTGGAATTGAATATGAAATTGAATGGGGTTTAAAAGTTATTAAAAGTGGAATAGCAATTCCTTTTTACTGGATTAAATATAAATCAAATATAGATTTAAGTTCTGCTTCTAAAGATGATATTTGGATTTGTGATAGAGGACATGAATATTTAGTAGAACAAGTTAATAATTTTGAAAATAAAATTTTAATAGCAGGACCAATTTCAAAAATTGATGGAACTTCTGGTGGTGGTCATATTAAAAGTGGAGATCAAGGAAAAATATCTAAATCTTTTCATGGTGGTACTCCAAGTGGTGAAACTCAAGAATTTGATGCAACAGGTTCTAGTGGAACTTTTAAATTAGGAGAAATGATAACAGGTTCTCCTAGTGGTGCTACTGGAAAAGTTCTTGATAGTGATGGATTAACAAAAGGATATTTTAAAAGTAATCCACAACATATACCTTATAGTATAGGTCCACCAATTGTTTTAGAACATTGGAAAGTTGAATTAACAGATGTATCACATTTATCAGTTGGAGTTCCTGTTATATTTGAAGATTATAATGGTCAAACATTAGAAACTATATTATTTAATATTGGTGGTGATACTGTTAAAACATATGATAATATTTCAGGATTTTCAAGAAATACACCTTCTTGGGTAAAACTTAAAAATCCAACAGATATTGCTACTTTTTTAAATATTGAACTTCAAGGAACAACTAAATTTTTAGTTGGAGATATTGTAACTGGAGATGAATCTGGAACTACTACAATTTTACAAACTGATAATACTGATTATTCAGAAAATAAAAGTAATCCAGAACATATTCAAGCATTATTAAATATATTAAAAGCAGTATCTCCTCAATGTATATGCATAATTGGTCCTAGTAGTGTTCCATTACCTTTAATAGTTACATAAAATGATAATAAGAGAAAAAATTGAAAAATTATTATATGAAAATAATTCTAATAGTTTAAGTAAATGGTATTGTTTTAAATCAATAAGAGAAATACCTTTATTTAGAATGTTTGAATTTGCAATATTAATGATTAATTTAGAAATTGAAAAATTAACATATAAAATAAGATATTATTTACAAGATTGTTTTATTATTAAAAAACAAATTAATCAAAATAATAAAAAAGAAAAATTAATAGAAAAAAGAAAAAATATACTTTTAAAATATTTTAAAGGAAATAAATAATAATGGCAAGAGAAGTTGATCTTACAAATGATCAAAGAATAGAAAATATAGAAACAAGATATCGTAAAGAAAAAGGTCTTAAATTTGATAATACTCCTGGAAAATGGTTAGGAGCATCTATTGGTCAATTTTTACCTGTTGAACAAATTCTTAATTTTATTAAAGGAGTAGAGAAAGCAATTGCTCCATTAATCTTAGTATTAAATTTAACAGCAGGAGTTTTAAATAAAGCAAAAATATTTCTTAAAACGTTTCCTAATTTAACAGCATTAATAATTAAAATAGCATTATATCCTATAGTTAGATTTCTAGAAGATCTCAAAAATACTAAAGTATCAATGTTAATTATTAGTCCAAAATTAGGACCAATGAGCATTAAAAAAGCATTTACTGTATTAGAAAATAGTTTTTATGATAAAGCAGATCCTGAAAGACCTATACCTAAAACTGGTTTATTAGGTGGATTAATAATATTAGGTTATTTTCCAACATTATCAGCATTTACAAGATTTGGTAATACTATTGCAAAATTTTTAAATCAACCTACTTTTGGTAATTTTGATAAAGTTAAATTAAAAAGTCCATTTGCAACTGCAACAGTAATAGATATGGCAAAAATTGATCATACTACTAGAGATTCTGGTAATGATTCTTTATATAGTAATGAATTAAAATGGCAAGGAGATAATTCAAAAAAAGTTGTTAATTATAAACAATATATAGCAGATGCAAGAGGTGGAAGTGTATTTATAAATCCTAATTTTGATATAATTATTAGCACTAGTAATTTTTCATTTCCAGAGAAAGGTCTTTTAAAAGTAACACAAGGTTTAGATAAACCATATTATATACCTTATAATGGTAGAGCAGTTGTTTTAAATAATAATAGAATAGTACCAATTCATTTTAAATTTGATGATAAACAAGATATTAAATATTATGCATTTATTAATTGTGAAATTCCACAAAATATTTATAAAATAACAGAAGTTTCAGATGATATTCAAACAACAAATAATGATAAAAATTATAAAATAATTCATGATGTTGAATTTAGAAAAATAGAAATAAAAGGAAAAAAGAAAAGTAATTTTATTGATTCAATATCAGAATCATACGAAAACTTTTTATCATTTGATACACAAGATATTATAGGAGATTTAATTGAACCAGATAAATCACAATATAATAGAAAAATTAATATTACAGATAAAAGAACGTTAAATATTAATTATTCAGGTAGAGAAAGTGAATTTTTAAAAATTACTTCTTTTATTTTAATAGATCAAGAAACAGGAGAATATTTTGGTAAATTTTATAGAGATGAATTTGTAGTACCAGGTTCTCAAGTAGTTGATGATAAAGGTAATCTAACAATTTCTTATATTTTAACAGATATACCAAGTTCAATAAGAAAAGTATTAGTAATAGCATATATGAATATATTTGAAGATACTGATGAATTAGAAGAAATAACTAAATTTATAACAAGAATAACTAAAAAACATAGATTTGAAATAAAAGGAGCATTTTTAGAACCAGGAACTTTTCCATTTCAAGGTACTGCTCCAGATTGGTATAGTATAGGTTTAACTGATTTAATTAGACCATTAAAATATGTATTTAGATATTTTTCTCAATTTATAGATTGGTTATCTAAATATTCATTTGATGTTACTGATATATTAATTAAAGGAATAGAAGTATTAGAACATAATGTTAAAACTTTAAAAGAAACATTAGATTCAATTAATTATATGTTAACCGAATATTTCACTTTTGAAATATTAAATACTAGAGCAAATTTTCTTTTATTAGATCCAAAATTAGGAGGAGTTCCTAATTTTATGTATAGAATAAGAAATAGTACTGGTTTAGAAACATTTGGTGCTAAAGATAATTATCAAGAATTAGATAAATATAGATTTACTGAAAATGAACAAGAATATTTGAAAAAATTTACTGTATCAGGTGGTCAAACACAAAGTTTAGTTAGTCTTGCTAATTCTGGTTATTTAAATAAAGAAGGATATACTTTTATAATAGCTTTATGTGTTACTTCAGGAAGAGATTATTCTGTATTTAGTAAATTTTTCCAATTTGCAGTTCAAGATACATGGAAAGATATTAGAAAAGTATTTAATGATAAATATTTAGAAGATCTTAAAAAAGGTTATAAAAGAGCATTTAATGGACAATATCCATTTGATAATACTAATTTAAATGATACAGATAGAAATAAATTAGAAGGAATTCTAGAACAAATAGAAAATAATAAAGAAGAAGCTGATGAACCAACTACATTACCAGAAGAAGTACCAGGAGATTTTGCAAGACCAACATATGATCCATATGGAACTATTAGTAGTCCTGGAGAAGCAAATGATGTTTTAAATACAGGACAAGGTAAAGATGGTAAATTAATTTCTGATACTAATTATAGAGAACTTTATGAATTAGATGATGGTACTAAATGGGATATTATTAAAAATGGTGATAATGATTTAGGTAGAATTAATCTTGATAGTAATGCTGGATTAATTGATGGAAATTTATTAACTTCTCCTCCTTTTGGAAGATATATTGATGGTTTATTTGATCAATTTAATAGATTATATATTATAACAGAATTTGGTCTTGCTAGATATGATTATCAAAATTGGTATGGATTTATAGATTTAAATGGATTTTTAAATCCTAATCCTACATCTATTATTAGAGATCATAATAATAAAATATGGATAGGAACTAAATTTGGTATATCTTGTTATGATCCTGGAAAAAATTGGATCAACTATAGTAAATATCAACCTATATATGATTTAGAAAATAATCAATATACTTATAATAATAATTTTAAAAATATAATTGTTAAAACAATAGTTACAAATGAAACAATAGAAAATATTCAATCATTTCCTATTAAAAAAATTAAAAAATTAAATAAATCTTTTATTAATAAAGAAGATTTAACATATTATCCAGAATCTTTTGAAATTAATTGTTTATATTTTGATTCAAATAATAAAATTTTAGTAGGTACTAATAATGGATTAATTAAAATTGATCCTGATACATTTGATATTGAAAAAGTTTTAGTTAAAGAATTAGAAACAGATTTTAATAATTATGATATAACTTCAATTACTGAATCTGATAATTATATATGGGCAACTACAATTGATTCTGGTTTATTTAAAATAGATAAAACTAATTATAATAATGTAACACAATTTAAAAGAAATGACACATTTATTGCTAGTAATAATTTAACAAGTGTTGTTATAAAAGAAAATGATGATATTTTTATTGGTAATGCTTTTGATGGATTAAATTTTTATGATGAATCTGGTAATGATTGGGATATAATTAATAATCAAGTATTTATTGAAGGATCAAATATTGAACCATTTTTTATAAATTCAAATAATAATAAATTAAAAATTAATATTAAAGATAAAATTTATGAATTAACAATAAATAATACATTAATTAATTCTTCTAGTACTGGTGAAATTCTTTCTTCATTAAATGAATTTAAAGATATAAATTTTACTTTTGTTAATAATCATATTAATAAATATATTAAAATAACTAATGCAGTTGATCCTTTAAATATTACTTATAAAAAAATATTAGAAATAATTGATTCAAATACAGTATTAATAGATAGTAGTTTAAATAGTGCTGAAGCAGGAATTACTTATGAATTACATAATGCTAGTGCTGAAAAAATATCTCAGGATATTAATAATGCTGCTGGTGCTAATAATGATAATGCTAAAATTGATTTATCATTAATTACTAAAGCAAATGATAAAGGACAAATAGTATTTGTAAGAGAAAAACAAAATTTTGAATTATTTAAATTAATAAGTACAACAAATTCTATATATTCAACAATTGGTATAAATGTTGGAACTGAAAGAGAATTTAATTATCCTAAAATAGTAAGTAATAGATTAGTAACAATGACTTTTTATAATAAAAAAGAAGAATTATTGGTAGGAACTTTTAATACTGGATTTTTTAAAAAAGATAAAAATGATAATTATTATAATTATACACCAATAAATAGTTATTTACCAGAAATATATGTTAATAAAATTTTAGTTGATGCTTCTGGAAGTAAATGGATTATAACTAATTATTTTATAACTAAATTTGTTGATAAAACAAGTGATCAAATTGAAATTAAAATTAATGATACTTCTAAAGTTGTTGATTGTAAAGTTGATGATTATCAAATAGAAATTAAACAAAGTACTGATGATATAGATATAGAAATTGATAATAACGATTTAGATTATGATATATTTTAAAGGAGAAATAAAATGGAATTTAAAATTAAAAAGAAAGATAGATTACCAGATTTAGGAATAACAGCATATAAAGTAGGTACAAGTGATCCGCATAATTTTAATGATGATGGTACTATTTATGATAAAAAATTAGTTAATGGTGCAGAGATTTCTGATAAAAAACATGTATTTTTTATAATGAAAAAAACTCAAGTATCTTATACAGGTTCTTATCCATTAACTAGTGAAAGATTAAATCAAGGAGTTGAAACAGGAGATGAACCACTTAGTACTAGTGCTTATAATATTATATTAAGTATTGATAATTTTGATCCATTATTAATAGATGTAACAGGAGATGAAGGAGTAGGAGGTAATTATGAACCTTCTGATATAGTTGATAATATTAATGCTGCTTTTGCTAATTTAGATACATCATTAGCTAATGTTGCTTCATTAACAACAGAAGGTTATTTAAAAATTACTTCTCCTTCTACTGGAATTAATAGTCGTGTAATAGTTCATAATAATCCTGGTGAAGTTAGTAAAAATGCTACTGAAATTTTATTTGATGTTGAAGAAGATAGTGGTACTGTTTATTCTCAAGATGATATTCCTGTTAATCCTAATTTATTTGGACATGAAGGAATTAATGCTGAAATAGTAAGTGATGATCCTAGTCTTGGTAAATTAAAATATAAATGGAATGTATTAGATACACAAAATGAAGGAATTTATATTGCAGAATTTAAAATAAAATATGTAATAGATATTACTTTAACAGGTAGTATTAAATTTTTTAATGGATCTAAAACATTAGAAGGTATTAATGCTAAATTATTATCAGAAATTAAAAAAGGTGATTTTATTTCTGATGGTTCTAAATTATATATGATTAATAAAATAACAAATGATAATGCAGCAGTATTAGTTGATAATTATGATAGTGTTGATAAAACAGTTTCAACTCCTTCTGGTAAAGGATTCAAATTTCGATCATTTCCTAGTACTGATGATACTGAAAAGAAATTATTTGTAAAAGTTGCTGATGATGTTGATAATGATGATGATTTTTATGAATAAAAATTGGAGGATTTGTGAAAACATTTTATGATAATTTAAATCATACTGATAAAGATATTTTTCAATTTGTAATAAGTGATTTAGAACAGGATTATAATAATATTGAAATTAGAAAAATTAATCAATCTATATCTGATATGGAAAAAGAACTTAGAGATAAAAATAATCGTAGAAAAATACTTGAAAATCGTATTAATAATATTATATATCTTTTAAAAATTATTAATGAAGTTAAAAATCCTTCAGATGAATTATTATTATTTAAAAATAATTTAATTGAAAATTTACAAATAACTCATGATGAAATACCTAAATGTAATGTACAGAAATTACATATTAGAATATTAGAACAAAAAAAATTATTAGAAAGATTTACTCAAATTAAAAAATTAATTAATAAATTTTTTAATAATAAAATTAATAATGATAAACAAGATAATAAAAAAAATTAATAAAAGATTAAAAGAAATTAAAGAAATAAAAAAACATTGTGAAACTATAGGTGAAGATTGTAAAATTTGTAAAGTAGTTATTAAAGAATTAAATAATATTTTAAATTATATTAAATTTTTTAAAAAATAAGGATTAAATAATGACAACTAAAACTAAAATAGATCTTATATTAGGTAGAGCAGCAAAATATCCTTTTAAAATAGAAAATGGTACATGGCCTTTAACTCAACCTGGAAAAGTAGGTCAACAAAAACATATTAAAGATAGTTTATTAGATTTAATATTTACAACTTTAGGAGAAAGATTACATCGTAGAGGTTATGGATCATTAGCATTAGAATATATTTTTGAAAATATTGATGAGGTTTATGCTAGAGAATTAGAAACTAATATTTATGATATTATAGCAAATTATGAAGGAAAAATTGATGTTCAATTAATAACAGTTACACCTGATCCAGATAATGCTCGGTACATTGTAAATATAGAATATACATTTGCAAATGAAGTAAAACCGAATAATATAATTTTTCCAATTTCAGCTAAAGATTTCAAAGAATCTGAATACTTATAAATAAAAATCTATTCAATAATAGAAATTTTATAAATAAGATAAGATTGTGTTTAATAATATTAAATAGTATTGGGGGTAAAAATTGGCAAATAATTTACCTAAAATTGATTATAGTAGTAGAGATTTTATTGCTATTTTGGCAGATATAAGAAGATTATTTCCTTATTTTCTACCAGAAATGACAGATTTAAATCCTAGTAATCCTGCTATTGCTTTAGCAGAAATTGATGCTGTTATGGCAGATCAATTGCATTTTTATGTAGATAGAATGGTAAATGAAATGTTTCTTGCTACTGCACTTCGTAGAAGAAATGTTAAAAATATATTAAGACTTATTGATTATGAAATGAGTTCTGCTCAATCATCAATAGTTCCATTAAAATTTACTTTAGGTTCAACATATCCAAATCCTATTATTATTCCAGTTGGAACTCAATGTCAATCAGTTGGATTAGATGAAGTAATTTATTTTGAAACAGTTAAAGATTTAATAATACCATCTGGTGAATTATCTAATACTATTGAAGCTGAGGAAGGACAAACGATAAGTGAATCAATAGGGGTTTCAGATGGAACTTCATATCAATCTTTTATAACTAATGAATATCCTATTATAGATGATAGTTTAAAAATATTTGTGAATGAAGGTTCTGGTTATTTTTTATGGAAAGAGGTAGAAAATTTTGCAAATTCAAATTCAACTAGTCGTCATTATGCTGTTCAAAAAGATGAATTTGATAGAGCAATTATATTTTTTGGTGATGATGGTCAAGGAAAAATACCTGCTCCTGATTCTTCTATTCTTGCTATATATAAAATAGGTGGTGGAGAAAGAGGAAATGTTGAGATAGGAGTTATTCAACAAATAAATAGTATTATTTTGCATAATGGTAATCAAGTTTCTATTTCAGTTATTAATGAAGAAGCAGCACAGGGAGGTGTTGAAAGAGAAAGTATTGAAACTGCAAAAATTCAAGGACCATTAAATCTTAGAACTTTAGGTAAAGCAGTAACATTAGAAGATTTTGAAACATTGGCATTAAAAGTAAGTGGAGTTGGTAAATGTCAAGCAAAAAAAACAGATTTTAATGAAGTTACTTTATATATATTTGGAAATGCAGGAATTGAGGCATCTATTGCATTAAAATCTAAAACAAAAGAATATTTTGATGGTAATGGAGTTGATATTCCACAAAAAAGATTATGTACAGTAGAAGTATTAGTTGAAGGTGGAACTTATGTAGATCCTTGGATTGAAGGGTATATTAAAGTATTACCTAATTATAAAAATTCAAGTGTTAAAGCATTAGTTAATGATGCTTTAAAAGAATTATTTGATTTTGATGAACAAGAATTTGGTAAAACAGATGATGATATAGGAAATTTAAATACTAGTGATGTAATTAGTGTTATTCGTAATGTAGAAGGTGTTGATTATTTTAATCCTGATATTATTTCAATGCGTCCTAAAATTAATAAAGAAGTATGGTCTGGTGATGCTGATTTTGTTGATGATGCTTGGGTTATTAATGATGAAACAGTTGATGAAACATGGACATTAAATTTTGTTAGTCCTACTAAATTTCAAGTTCAGGGAAGTGTTAGTGGAGTACAATCAAATCAAGGAGTAATTGGAACTTTATATCAATCAGATGGTACAGAACCAAAAATTAAATTTAAATTAGAAAATAATGGTCAAGCAATGCAAATAGGAGATAGAGTAAAATTTAGAGTTTCTAAAATTAATGATAATATTGATGTTAATGATTCTGAAATTTTGTCTCCAACATTAGATATTAATGGATTATTTAAATATTTTGATTTAACTTATGAAGGAGGGGCATAATGAATAATTTTATTTTAAATTTAGCAAGACCAAGAAGAAATGGTGGAAATGGTAGACGTGATGGTTCTGGAAGAGGAAGAGGTCAATCAGGTGGAGGAAGAAGAAATAGAAATCCTAAACCATGTGGTAGAGGTGGAAATGGAAATGGAAGAGGTAGAAATCGTAAATAATATGGATGATAAAAAAATAGTTAAAAAATTTATTTTAAGTACATTAGAAGGATTATTAGATGAAATAGATAAATTAAAAATTAAAATAAATAAAAAAAATAATTATATTGAATATTTAATTAAAGTTGATGATAAAGATTATGGAAAAGTAATAGGTAAAGATGGTAGAAATTTAAAAGCTATTAAAACTTTATTTAATTCAATTACTAGTAAATTAAAAATATCTGCTAATATTAATTTTGATATTCCTAAATTAAAGAAAAAATAATGCTTAAAATTAAAAAACCAATTTATACAGTATTTCAATCTTATCAAGAACAAAGTGAAGATTATCCAAAAGGTCGTACTGTATTAACATTAAATTGGCAAATACCTACTAAATATGAAGAAATTGAAAAAATAATAATTGAATCATTTAATGGTTTAGATACTAATTTTCAATTACCTTATGGAAATATTGAAAATATTACTTTATATGCTGATGATATTGAAATTGATAGTAGTCATTATATAATTGATTTAATAGAAGGAAATGGAACTGTTTATTCTACTGCTGCAAATAATGGTCAAAAAATAAAAATAACATATACTCCACTTAATCCTGTAAAAGTAACAGATGAAATAGAAGGAGAAATTTTAATTAATTCTTGTGTTCCAAATAGAGATAATGAATTCAAAATAGGTAATAAAAATATAATACCAACAATTACTCCTAAATTTTATACTAATGGAATTTATATTACTCATAATACTCCAATAATTGATAGTATTAATAAAATAATTACAACTGATAAATGGTATTTTAATTATAAAACTGGTAAAGGTGTTCTTAGATCTGGTGCAGCATTACCTGCTACTTTAAGTGAAATAACAATTGATTATTATAGAGAAATAAAATTAGATAAATTTGAATTATATAAAATTGAAAATGGATTATATATATATACAACTTATGAAGAAGTTATAAATGATCCTAATAAAATTATTGTTAATGATAATATTAATTATTCTTCTAATAACTACATTGAAGAAATGATTTCAGACCAAAATGGTCGTAATTATATGTATTATTTATTTGCTGTTGATTCTGATGGCAATCATTCTATTTGTGATTTACAATTAATAGAAACATTACCTTCAATTGTACAAAATTTTGTATTATATACTAGAACTGGTGAAGTAAATTTATTTTGGGATAAAGTAATTGATCCTAATGTTAATGGTTATAATATTTGGAGATGTGAAGGAACTATTTTACAAAAACAAAATCTTGTTAAATTAAATAGTAAATTAATAACATCTAATGAATTTTCTGATAGTGCAACAAATACTACAAATAGAAAATCTTCTACTGAAATTACATATCCATTAGAAGCAAAAAGTTATGTTTATTTAGTTGAAGCAGTAGATGAATATTCTAGTTGGAAAGTAGGAACTGAAAATAAAAGTAGTGAAGCAAGTGAAAATTTAATAACTCAATTAATTCCTGACGATAAATAAAATGGCAAAACTTAAATCATTATATTCTACTGAAGCTAGTGTTTCAATTCCTGGTAGTGCTATATATGAATATTTAGTAAGAAATTTAACTGTTGAAGCTACTGTTGAAGGTCCACAAATTTTAATTTCTTTTACTAATCCAACAATTAGTAATTTTTTAAAAGTTCATATTGTAAGAAAATTACGATCATATCCTTTAAGTCCTACTGATGGAGTTAAAGTATATGAAGGAACTGGTAATGTATTTAGTGATAGAAATATAGTTGGTGGTCAATGTTATTATTATACTGTTTTTGTAGAATTAGATGATGGTAGTATTTATTATGATGTAAATTTTAGTACTGGATTTGCTATATCTTTTTCAACAGGAAACATGCCAGATTATGCTTATGAATCAACGGTTAGACATTATAAAATAAGTGATTCTAAAACTCCATCTAGAATATTAGAAGAAGTGCAAACTGATAAAGGTGATTATGTAAATATAAATGAAGAAACTGATAAACATCAATTACAAAGATATTTTAAAACTACTAAAGTAGAATTTGATAGAATTAAATCATTAATAGAATATTCACCAACTTTATTAGATATAGATAATTGTCCAGAATATATTCTTCCATATATTTCTCAATTTTTAGGAGTAGATTTTAATGCAGATATTCCAATTGAAGCAAGACGTGCAGAATTAAAAAATATTATTGGAATATATAAAACTAAAGGTACTCCTGATTCAATAACTAATCAATTACAAAATATTTCTAAATTAGATGTTGGTATACAAGAATATTATAAAAATATTCTTAAATCTAATAGAAGAGATAGAACGTCTGCAAAATTTGGACCTGAATGGTCATTAGCTATAGGTTTAGAAGGTGATCCAAGTGTTAATAGTTTAAATTTTGATGAAAATGGTTTATATGATTGGAGAAAATATGGTTTATGGTTTCTTATAGATGAAGAAGAAACTTTAACTAAAGCAGTTATTGATAAAACAAATAGAATAATTGATAAATATGAACCTGCAAATGCTATTCATTTATTAGGTGCTTATACTGAAATAGAGGAAGATTTTACTATTTTAGTAGAAGATATGTTTGATGATCAATTTGAATATGGATTTAAATTTGATCTATATACTTTAGATAATGAAATTATTCATATTGAATCATTTGTAGATGAATGGTTTACTGATATTACTTTTATAGAATATCTCGATGTATTATATGATTATGATAAAGTATTAATATCAAATATAATTGATAAAGTATCTAATGTTGCATTAATTCAATCTGCTGATATGATAACTGATGCAGGAATTGGTGGTTCATTAGGTAGAAAATTATCTGATAGTTTTACAAATTATAATGAAAATGGAAAATTTAAATATACTGATTATCCAGAAATTAATGAAGATCTTTCAGCATTAAAAGTATTGGGTCAAGGTTGGTATCATGATGATTATAGTTATGGCCCATATATTGAAACTTATTTATTTGATATTTTAGAAGAAAATTTAGAAGAAATTGATACAGATAATAATGAAGATATTAATACAAGTATAACAATTTCTGAAGATACGAATGTTGAATTTCAAATTGAATCATTAGATATAGAAAATATTAATATAATTACTGAATCAAATTATGATGAAATATTCATATTAGATTCAGAAAATTATTTAATTAGTTCAATTTCTGATGGTAAAAAATTAGATGCAGATACTATATTTAATGAATTAATTTATAATAAAGAAAATTGGTTATATTCAAATAATATTGAAAAATTATCAAATGATATATTAATTAAATCTACTCAATGGATAATTGATTCATATATTGATCAACAATATTATAGTGGTATTGGAGAAGAATCTTTTACAGATGCAATAGATAGTGAAGAAAATTTAACAACTGTTGAAAATATTTATTTAGAAAATTATGATATTTCAAATATAATTGATGAAATACTTAATGATCCTGTTCAAGAAATAAATAATGAAAATATATTATCATCAAATTTTATTGAATCATCATTAAATGCAATAGAAACTTTAGAAGAAGAATTATTAGAATCAACTGATGATTCTTGGTTTACAGAATTATATTTTGCAACTACTCCTGAAATGGAAGAAAATCTTGGTATAATTCCATTTGATCAAGTAATGCCTGATGAATCAGAATCAATAAATCAAGAAATATATTCAAATATTATCAATGAAGAATTAATAAATGAAATAAATATTTTACCAGAAGATGAAACAATATTATATAGTTATTTAGATTCAGATTTAAATGAATTAGATATTTTAAATAATGAAAATTATAATTTATTATCAATAATTGATAATAGTGTAAATGAAGAAATAAATACTTTAGATATTGATTCATATAATATTAATTGGGTAGATGTAGATGTAACAACAATTTATGATGGAAGAGAAAAAATTTATACAGAATTGTTTTATGTAGAAAAATTTAGTGATATTATTGATTTAAATTTTGAAAATTATTCATTTTTTATTAATGATAATAATATAGATAATATAGAATTTTTAAATTCTGAAATTTATTCTTTTATTATTAATGAACTTTCTGTAAATGAAGATATTGAATCATTAATACAGGATAATTTTTCTTTTACATTTTTAGATCAAGAATTAACAGAATTAGATAAAATAGATTCAGATAATTATAATTTAACTGCTAGTGATTATGCTGATCTTTTAATTGAAAGTGAAAATTTAGAATCATATTCAAATATTATATCAGAAGAATTATTATCTGAAATATATGAAATATCAGATGATACTATCACATTATCTTTATTTGATTCATATTTAACTGAAAGTGAAAAATTAGATACTGAAAATCTTGGAATAACTATTCAAGAAGAAATAATTCCTTATATAATAGAAACAATAGATAATGAAATTTATGATATTAATTGGATTGAAACTGAAATAACTAATGTATTAGATGGAACTGAAACTTTTTATATTAATCTTTTTCAAGATGAAAAAATAACAGAATTAGAATCAATAAATCAAGAAAATTATTCAATATTATTTTCTGAATCAATTTTTAATGATATCGAAATTTTAGAACAAGAAAATTATTTATTTTCAATTAATATAGAATTATTAAATGATATTTTTGATTTATCACAAGAAACTATTTCTATTTTATTAAGTGATGAATCATTTATTCAAATTGAAGGTATTAATCAAGAAAATTATTCCTTCATTTTGATAGAAAATTTAATATCTGATATTGAATCAATTGAAAATGAAAATATTTCTAATTCTTTAATTGAAAATTACTTAGCAGAAATATATTCTTTAAATAGTGAAATTTATTCATATATTTTATCAGATGATTCATATCTTAGCATTGAAACATTAGAAACAGAAAATTATAATATAAACTGGAATGACATAGATATAACTGCTGTATATGATGGTCGAGAAGTAATATATATTCAGCTTTTTGCTGAAAGTAAATTTAGTGATATAAGTACAATTAATACTGAAGATATAATTATATCTGTTTTAGATTCCTTTGAAGATGAACGTGAAACATCACATACAGAAAATTATTTATTATCAATATTAGATTTAGAATTATATGAATTAATAGAATCAATAAATCAAGAAAATTATTCAATATTATTTTCAGAATTAGTTTTAAATGAACTAGATATTATTAATATTGATATTTTTAATTTAACTTATAATGAAACATATTTATCTGAATTAAATATAATTTCTCAAGATAATTTTTCTTATTCATATAGTGATGATTATTTAAGTGAAATTGAATCATTAATTTCAGATATATTTAATTTTATCTATGAAGATTCTGATTTAATTGAAATAGAAAGTTTAAAATTAGATGAATTTAATTTTACATATATTGATAATTCATTAAGTTTAATAGAAACAATAAATAATGAAATTTATGATATTAATTGGATTGAAACTGAAATAACTAATGTATTAGATGGAACTGAAACAATTATTTCTGATTTATTCCAAGAAACAAAATTTACTGAATTAGAATCATTAATACAAGAAAATTATTCAATATTATTTAATGATAATAATATAGATAATTTTGAAAGTTTAATATCTGAAAATTATTCTATATTATTGAATGAAACAATTATAAATAATATTTATGATTTAAATAGTGATAATTTTTCATATTCTTATTTAGATTCATTATTGACAAATATTTATGATTTAAATAGTGACAGTTTTTCCTATTCTTATTTAGATTCAGTTTTAAATGAAATAAATATTATTGAAGAAGAAAATTATAATATTAATTTTATTGAAACAAAAATAGAAGAAATATATCAAATTAATTCAGATTCATTTTCATATTCTTATTTAGATCAAGATTTATCTGATATTTATGATTTAAATATTGATACTTCATCATTATCATTTATTGATTCTAATATTGAAGAAGTTGAAACTTTAATTCAAGATAATTATAATATTTCATCAATTATTGATAGTAATTTTTATGATATTATAGATACTTTAGATAATGAAAATTATAATATAAACTGGAATGATATTGATATAACAGCAGTTTATGATGGTAGAGAAAGTTTTTATATTCAATTATTTGCTGAAAGTAAATTTACAGATATTACTGATTTAAATAATGATAATATAAATTTATCAATAAATGAACAAAAAATAGATAGTTTAAATACTATTAAACAAGAAAATTATAATATAAATAATATTACAATATCAGAATATGATTCATTATATTCTTTAAATACAGATACATCTAGTTTATCATTTTTAGATTATTATGATGATACTGAAACTCAACTTTTTGGAACATTATATTCAAATGATGCAACAAATGTATCAAATAGCTTATATTATTTATCAGCAATTTCATCATAATATAAAATATTTTTTATTTATTTTTAAAAAGTTACTTTAAATTATCTATTCTAAAATAGATATTTTCACCAACAATTAGATTATTAAAAAAGAGGTTTATTATGACTGAATATTTTTCAAAAGATGAAGTTTATAAAAAAGTAGATGAGGAAGAAACTTTAGATAAAGTCATAATAGATGGAGAAGAACAAGAATCTTAATAATAACAATAACTTAAAGGAGATTAAAAATGAAAGAAAGGGTAAATCTTGAAAATTTAAGTATTAAATTAGAAGGTCAATATCAAGATGAAATTTATCAAAAAGAGGAAAATGGTAAAGAAGTATTAGTAACTACACAATCTGGAAAAATTGATTGTTTTCCTTTTTGGAAAAATAATCTTATTGTTGATGTAGTTAAAGCATTATTAGCAGGTCTTTTTGCTAATGAATCTAGTTTTACTGGTGGTATTTTATATCATGCTTTGGGTCGTGGAGATGTTTCATGGGATACTACTGTTCCTGATCCTGGTTCTAGTGATGTTGCTTTATATGATGAACATTTTAGAAAATCTCCTGATTCTATAAATTATCTTGATGGTAGTAATAATGTTGTTTCTTTTAGTCATAGTGTGTCAAAAATCGAAGTAACTACTACTTTTGATTATGGTGATAGTGGAGCAGATGGTAGTATTCGTGAACAAGGTCTTTTTGGTGGAGATGCTACTGGAAGTCTTGATTCTGGAATTATGATTAATGCTATCAGACATAAAGAAATTTATAAAGATAATACAATTAAAATCGTAAGACGTATTAGAATTCAATTTTAAATTTGGATAATTTTTATCATCCATTGTGTCGTCCTAAAAAAGAGCTAAGATTTAAAATTAATTAAATCTTAGCTCTTTTAATAAAATATTTTTATAAATTTAATTTGAAAAAAATAAAAAAGAAAAAGAAAAAACAAATACCTAAGCATAACGGACAAGATTCAGAATTATTTAAAGAATTAATTAAAGAAGTAAGAAAATACAAAAAAGGTCCAGAAATTATTACTGAAGTTTTAAGACTAATACAAATTAAAAAAGATAAGAAGAAAAAATGATTGAACATGGAATTCAACAAGAGTTTAAACCTCTTTTAAATATATCTAATTCATTATTATCATTAATTCAAAATAATGGTACTAATCCTAAAATTAGAGTAAGAGCAATTCAATTATTCAGTAAAATTACAACTGATGACCATAAAAATTTTTGGTTAAATATAATTGATAGTTCTAATAATGAAAAGATTCAATTTCATTCAGTTCAAGCACTTAAAAAAATAAAATCTATTACAAATAAAGATATAATTCCATTATTAAATAATTTTTCTTCTTTACCAATAAAAAAAGCTTTATTTCAAATTTTAATAAATATTTATAAATTAAATAATAAAGATGATTTTTTATTTAATTATTTTCGCAAAGAAATGTATGAAATTCCTAATGAAACTCCTGAAATTATAGAATATAAATCAGAATTAATCAGAAGTTTTATTGAATTAAAAGATATCAAAGTTATAAATTGTCTTTTTGAATTAATGTCTAAAGATAATTATAAATTTTATAATTATCAAGTTAATGCTTTAAAAATTTTTGAAAATTTTATTCATCCTTATTCACTTCAAAAATTATGTGAAGTTTATCAAATTGCTAAAGATGATAAATTGAGGGAACTAGTTTTAATATCTTTGAATAATATGTATGACAAAGTTTATGAGAGAAAAAAGAAATTTGAAGAAGAAATTATAAAAAGAAAAACTTTAGAAAATGTAATTAAAAATCAAATGAAAAATAAACTTCCCTTTAATGATATAAAAAATAATTAATAATATATTAATGAGGAGACAATAATGGGCGCAAGCACAGCTAATATATCACGAAATATGTATAACGAGGCCGAAAGATACATAATGAATTTAGTACAGCAGGGCGTACCTTGGGTAGATGCAGATGATAATAGTCAATCACAAGGTTTCGTTAATCAAATTCAAAGATTAATTCAAAATACTTTTGGAAATGGAGCACCAGAAGGTAATGATGGTTTTAAAATAGAAGGTGATGGATCTTCAAATGATTTTACTGTTAAAGGTGGTGATGGAACGAATGAAGGTAGTGGTAGATTCTGGTGTGGTGGATATCCTGCAATGCTTTTATCAGATGTTGATTTTTTAGGTGCTATTGATTCACTTGCTGGAAAAGGTGCTGATGAAATTACACATGTTAGTACAGGATTAACAGAAACAGTTTTAACTGATAGTGCTGCTAATTTTACTTTAGATGCTGATGGTTCAACAAATGCTAATAATCTTGCTGGTAGAATTTTAGTTCCTGATATTTCTCAACCTGCAAAAACATATACTATTGTATCTAATACCAAAACTACTATTACTATTTCAGGAACTATGTTGACAGATGGTATTCAAGCAGGTTCTAATTATCAAATTAAAATGTCAACTCCTAGTGGTTCTGATAGAAGTGATTATGTTTTTTTAGATGTTTATTTAGATGAAATTGGTGCTGATGAAGATCCTAATTTATATCATACATTAGGAAGTAATATCGAAGCTCAAGTAAGATTAAAACTTATTCAAAATATTATAGTTGATCAAGGTCAACTTGCTACTACTGATTTTAGAGGTAGTGGAACTGATTGGAAAGAAAATGGTGGTACTTGGGTAGATGCTGATGGACGTAGACATTATACTCAGTTATTAGCAGAAATAGAAAGATATAATGCTCAAGACGCTATTAATGCAGTTGATGTTGTTGATAAAGGAAATCGTGAATGGGGTCAAACAGGAGCAGGTGGAGGAACAGATTTTGTAGCTAAATATGTCAGTAATGATCAATATAGAATTCTTAAAACAAAAGGTCGTTTAGTAAGATTAAATAATAAATATTATAGTCTTGCTGCTGATTTATATATTAATTTTGATAAATCTGTAGATACTACTTGGTATATTTGTTTTGATACAACTAAAGCAGAAGGTGCAGTTGATGCAACATATTTTACAGAAACAAGATTAGATCCAACTAGTCCTACGTTTCCTCAAAGTTTAGTTCCTCTTGGAAAATATATTGTTAGTGGAGGAAATGTTACTAGTTCTAATTTTACTGAAATTTCAACTAGAGAATCTAATATAATACTTGGTGATTTAATTCCTTCTTATAATAGCTCAACTCAATATAGAGTACAAAATACTGATGGAAAGAAAATAAGATTAAATAATAAATATTTTAAATTAACCAATGATTTATTAGTTAATTTTGATGTCTCTAGTGATGGTACTTGGTATATTTGTATTGATACTAGAAAAACTGAAGGTGAAATGGATGCAACTTATTTTCTTGAAACTCAAACTTCTCCAACCAATGCTAATTTTAATCCTGAATTTGTAGTTATTGGTGAATATGTTGTAGCAACTGGAGCAGTAACACAAGCAAATTTTGTAGCATATAGTGATAGAGAAATGCTTCCTAAATCTGGATTAAATGATCTTATTCCTAATTATAAAGATGCAACTTATTATACAGTACAATCAAGTAAAAATAAAAAAGTAAATATTAATAATAAATTCTTTTATCTTGCAAGTAACTTAGATGTTACTTTTGATACAAGTTCAGATGGACAATGGTATATTTATTTTGATTCTAGTCAAGCAGAAGGTGCTATTGGAAGTTCTCATTTTGTAGAAAGTCAAACTGTTCCTAATTCAAGTGGATTAAATCCTTATTGGTTTGTAATAGGTGAATATCAAGTAAGTGGTAGTACAGTTGTTGAAAGTTCTTTTAATGGATATTCATTAAGACAAATGATAAGTTGGGTTTATGGAATAAGTAATATCAAAAAAGCTTCTGAAACAAAAACTTCTGCTGGAACTTATTCATTATCTCATGGATTTAATGCTACTCCTGAAAATGTAACTTATAGATATTGGGATGATAGTGAAAATAAATTTTATAATTATGCAAGAACAGATATTGAAAATTATTATAGTAATACAATAATTAATTACACAATTCCAGGAGATTTTACATTTGATAGTGGAGATTATTTTGAAGTTATTGCTGAATATTATCATTCTGAAGGAAGTGGTTTTGCAAGTCCAAAAATTTCTGATGAAACAGATTGGTATTCAAGTACTCCAGGAACAACTATTAGTCATAGTTTAACTTTAAGACCTAAAGCAATCACTTTAGAATTTTATGATGTTTCTAATAATATTTACTGGTTAGAAGATGGTAAACAATTTGTAAATAAATCAAGTGGAGGTATTGAAGCTACTCAAGTTACTTTTGATTGGACAGGTCTTTCTTCAATTGCAATATTAAGTGCTAATATGAAAATGAAAATTCACTTTGATTTAAGTGAAGTTAGTGCTGGTGCTTTTGCTGCAAGTAAAACAGAAAGAGGAACAGTTAAAGTATTAGGTGATGCTAATACAGTTGAAAGTCCTGATTTAATTTTAGATTCAAGTGATGCAGCTACTTTTGCAACTCAAATAAATGCTTTAGCTGACAATAGTTTTGTTTATATAAAAGAAAGTATTACTTTAACTGCATTACAATCTATTAGTAAAGAAGTAAGAATATTTGCTGCAAAGGGAGCTAAATTAATTTGTGCTACAAGTTTAACAACTTTATTAAAATTTACAGCAATGCCTTGGATTCAAAGACTTGAAATTGAAACACAAGAAGATATTACAAATGCAATTGAATTTGATGCTAATGGAATTGCTGATAGTTTAGAATTTTATCAAAATGCAAGTGGAAAAACTTTAACTAACACTGTTAAAGTAAATACTGGATATAAAATAAATGTAAGAGGAATTGCAATTGCTGAAGCAGGAAGTATTACTAATTTAGATGGTTCGGATGCTGATGGAAATTCTGTAATATTAATTAATTAATTCGGAGATATAATATGAAAACGTTAAAATGGTTAACATTAATAATAATATTAATATCATTTGATATTTATGCTGTAAAACTTCCTGATATTAAAACTGAAAAATTAAATGGCGTAGAATTAGTACAAACAAACCAATATCTAACAGAAAATGATTTTCCAGATAGCGCTAATCATAATGGTAATCTTTTTGGATGGCGCGCAGGAACTAATGAAGGTGATAATTTTGTAACAGTTTATGGCGGACAAGATTTAACAGAGGAAGGAAGCACGTCATTAACTACTGGAACAGACCAGTTAGGAAATACAACTGCTCATGTTTTTGATGGGACTAATGATTGGTTAAGTAATTCAGGACACAACAGATTTAGAAGCTGTTTATAGTTATCCAAAAATCATACACTTAGAAAAGAAATCATTTGTAGATGTTAAAGCTTATATTGGTGTTATTGGTGGTACAGTAACTTCTAGAGATTTACATGATGGATTTTTTATTGCTACAAAAATATCTGATTAATTGGAGGATAGAATGAAACAAATTATACAATTATTTTTAATATTACTAATGATAGCAAATATAGTTAACGCAAGAGATGTAGTTAGATATAGTCAAGATGAAAATAGTAATTATATTATTAAAACAAAAGAATCTGGTTCTCTTGTAGAACAAATTAAAATAGGTAATGGAAGTGTTAATATAAGTGGTGATTTAAATGTAACTGGAGATAGTAATTTAACAACATTAAGTGGGATAAAAATAATTAAATCAGATCAATACATAATCTCTTCTGACTTTTTTTTTGACAATAACTGGAATGGCAATGTGTTTTGTTGGAAAGCTACAGCTAATGGACTAAAGCCAAGCGTCGGCAATATTAATTTGACACTAGTTGGAGATCCACTAACAAGTATAGTTGATCATTTGGGCAATAATGTAAATGCACGATTTAATGGATCAAGTTATTATTATACAGATGATAGTGTATTTAATTTTAATGGTAATTTTAGTGTTTTAGTAAGAGCTTATAGGGATGATTGGAGTAGTAATTACGGAACTGGAGGCGAGATATTTGTGTCAAAATTTAGTAATTTAGCTGGCTCTAATTTTGATGGGTGGGCTATTGCCGGAAGAGACGGAGGTTCAACTATTACTGATTTTTTAGCTCAAAATAATAATATACAAACCGAATATGATACGAAAGATTTTGATGGTAGAAAAACACTAATATTCACAAGAGATTCGTCTTATTCAGCAATGATTAATGACGGAACGGTAAATGTATATAATAATAAATCTACCCCATTTTTAGATAATGGAAATTTTACGATAGGTGCAGTAGAGTCTTATGGTCAGTTAAATTTTAACAACGGAGCGATATTTGAAGTTTGCGTACATAAGAACTATACCTGGACTCCAAACCAAGCAAGGTTATTAGATTGTCGTGGAAGTGGAGAATTTTGTACGCAGAATAGGGATGGTGAGGTTTATGTGAATGGTAAACAGCAAGTTAATATTTTAATAGAACCAGGAAATTTGACTGGCCAAAATAATAATACATATAATACTTATTCCGGTTGGAAATTATATATTCCTGAAAATGGAGAATATAAAATTAGTGCCGAATATTCAATAATAATTGGAGATACTAGTGGAGATGGAACAACATATTTTACATTTAAGTTTGCAAAAAATGGAATTTCTATACCGGTAGCGAACCTTACAAATGGGTTTGTTGGAGTTACCGGACACGAGTATCGCCCTAGTGAAACATTGTTTTTTAAAGGATTTTTAAAGTTGAATGATTATTTTGAGCTGGGGGGGTATTTGAATGATTATCAAGACACATGTACTATCCGCAGTAGAGCAGGAATGCTTTTAGAAAAATATTAACTACCAAGAATAACGATTGGCACGATAGTGGCGGGGGTTATGACGATATAAAGCTTTATATGAAACAAGATATAATGTAACCGTAACAAAGGATTAGTATAATTAACGAGGTTTTTATTATGAATAAATTATTTTTATTGTTAATTTTAATAATTTCTGGATGTGCTTCTGATTATAGATTTATTCCAATGCCACAAGTTGAAAATATTGATGAAGTAATAGGAGTTATTGATAGTAATTTAGATGATTATGGACTTATTAATTGCGGTGTTAATACATATTATAGGACTGGATATTATTTGGTTGCTTTAGAAAAACATAATAAACTTGATGCTGATAGGGTACAAGGATTTTGCGATGCTTTAGAATTATCAAAATTCAATGGTGGATTTAAAAGGTACCCTGATTATGATGAAACTAAAGAAGATGCCTTATGTACCAGGGATGACTATAAACTTATATGGTTAGCACTTTTCTACGGTAAAAAGTATCATCAATGTGCCACAGATTTGTTAACATATGCATCTGAAAATTCAAAACTTGCAAAAGATGTATGGTTAGGTTTTGCTTCTTATTATAAAAGAATTTTTAAAAATGGTAATAGTGCACCATTGGCAGATATTGATACATTCATAAGGGCAAAGATTACATGTTCAAAACCAATAAATGAAACTTCTGATAAGTTATTATTTGCTCCTGAATTAATTATTGCAAGAGATGTTACACCAACTTATTATTCTAATAAATCCGATAGTTTTTGTCATGATAAGGTTGATTTTAATTATGCATTGGATGTTTATTATGGTGAAAATAGTCCAGATTGTCCATATTGTGGAGATTTTAAACAATTATTAAAGGGTTTACTGTAATGTAGAAAAAATATTACGAAAAAATTATACAAAATTAAGAAATTATTTTAATAAATATCAAATGGAAGATATAGTTGGTTATACAATAAATCAATTAAAACAAAGATTATAAATTAATTTTCAATATTGTATTACAATTGATAATCATAAACCTATTTTTCATTTTAATTTTACATCTTATAAAGATAAACAATTTAAATTATATTGGTCATTAGCAAATTTACAATTATTATAAACAAAAGATAATAATTTTATAGATTAAATAATCATAGGAAATATTATGAGTATAAAACGTAAAAAAGATGAAAAAAAAATTATAGAACATGCAGAAGTTCAAAAAGCAATTCTTGAAATAGTTAGAGAAGATCAAATTAAATTAAAAAATTCAGTTGAAGAATTAACTAAGTCAGTAATTGAAACAAATTCAAATCAAAAAAATATTTCTACAACTTTAGAAGAATTAAAAATTGATATAAAAGATAATTATATTGATTTAAAAAAACAAATAAATGGTAAATATAAAGATTTAGATGAAAGAGTTGATGAAGCTAATAATAAAATTGATACTGAAATAACAAAAAAAGAAACAACATTTAAGGTTATAGCTTTTATAGTAGTATTACTTACAATTATAAGTCTTAGTTTAACTATAACATTTAATTATAAAAGAATTAATAATTTTAATTCAACAAAGACAATATCAGAATTACCAATTCCCAATGCTAGTGCAGGGAATTAATATTTTTAAATTTATATTAAAAGGAGATTAAAATGGACGAGAAAAAAGGAATTAAAGAATTTATGGAAATTTTGGAAGCTGCAAAATCTATTACTTTTACATCATTTGATGCTTTCAAAGATGGATTTCAACTTGATGATTTGGCAAAATTTGGTCCTTGTTTTACAAAAGTAAAAGATGCAATTAAAGGTTATAAAGAAGTTATTCCAGAATTAAAAGATATAGATCAAGAAGAAACAGAAGTTATTGCAGTATTTGCTATTAGATTTGCATATGGACTAAAAGATAAAATTAAAGAATTGAAAGAAGCAAAAAAAGAAGTTTAAGTTGTTGAATAATTAAAAATAACTTATCTACCATGTGTAGAAAAAGCTAAAGGGAAGTGGGTTATCCTACTTCCCTTTTTATTATGGAGAATATTATGACAGATTTTCTTAAAAAAATTACAGGATTTGAATTTTTTATGAAAAGTAAAAGATTTTTTATAACAGCATTTTCAATATTATTTATATCTATTTTGTCAATTATAATATTTTTTAAAACTGGTAATATTCAAATAGCACAAACTGCATTTCAATTTGTTAGTTATATTGCTATGACTTATTTAGGATTACAAACTGCATCAGACAAATTAAGTGATTGGATTAAAGGAAAAAACGATAATAATAACAATAACTTAAAGAAATAATTGACATTTTTAAATTTATAGATTATATATTTAATATAATACTATTAATTAGAAGGAGTTATTATGAAATTTAAAAAATTAAAACAAATAATTCTAATATTATTAACATTACCATTATTAATATCTTGTTCTCATTGCAATCAACATTTAAATGATGATATAGCACCATCACCTAGTAAACATAATTATCATAGATTATTATTTAATGTTCATAAAAATAATAAAACAATATTACAAACAGGTATTGCTAATATTAGTATTAAAGAAGGTGAATCAATTAATGATATAGGAATAGATATCTATGGATTTTATACAGGTAAATTAATTATTAGTTCTGAAAATTGTTTATTTAATGAGCTTTATACTCGTTATACAGGTGATCAATATATTCCAATTTCTTCATTAATGCCAAAACAAGATATTAAATATCGATGTATTTTTAGTTTTGAACAATCTCCAGATCAATTAAGTGATAAAGAAGATAGAGCACATTTTATAAAATTAATAGGAAAGGTTGAAATAAATTATATTGCTGATACAGAAGATAGTAAATATGAACCTTCTAAAATAGAATACATACAAGCCAATAGCACCTATGATGGTACTTATTTAAAATTATATTCATTTGAAGGTCAAGGAAGTATACAAATGTTAGGAGGAAAAATTGGAATGTATAAATCTTTCAATGTTATTACTCCTAGTAATTATGGAAAGATTATTTTAAAAGGTTGTGGTAATGATCATCAAAGAAATTATAATAATCAAATTGAAAATATAACTTTTAAAGAAGTTTTTGGTAAAGATAATATTAATACTAATGATTCTTGTTTACTTGAAATAACTAGTATTCCAGGAGAAGATTTACCTAATTATACTTCTAGATTTGATATTAATATTTATAGTGATAGTGTTGTCAGACTCGAAGAACCTCAAATAAAAATTATAAAAAAGAGATGGAGAAAACCTAAATTAGTTATTAAAAGTATGGATTATGTAATTGCTACTAAAATAAATAATAAAGAATATCTTGGTAATTATGTTAAAATCAAATATGATAAAAATAAAGAATATCTTATTATCATTTATACAAAAGTAGGTCGTAGTCGTGCGTTAATTTATAAAAATGGTAAAATTTTATGGAGGGAATAAATTATGGATTTTGGTTTAATAAAAATAATACTTCAAATAATAATTAATATTGTAAAGTTCTTTTGGGATATATGGGCAAATAAAAAGAAATATGATAAAGAAGAACTTGAATTAAAAAATAAACATCTTAATGAATTAGTAAATCTTTCAAAAATGCTTACTATTCGTAATAAAGAGCTTGTTATACAAAATGAAAAAGATTTTCTTGCAAATCTTACAGAAGCAAAAAAAATTCGTTTTAAAGAATATAATAATTTTATTCTTGAAGCTCTTAATAAAGGTAGTACTTGTATGCAGTTAAGAGAAATAAAACAATTAGGAATTGGGCGGCGTGTCATAGTTTCAATTGAATCAAATGATGAAATTATTAATATTGTAGGAGATAAATTCAAAACTAACGAACAGAAAGCTCTTGCTATCTCTGATATAATAATCAAAATAAAATAATTCTTATTATAAATCTTATTATATTTCATATTATTTTTCTTATTATGTAATTTAATATATTTTATAACATATTAATATTATTAAAAATATTAAATTTTTTAATATTTTTCTTGACAAAATATTTAATATTTGTTATACTGTAAACATATTAAGGAAAATAATAAAAAATAATTACGGAACGTATTATGAAAAATCCTATTCTTGATAAGATAAGAAAAAAGAAAAAAATTAAGAAAATTCCAAAGAGTATTTCTATTACAAATATTATTTTAGATAAATTAATATATCATTGTGATACTGAAGAAATAGATGTAAGTGAATTAACAGAAGAATTATATATTGAATATTTAGAAAAAAATAAATTATTATAATAGGAGAACATATGCAATTATCAAAAGCACAAGAATATATTATAGGTATAATAAAAGAAACAGGAGAAGTAACAGCACAAAAATTAGCAAAAATATTATTTCCAAAAGATATTAATCAATATGGATATGCAACTCCCGAATCCAGTTATAAAGTAGCTTCAATTTTAGATAATTTTGTAAATTCACATTTATTAATTAAAAATGATGGTAATTATTCAATTAAAAAGGAGGAAGTTATGGAAATAAATACTGAAATAAGTTATAATACATTAGCAGATTTTAAAGAGAATGTATCAGATGAAGAAATAACATTTCATGATTTAAATAATGATTTTGCTATAATTTTAACAAATTTAGATATGTTAAGCAAAGAAGAAGAAATTCCAGAAAAATTTAGAAAAAAATTAGCAAAAATTTTTGATAGAACAAAAAAATGTTATAAAGTAATAAAAGATAATATTTTTGATTCATTTGAAAAAAATATTAATATCGATATAATAATTAAAGATATTTTATCAGAATGGGAATTAAGTGAAGTATATTTAACTAAAAATATAAATAATTTAAAATTAAAAACCAAACCAAAAATTATTAAAAGTATTATTAGAAATATGGTTTCAAATTCAGTAAGAGAATTACAACAAATTAATTCAACTAAAAAATTGTCAATAAGTTGTGGTATTGAAAATAATAATAATGTAATAATAATAGAAGATAATGGAAAAGGAATTAAAGAAGAAGATCTTGATAAAATATTTAAAAAAGGTTATAGCAAATATGGTTCAAGTGGAAAGGGATTATGTTATTGTTATAATAAAATAAAAGAAATGGGTGGTAAATTACATGTTTCATCAAATACTCTAGAAAGAAGAACTAGTTTTACAATAATATTACCAATAAATATAAAGAAGAAAAATAATCATGGTACTAATAAAAGTATTTCTAATACTGAATGATTAAAGTTTCCCTTTTTCAAATATAAATAAATTACAATTTAAAGTTTTATATAAATATTTAATTAAATTTACAAATTCTAAATTTTCTTCTTTTAAATCTTTTAATTCTAATTCTTTTAATATTTTATCAATATCAATAATATATTTAAATTGATTATTTTTATTATTCTTTATTTTTATTAAATTATATAATTCTTTTCCTCTTGTTTTAATTTCTAATGAACTATAAAAATATTTAATTATTAGATCTTTCATTTTAATTTCATCAATTATCATAAATACCTCTATAAAATTTATTGTTTATTTATAAATTAATTATCCTTATTTAAATAAGTAATTATTCCATTAGTAATTGAATTAGAAATTTTTATTTGATTTTCAGGATTTAATAAATATTTTAATTCATTTTTATTTGACATAAATCCACATTCAATCAAACATGATGGCATTTTTGTATTTTTTAAAACATATAAATTACTTCTTTCTTTTAAACCACGATTATTTAAATTAATATTTTTTTCTAATTCATTTAAAATAATATTTGATAAAATTTTTCCATCATTAGAATTTGTATAATATATTATTTCAAATCCATTAGCAGATACAATTTTACTAGCATTATGATGTATACTAACAAATAGTGTTGAATTTATTGAATTTGCAATTTTACATCTATGATTTAAAGATAAATATTCATCCATATATCTAGTCATATATACAGAATAATTATAATTTGATAATTGCGAATAAATTAAACTAGCAATTATAAGATTAATATCTTTTTCATTTATATTATTATAAATAGCACCAAAATCATCACCTGAATGTCCAGGATCTAACATTATGATTTTATTATTTTTTTTATTGTTTATAGTCATATAAATCCTCTATATTAATATCTTTAAACAATTCTTTCATTAAATAATGTCCATATTCTATTATAACTCTATATTCAGCATTATGAGTACGAAAATATTCTCTATCACTATATTTATTATTAAGTTCTATATTTAATTTATTAACATAATAATTATTTTTAATTTTATTATTTAATATATCATATATTAATTCACTTATAATTCTACCTTCACAACCATAATTAAAATTTAATCTACCACTAAATCTATTAACAATATTATTAAAATGACCATTAAAAGGTTTTATTTCTTTTTTAATATAATTTTTAGGAAAATTTAAATATTTATATTCAGGATGTATTATATAATTTCTATTATCATTTTTAGGTAATTTTCTACTTTTTAACCAATTATTTATTAATTTAATAACATCTTTTGAATTTGTTTCTTCAATATATAAATTACAATTAAATGAATAATCCCACATTTTTTCAGATGGATATTTAGATTTTGAATTAATACTAATAACAGGTTTATTAAATGCCGTAGCAATATGACACGATCCAGTATTTAAACCTAAATAAAAATCACATTGACTTATTATTGACATCATCATTCTTGATATTTTTTCATTTTCCCAATTTGGAAATCCACAATTTTTATTATAATATCTTAATTCTTGGCAAACATTTTTTAATGTTTTATTATCAAATTTATTACCTGTTTTAAAATATTCTTTAGCATAACCAATTTGTATAATAAAAAAATTATCTTTTAAATTATCAACAATTTTCTGATAATTTTTAATATTCCAAATTAAATTTCCTTGTGTTTCACCATCTGTATGTATAGCTAAAACTGGAAGATTTTTAATATTATATTTATTTATTTGTTTCTTTGCCCATTGTATTTCTTTATCAGTTAAAAATAATTTTGGTTTATTTCCAACATGATCAATATAATTTCCCATTACTTGTGGATATAATCTTTTTTCTTTAAGAGTAACAACATAATCATCATCATGAGTATATAAATTACAATAAGGATTATTTTCTAGTATGTTAATATGAATATTATTTTTATGAAAATAAATATTTAATTTTTGATTATTATTATTTTCATAAATTCTTTTAATATGACCAGATATAATTACTGTATCTCCTATTTTCATATTATTAGGAATATAATATTTAAATTTATTTATATTATTTTTTAATACAGTTGTACTATTTTTTAGTACAACTTCATTATTAACAATAAAGTTTGGATATTTTATTTTAATTAATTCTTCAAAATAATCATATATCTTATTATAATTAATATTATTTTTACATAAATTAAAATTTTTAATTTTAGAACAATATGGGGATTCATAGCATGGAAAACAAGGTACAAATTCTTTATTTGGCATTAATGATTTATAATTTTTATAATATCTAATTCTAGAATCTGGATAAATATTATGAAAAATAGATATAAATGGAATATCAAATGCTCCTGCAATATGTATTGCACTAGAATCACAACCTATTACTAAATCTGATATTGCTATTAAACATATATATTCATAATATGAAATATTAATATCATCTGTTACTATAAAATTAATATCTTGATTAGATAAAAAATATAATATATTTTGTTTAATTTTTGGTAATAATGTTCTATAAATATTTGATGCTTTATAATTAAAAATTACTAATGGTTTATTATCTTTTTTATATTGATTTTTATAAGTAATATAATCTTCTTGTGGTAATTTTAAATAAGTTTTTTTATCTTTTATATAAGATAAATTAAATAATTCAAAAATTTGATCATGTCTATTTGTATTTTGAGGAATATAATTTTCATAATACCATGAAATATCTTTTATTTCATATCCTTTATTTTTATATTTATTAATTATTTCTTCATGTTTAATATGATTTTTATAAGGAATTGAAATAAATTCAATATCAGATAATAACTTTTGTTCTGCTTCTATATATTTATCTAATGTGACAAAAATAATTTTATTATATTTTTCTTTTAAATAAGGAATAATTGAAAATGTTATAAAATTATCTCCTATTCCACCTTCACGTAATATTAATAAATTAGATTTTTTATTTTTTATCATTTCCATATTTTCTTGTTATATATGGTATATCATCACTATTTTAATAACCTTTATTAATAGTATATTTTATTATTTTTTTTTACAATTTTCACAAACAATACGATCATAATTATAACTTATATTTTGTTTATATCCACAATTAATACAAATAATGTAATTTGTTTTATATATATACTTTACCTATTTAATTTTTTTAAATACTGCTTCAAATGAATATTCATTAATAATTCCAGTTGAATGAACTAATTTTAAATTACCCATTTTATTTGTAATATCAATTAAATATTCTAAACTAAAATTATTTATTTTATGTGCAACATTAGGTAGTGAACCTCTTTTTTCACATGATTTAACATAAGCTATTTGATTTGGCAAGTAAAGTGCTATATAACCATTAATCTTTACAATTCTTTGCCATTCTTGTAATATAGATTCTGTATTTAAAAAATCTTCTAATGTATGCGAACTTACAATATAATCTAATACATTATTTTGAAACCAATAAAGATTTCTACAATCACCTGCTAAATGCTGAATATCATTTCCAGTATAAGCATATGCTTGTGGTAAATCCATATTTATAGAATTTTTATTTATTGCATAACCACCAAATCCAATTTCTAATCCCATTCCCTTTAAATAAGTTTTGAATTTTTCACTTACTTTATTTGATTCTGGTTGATAAGATTTATCTTTATGTTTTGGATTAAATCCATTAAAATTATTTTCCATATTTATCTCCTAATATTATTTTTTTATATTCAGGTAAATATTTTCTAAAATTTCTTTTTTCTGATTTTAATAATTTAATTTGTTCAATATCATAGATAATATCACAACCAAAATCAGATAATGTAAATTGTCTTGAATCAATTGGTATTAATCCTACTTTTTTACCTTGAACAAAAGCTGGAATTGCATTATGAATTCTGGAGCTTAAAACTATATTAGCATTTTTCATTATTTCTAGTGTATGATTTCTATCTTTTAATAATTCAATATTATCAAAACCTAATTTTTTTCCTACTTCTATTTCATGATTAGCATTACAATAAACTTTAGGTTTATATTGTTTATAAAAATCTAACATTAAATCATATATTCTCATTTTTCTAGATTCTTTGTTTGAATTACCTATAAATGAACCTCTAGATACACATCTTTCGAGATCAATAAATATTAAAATATTGTCATTATTGTTTTGTGGTTCTGGAAATTCATTATAACAAAAGAAACTAGGACAAATTAGATGATATGATTTTATTCCTAATGATGATAAAATATTATGTAGAATATGATCTCTAACTATATTAATACTATTGCTATATAATTTAATTATTTCTTCTTTTTGTTCTTTTCTTAATATATAATTATTATCGTAAATAATATCATAAGGAATACACGAACCAACTCCCATCATTAATAATTTTGCATTAGGATATTTATTTCTAAATTTAATCATATTTTTATATTTCCAAGATTGATAAAAATTATCCCAAAGAAAAGGAGAATAAAGACAAATATAATCTGGTTCAAAATCTATTTTAGAACATATTAATTCAGTATCTTGTTCTTTAAAATCTTCTGAAGATATATGAGTTATTTTATATTCTTCATCCATTATATTTTTTAATATATTACTTGCTCCAAAAATTATTTGACCATCTGTTGATGATTCTGGAAGTGGTCCATAAAAAATAAAATTTTTCATATTAATCTCCAATATATTTTCTAATTTCATAATTTTTATTTTCAAAATTAATATATTGTATATTATTTTTTAAACAATATCCAATATAATTATTATGTTTTTTAATAAATTTGGATGCTTTAGAATAAGAATTAAATAATATTTCTTTTTTATTTCTTAATCCTGATTTATTATATTTATATTTTTCTTTATTAATTATTTTATCCATAATATTTTTATTTAAATTTAATCTTAATAATCTTCTTTTATTATATTTTCATCATAATAATCTAATTCTTCTATTTCATTAGTAATTACTTCTTTTTCATCAGAAGTTAATTTTAATTTATTAGTATTTTCAAAACATTTACTTTCAAGTAAAGTTAATGTTCTATCAACACATATTTCTTTTTTTCTTTGATTTTTATAAATATTGCAATGATCCATTATATTAGCTGTATGTTTTAATTCCGCTGATCCTTGCATAGTATGAGTAAAATTACCACAAGAAATAATAGGTAAAACTAAAAATCCTAATAAAATACTTCCAATAATAATTGTAAATAATATTAATAAAATTTTTGACAAATATTTTATTTCTTTTTTCATAAAATCTCCTTATAAAATTCTTTCATTTAATTCATATTTAATCATTTCATATATAATAGATATTAATAACTCATATCTATTACTATCAATTGAATTTATATTAATTCCTTTTTTATCACATATTTCTTTTATTTTAATATCAATTTTAGGTTTAATATTTTTATAATGTTCATCAAAACTTTTCATATTATATATATTTTTTTTAATCTCTTTTTGTTGAAGATATCTATTTTTATCAGATTCAGAAATATTAATTTTTTTCTCATTATTTTTAGGCAATAAACGATTATTAATCCAATTTTTAATAATCATTGTTACATAATTAGGATTAATTTTTTCAGCTATAAGATTACAATTAAATGAATAATCCCACATTTTTTCAGATGGATATTTAATTTGAGAATTTATAGATATAACTGGTTTATTAAAAACTGTTGCTGCATGACAACTTCCAGTATTTAATCCTAAATAAAAATCAATTTGACTTAATATAGCAATCATTGGTCTTGCAGAATATAAACTAGTTAAATTAGGAAAATTTAAACTTGCATAATATCTCAAATTTCTATCAGCATATTGTAATTTATCTTTTTGATAATAATCATTATAAAAAACTCCTTTATATTTATTCCTAAATCCCTGAGAAAATCCAATTTGAAGAATTTTAAAATATTTATTCATATTTTTGGCAACTTCGTCATAGTATTTAAAAGACCAATGATTTTTACCTTGTGAATCTCCACTAACTTGTATTGCCATTACCATTTTGTTATCAGGATTAATTTTTTTAATTTGTTCTTTTGCCCATTTTATTTCTTCATCAGTTAAACATATTTCACCAATATTACCTGCTTCATCAATATATTTCCCAGGAACACTAGGAGTAATCATTATATGAGGTCTAGGTAATTGATTAAAATTTATTCTTTCAATATCACAATATGGATTATTTAATAAAATATCATAATGAGGAGATTTTTCATCAATATAAACTTTTATTTTTTGATTACCATTATAATTATATATACGTTTGATATGACCACTTAAAATAATCATATCACCTATTTTATTATGATTACTAATAAAATAAGGAACCATAAAAATCCTATATTAAATTATTATTTATTAATTACTTCTTTTAAATCATTAAAAAATGATTTAAGATCAAAACATTCACTATCATAATTTTTAAAAGCAAATTTTCCTGTTTCACATCCTTCTGATATTAGACAACCTGTTTCTGGTTCATAAATCATTTTTTGTTTATAATTTCTTTTGAAATAATTAATGAATTTTATAATTGCTATTTCATTACTGAACATTTTTAAATCTCCTCAATTTTTCTATCTGTTTTTGACGTTTTTTTAAATTTTTTTATTTTTGTTAAAAAATTTGAATACTTAATACAATCTTCATCTTTTGTTTCATCTAACTTTTTTTTAATTTTTTTAACAGTTATATATAATTTATGATAAGTTATTAAATTTCTTTTATTAGATTTTTTAATTTTTTTATTAATTAATTCTATTATTTCTAAATAATCATATCTTTTTTCTAAATATTTTATTATATCAATTTCTTGTTTATTAAATAAATTTTTAAGTTTTTCTTCTAATATAGTTTTATTAATTCCTTCAAAATAATAAAATAATTTTATCAAATTAAAAATTTTATTTAATTTAATATTAACTGCCCATATTGTTTTATAAATATTTTTATATTTTAATATTCTATAAATTTCAGTAGGTGTTTTATTATAATAATAAAATAATTCAAATATTTTCTTTTCATTTTTTGTGAGATATGTATTTATAATTGCATTTATTATATCTAATTTAACTAATAAATCTTCTGATGAATTTTCCCATAATTTTTTAAAAAATTTTTTAGATAAATCATTATCAGTTATATTTATAACTTTATAAATTGATTCAAATTGTAAATTATGGTTTTTATTATAATGTTTTTTTCCATTAACAACTATCATTTTTATACCAAAGAAATATCAGCTAATGGAATAGATATAGGTCTATCTCCACCTAACATATTAATTGTTCCTTTTACTAAATTTTTGTTTTTATCAATACTAATACATTTTCCATAAAATCCTGAAAAACAACCACTAATAATTATAAATTTTTTACCAACAAATTTTACATATTTATCAATATGACAATTATTTATAGCATTAAATATTAATTCGATATCATCTTTATTAAGAAAATATAATTTTTTACTAGTTTCTGTTTTTAAAAATTTTATTATATTACTACAATTATCTTTTAAAAATTCTATTCTAGGATCTAATTCATTTTCAAAATTCATAAATATATAATTATCATATAATGGTTTTTCAATTACTATTTTATTTCCTTTTATTATTTCAGTTTCTTTTACTTTTGGTATCCATAAAAAAGAATTTAAATCAATATCATTAAAGTGATTTAAAATTATTTGTTTAATTTTTTCTTCACTTCTTTTAAAAATATATGCAATAGCATATTTTCTTTTTAAAATTTCATCAATTTTCATTGATAAATCCATTTTAAATTAAAATTAAAATTAACTTAGTACTAATTATAAAATTTATTATTTACTTTTAACAGGATATCTCATTTTATTAATAACTGCTTTACTTACTACGTTCTGAAAATCATTACCATTTATTTCTTCAATTCCTTCTGCTTTTAATTTTACATTATTATTACCATCTTTATCTTTTGAAAAATTTACTGTTACATTATTTGCATAACAAAAATCTATTGTATCAAGTAAACTTTTTGAAAAATTAATAGCAATTCTAAGATTTCTTTTTATTTCTGATGTAAATCGTGATTTAATTTTTTCTTTTTCTTCTTCACTTAATTTATCTTCTTGATAATTACTTAATAAATCTTCTTTTTTAATATCATCCTTGATATTATTTGACATTTAATCCTCCATACAATAATTTATTATAAATTTATTTTTATCTTTTTAGACATTTTATTCCATTTTTTATGAACACAATAATATAAATAATTTAATTTACTTTGATACTTGTTTGAATACATAATAAAATATCCTTTCCCATTACATGCACTATGATTTTTTGCTAATAATGATAAATATTCTAATTTAATATTTTTAAGAAAATCACTAGTATTTAAATTATCTATATTAATTTTTCTTTCATTATTTTCTTTTACATCCATTTTATTTCACTCCTATCATCATATCTAGTAACTAATAGATTATCTACTATTGAATTTTTAACTTCTGGTAAATGGGATATTACAAATATTTGATTATAATTAAATATTTCTTTTAATTGGTTTACTGTAATATTAACTATTTCATTTAAATTTTTAGTATCTAATTGTGTATATGGTTCATCTAATATTAACATTCCTGTTTGTATTCCCTTTCTTTTTAATACTAAATTTGATAATGCTAATCTTACAGCAAATGTTATTAAAACTTTTGCTCCTCCTGATAATAAATCAAAAGATAAACTTTTATCATTTTCATATATAATTATATCAAAATCTTCCTTTCTTTTCTTTTCTCTATCTGCTCCACATTTTTTACAAATATGAGTTCTTTCTCCTTTTTCAAAAGGAGTATTACATACAGTACAATTATATTCCCAAACATTAGTTTCTTTATCTGGAGTAAATTCTATTTTTTTATTTGTTTTTAATTTTCTCAAAATTTCATTTGTTTCATCTTCTACTTCACCCATTGCGTTAAAAAGTTGTTCTTTAGGAATACCATTTTTTCCAAATATATATTTTACATAATTTAAATAATTTTCTTTCTTTTTTAATATTTTTATTGATTCATTTAATAATTTTATTTTATCTTGATTTTCCAAATATATTTTAACATCTTTTTCATAACCAGATTTTTCTTTATGAATTTCAATTAATTCATCATTAATAGATGTTTTATCATTAATTAATTTATCATAATATATTTTATTATCTTCAATATTTTTATTTAAATGTATTTGACAAAAATTTTGTAATTCAAGAATTAATTTAATACCTTTATCTATTCTAGAATTATAATTTTTAATTTCATTTAATATTTCTTCTTCTGTTTTTTTAATATTAAATGATTCTATTTTTTCGTTAATTGCTTTAATTTCATAATTACATTTTTGTATATCAACTTCCTTTAAATTTTGTGCTTTAGCATTAGTTATTTTATATTCATAATTATCAATATCTTTAGAAATAATATTTATTTTTTCTGTTTCTATATTGCTATTTTTTAATAAATGAATTTCTTGATTTATACTATTATTATTTTTAATTTTTTCTTTTAATGATAATAATTTATCACTAGAAATATTAATTTTAATATCATAATCTTTAATTTCTTCTGCCTTTTTCTGACCTTCTTTAACAATATAATTTAAAACATCATTTAAAATATCACCTATTTTATCTTTATTTTTTACTGCTGGACAATCAATTTCAGCAATAGGACATTTTGCTTTTTTAATTAAATTTTTTATTTTATTATATTTATCTAATAATAAACCTTTTTCAGTTCTTATTTGTACTATTTTTTCAGATAATTTATTTCTTTCATTATCATATTTTTCATAATTACTTTCTGCTTCATTATCAATTTCGTTATCTAACTTTTCTATTTTAACTTTTATTTTTTCTTTTTCAATATTAATTAAATTTTCTTTTTCTTTAATTAAATTATTATATTTTTCTATTAATTCATTAACTAATTTTTCTCTTTCTATTTTTTCTTCTTCAATTATTTTATTTTTTTCTTCTTCTTTTAATTTTAATTCAGTATTTAATTTTTCAATTTCTTTTTTATTTTCTTTAATATTATTTAATTCATTTTCTAAAGATTTAATATTTTCTTTTAATTGATCAACTTGATTATTATAAAGTTCTATTTGTTTTTGTTTTTCAATTGCTTTGTTATGATTATCTATTATATTTTGTTGTTTTTTTAAATAATCATTTATTTTTTTAATATTTTTTTCAAGTCTTTTAATTTTATTATCACATAATTTAATATTTTCTTTATATGTATCTAAATCAATATCAAAATCTTCTAATGCTTTTAATTTACCTGATATTTCATTTATTTCTTTATTAATATCTTTAATATTTTCTTTTGTATCATTTTCCCAATCAAACCATTTTGCATTTTCTAACCATTTTAATATTAATTCTTTTTTTTCACTAGAACGAGATTTTAATATTTGATCAATTTCACCTTGTTCAAAATAACTAGTAATAATAAATGTTTGGAAATCAAATCCTATTATTTTATCTATTTCTTTTTGTAATTTTCCTTTATCAAAATCTTCATAACCTTTAACTTCAAAAATTGTATTTTTCTTTTTATTAGAACCTCTTGTAATAATTACTTCTACACCATTAAAATCCCAAACACCTTTAGTTATCATTGGTTTATCAGTTCGATTATTAATTAATGCTTGAGTATTAATAGTAGGATAACCATAAAGATTATAAATTATAGCTTTAATAAAAGCAGATTTATTAGATTCATTTGATCTCGAAGGTTCATTTGCCCATTGACCTAAAATTCCAATTACATCTGTATTATTAGGTATTTCTATTCTATGTTTACCTATAAACATCATAAAATTTTCAATTTCAATAGATTTTAATATCATTTAAATATTTCCATTAAAGTTATTAATATAATTAACCATCCAAAAGGATGACAAATTAATAAAATAATTAAAATTGTTAAAAAATCCAAAAATTTCATTTAAATACTCAATACAATTGAATTTAAAATACTATAATCATATTTTTTCTTATAAACAGGAACTTTATTTTCATATCTATATATTAAAGATATTTTAAAATCTAATTTTTTAATTATATGAATTAATAAAGAAGGTGATATTTTTAATCTTATTCCTTTATCTGATAATTTTTTATACATTTTAAAATCAAATAATATTTTAAAATTATCAAAATAACTATAATCTAAATTAAAAAATCCCATTAATAAATTATTATAATTTCTTTTTTGTTGTTTAAATTGTTCAATTTCAAATATATAAGCAAATCCTGTTTCAAAAACACTATCAAAAGTAAAACCAAAAATAATTTTATCCCTATATTGAATATCTTTAAAATCATTCCTATAATATTCAAATCCTATTTCTGGATAATAAATTTTTGAAAATAATGGAGCATATTTTGCCATTATAGATAATTCATCAAAGAATTCTTTATCTTTTTCTTTAGTTAAAACAAATAAATTTTCTATTTTAATTTTATTAAAATCTTTAATAATAAAATTATATTTTCCTTTTTCAGTAAGATTTATATTTTCAGTATTACCACCATTTATCATAAATCCTAATTCTGTTTTTGTTTCAATATTTTTATCTGCATTACAAATAAAAGAAAATAAAAACAAAAAGATTAAAATTAATTTTTTCATAATTCCTCATTTTAAATTAAATTTATTATTTTCATCAAATATTTGATGATTAATTATTTTATATTTTTTAGCTTGATTTTCATCAAAATAAAAATCATGATCTTTTGCTTTTTCTATTTTATTTTTCCACCAATTAAGTTTTTTATTACTTGATTTAGATATTATATTTTTAATAATATAATCATTTTCTAATTCTATTTCTAATGATCTTTGCATTAAAGTTTCACGACTTAATCCTTCTTCATCTAGTGATATTTCATGTACTAAAAATTGAGTATTTTTAAATGCTGATCTTTTTTCTCCTTGGCAAAAAATTAAAAATCCTGCACTTTGACAACTATCAAAAGATATTGTATTAATATTACTATTTATTGTTTTTAATATATTAATAAAAATTAAACTTTCTTCAAAATCTCCACCATTTGATCTTATTAATAATGTTATTGGTTTATTATTTTCACTATCCATTTTTAACAAAGAAAATATTTGTGTTGTTAATCCACCGTTTTCAATATTACCTATAGTTATAATTCTTTTTTTAAAATCTATACCATCTTTTAGTGATAATACATCAATTTCACTATCTAAATGACCAGATGTAATTATTTCATCAATATTTTTTCTCTTAGCTTTTTTTTTCATTTATTATCTTTATAATTATCCTGTATATTATGAGCAATATTTATAATTTCTTTTTTATCCTCTTCTTCTATAAATTTTTTACTATTAACAAATTTAGTAACTAGTTCTTTAGGATTACTATTGACTTTAATTTCTTCATTTCTAACTGTTCTTTCTTTAACAAAAGAAGGATTGATTGGTGTTACTTTATATGCTCCACAGCTTTCTAATTTAGCTCGTATTGCATCTTTATTAATATATTGATTATCTCCTTCATTTCCTTTAATATCAACCTTTATAATAGCGTTCCGACATATTTTCGGATCAATTAATTCTTCTAATTTTTTATTTCTTAATTCAGGATTCTTATTAAAATCAAAATTAAATTCTATATGTTTTCTATAATTAGTTTCATGAAAAGTTTCTTTAATCAAAACTTTATCTCTTGAAATATTTTTTTGTTTAGTTTCTTTTTTTGGTTCTGATTTTTTTACTATCGGTTTAGATTCTGGTTTTTTAGTTTCTTTTAAACCTATATCAAAAACAGGAATTTCATCTTTAGGATTTATTTTTGGTTTATTTGTTATAAAATCATTATCTATCAATCCCATTTAATTTCCTTTTATTCAAATCTATTTATGCTTAGTTTACCAGAAATATTAAAAATATCAAGTAATAATTTAAAAATTTAAATTATTTTATAATTTGACAATTATTTAAGTCAAAAATTATTCCTTTTTCTGGTTTTTTTGCTAACTTATTGATAATAAAATACTTTTTATCTTTAATTAATATATATTCTTTTGATTTTTTGCTATCTGATAATAACCAATATTTAACTCTAATTTTATTTGATAATGAATCCAATGTTGATTGAATTCCTTGTTGAATAGATGAAATAGGTTTACATTTCATTTCAATTACAGGAGGATTAGCATTAACAACTGGTATAATATTTTTAGATTTACCTCCTGAAAATGCCACAAATGCACCAGGAAGAAGAACACAAAGTTTAAACAATTTACGCATATCTTTTTCTCCATTTTCAATAAAAACAGCATATAAAGCAACACATAAAGACATAAGTACAACTGGAATTGAACATCCTATCATTGTTTTTATATTTAATTGATTAATATCTATTCCATTTTGATAAAGTTTAGCTATTGGAATAATACAAGCAGATAAAAATCCTATTATAAATCTTTTTAACCAATTTTTCATATTAAATATCAATCTCTAAAAATCCTTTTATATCATCTTTTTCAGAAAAAGAATGTTGATTAGTTGATCCAACAACATAAATATTATTTTTAAAATCTTTTATTATTTGATGTGAATGATAATGTGCTAGATATATTGCATTAACTTTATGACTATTTTTTATTACATTAGGTAAATGAAATTTACCACCTTTAAAATTTTGTTGCTCACTTCCTAATTTAACATTACCAATAATATCTGTATGTGCAAAAGCAATTACAATATCTTCTTCATTAACTGAATCAACTATTTGAGTACAAATTGTTTCAGCAAATTCATCAGTAGATTTATATTTTTCAATATTAATATGCGCTTTACTAATATGAGGGATTAAAATAAAATTTACTTTTTTATTTTTCTTATTAGCTTGATCATCATATAATTCAACTTTTCCAGCATTAAAATTTGTTATATTATAAATAAATTCTATATTTTTAAATCCTACTTCTTCTAATAATGTTAATGCTCCAAAATCATTTTTCTTATTCTCTACATCATGATTTCCATTTAAAAATATACTTTTAAAATTACAATCATTTAAAAATCTACATAATTTTAAAGCATATTTATAAGCATGTCGAGAAGGATTTGATGAATCAAATAAATCACCTAAATGAAGAAAATAATCTGCATTAACTTTTTTAGCATATTTAGCTATATCAAGATTAATATTAAAATTTTCTTTTAATCTATTTTCATCTATGTCAATATGAGAATCAGTACATACTATTAACTTCATTTTAATCTCCTATTATTTAATTGATAAAATATCATAATTATTATGATCTACAAAAAATATCCTATAAAATCTTTTTTTATTTTCTAATATTTTTCTATACCAAATATCAAACCAATAACCTTTATAAAAATTATAAGTAAATTTAATATCATGAATAATATTACGAATAGATAATTCTTTTTTAAATTTATTTTTATGAATATTTTCTAGATATTTTAATTTAATATTTTCATAAAAATTTGCTCTTAATAAAGGATCTTCAAAACAACATTTTATATATTCTTGTATATTCCAATAAGGATTACAAACACCTTGTGTAAGTACAAATTTTTTTTCTTTATATTTAACAATATCACCCAAATTTAATTTAAATATACTTTTAATTGCTAAATAATATATTCGTAAATATATAAAAATTTTCATGAATATATCTTCTTTCTTTTTTGAATTAATTCTATTCCTTTTTGTCCACATTTAGGACATTCAATTAATTCAGGTGTGTCTTCTGCTTTTTTTATATCAACATTAGGATCATTAAAAATTTCACTACAATGAGTGCATTTAAATTTGTAATAAACACCTTTAGAAAATAATCTTCTATATTTTATTCCCATAATTTATCCTTTTTCATTTTCTATTTTATCAACAACTTTATGTTGTAAATTATCTTTCCAAGATTTTTTATCTTTTAATTTTATATTATTTGATTCACAATTTATACATTTTTCGATATTAGATAAAACAGAATTAAATTCAATTCCACAATTATTACATTTAAAAATAAATTTCATTTTATTTCTCCTTACTCTCTAGTCATTATTCTTTTACCTGTTATTTTTCTAGGTTTAATAATAACTGTCTCTAATTCTTTTGATAATTTATTGTTATTTTTTTCTATATATTCTTTTATTGCTTTTAATAATTCAGTACTAGTATCAATATTTGGATTTGATATTTTATGTTCAAATTTATTTATTTGTTTAATATGAGCTTTTAAAGCATCTTCTACACCCATTTTTATATTATATGCCATATAATAACTTAATTTTACCAATCCACATAAAAGAAGAAAAATTATTCCTAGTGAAATAATAAGTTTAAAAACTTTATTAAATAAAAATGAAATAATTTTATTTAAAGTAAATATTTGATGAGTTTGATTATTATCAGACATATTCTTTCTCCATAAAGTTTACAAAATTAACAAAATTTTTAAGTTCATTTAATTTAGGATCAGTATAAAATTCTAAAAATTGTATTCCTAAATTTAAACTTTTTAACCATTCTATTGCTTTTTCAAATCTTAATTTAATATCTTGATGAAAATCTAATGAAGCATTATCATAAATATCATCCAAGCGATCAGATTTCATTTCAATATTAACTTCATTATTATAACAATAAATAATTACATCAGGTAAAATAGGAATTCTATGAAAAAAATCTTTATACCATTGAGAAAAATCATGATATTTCTCACAAGATTTAGAAGCATATATCATTCCTGATAAGAATGATCTGTCAGAAATAATATTAATTCCTTCTTTCAATTTAGGAATAACTAATTTAGATAAACTAATTTCTCTACTTTGTATTAATTTTTCTTCTCTTTCTTCAGATGTAATATTTGATTTAGCAGATAAACATTCTTCTCTTAATTTTTTACATTTAGGTAAATCATCTCCACTATAAGGTTCAAATGTCCAAAAAGCATTTAGATATTTAGCATAATTTTTACTTAATGTGCTTTTATATACACCATCTCCACCTTCAAATGCTATATAACTATTTGATTTCATTATTATTTTTCCTTAATTTTAATTGTTTTCTCTATTAATTTCAGATAAACTTTTTGAAATATATTCAGGTTTATATTTTTTACCTTTATAAATGATAATTTTATTAGTTTTAATTGAATATTTAATAAATGCTTCATATTTTCCTAATTGTCTACTTGCTTCTCTACCAGAAATAAATTTTAAAATATCATTTGGATTATTAATATTTGTTAATTTAACTTTTTTAGCAAAACTTGTTAAATAATTTTTTCTACAAGCAATTATTCTATTATATGTTACTTTTTGTTCACTTACATTCTCAGTATTTTCTTTTAATTCACAGTTACCTAATTCATAGTTTCCTTTATCTTCAATTCTACTTACTACTGGAGTTATCCATGCTTTTCTCTTAAAAAATTCATTAATCCAGAAATTAACACATTCTCTACTAGACCAAATTCTTTTTACTCCTTTAGCTCCATAATATTGATAAGATTTATTATTAGGATTAGGATTATTACATCTTGTTCCTTGACCTACCCATGATTGATATGCTTTTTTAGCTAACCAATGAATATCTTTAATATTAGTTAAATTTATATATTTCCATTTACCATTTTCAAAAATATAAACAGGATGATTTTTAATTTCTTCTAAAATTAATTTAGTATTATATTTATATAATTTTCCTTTTTGGTTTTTTAATCCTGTTTTATTATATTTATATTTTTTTTCTTTCACTATTTTTTTCCTACTTCAAATTCATCATTCTCATCAATTACATCAAAATCATTTTCTTTAGTAATATTATTAATATCTTTAATTTTACCATTATTAAGAAGTTCTATTTCATGATCAATACATTGATTAATAATATTATTTAATTTTTCAGATATATTTTTATTTCTTCTAAGATATTTATATAAATCATTTTTACCATTAAATGATCTTTCATTTCCAGCATCATTTACAAACCATAAATTATCTCTATCTACTTTTTGAATATAATTTTTACCTTGTTTATCAATCAGTTTATAATGTAAAGCTAAATCAACTAGTTCAGGAACAATATCTATACCCATTGGAGCATCACCCTCTCCATTAGAAATATAAAATTGTGCAATTCCACCTTTAGGACCAAGTTTATTTTTTTCAAATAATAATTCATGTTTAAAACCAACTACTTTATCACCTTCTTTTATTTTCTCTTTAAAATAAGCTCTCATTTTTAATGAGTTGTCAAAATCAAGTGCAGTAGCAAGGGAAACTCTCCATGATTTATCAAAAGCAAATTTCTTATCAGTGTTCATTCTTTCCTGACCAATCAATATAGCAACTGCATCTACTTCATCACATTCAATAGAAAAAGTTTTAATCCATTTACTTATTAATAGACTTTCTTCAGAAAATTCTCTAGCTTGAATATCTGTTTCTTTTTTAGCTTCTAATAATTTTTTCATACTTGCTGAAGACGGTGCCGCAGTAATGCTGTCAATGATTATAACAGGAAATTTATTTTTTATTCCTTTTTCACGAAGTTTTTTAAATTTTTCAAATATTTTATTTATCAAAATAAACATCTCTTCTAAATTTCTAGGTTTGTGTAATCTATAATATTTTTTATTAATATTAAGTGTATCTAACCATTTGTTTTGTTTTCCAATCACACGCTCATATGCAAAATAATGTACTTCAGCATCACCTGTTCGTACACATGATTCAGCAGTTAATAAAGCATATAATGTTTTTCCTGAATGAGCTTGAGAATGTATTATTTGACATACTCCAGTAGGAAATCCACCACATTTACTTGCTAAATTAAAAGAAGGTAATATATGTTTAATTATTCTTGTTTCTTTATTATTAATCATTCCAGATGGAGGTAATCCATCAGAAAACATATCCAACCAATCATCACCAGATGATTTATTATTTTTATTAACTTTAGTATTTATATCAGTATCATTTTTCTTTTTTCTTGCCATAATTTTAAATCTCCTCTTGAGATTATTTAAATAAATTTATTAATATTTAAATTATTAAATTATTAATCTCCAAAATTGAATAATCAGGATAAATTTTATATTTATTTAATTCAGTATTTATACAATCAATACAACTATATTCATCTGTATTATTACTTTGTATATGTTCTACATAACCATGTTTTTCACAATTATCAAATTTCATATTAATCTCCTAATATATTAAGGGGTAGAAATTAATCTACCCCTTATAAATAAAATTAGTTTAAAATGGTATATCGTCAGATTTATTATCTTCTTCTACTACTTTACTAGGTTGTGATACTGTTTGATTTTGTTGTACTTGTGATTGTTGATTAACTTGTTGAGTATGAGGTTGTGTTTGAGCTTGTGGTTGAACATTAGGTTCAATTTTAGTTTCTTCAACTTTATTATCAGTAATACTAGTTCCTGTTTTAAGTGAATCAACTCTATATGAATCAATTAATTTTGCCAAATATTCAATCATTTCATTACCTATAGAAGTGGTAAAATTACTTAAATCAATTGCAGGTGCTTCAAATAATTTTTTTATATCATCAGTTAATTGAATTCTAGGATCAAAATTACCTGTATATTTACCTTTTGATTTTCCTTCTCTTGTATATGTCATTCTAAATCCTAATGGATTTTGATCTATAAAAGGATTAAATTCTCGTCCTTCTCCTAATCTTTTTGTTTCATTTTCAATTTCATTTCTAATAATATCTGCCATTGTTTTATTACATTGGAGAACTTGTTTTTTCTTTTCTCCTTCAACATTAGTTGGAATAAATCCAAAAAATGTTTCTTGTTGCCAACGCCAAGAATCTCTCCAACCAGGAGCATTATTTTCACGTAACATTGCTCCTCTTGTTATATTAATAGGTTCAATACCTTCAATTCCTTTTCCAATTGAAACAACAATTTCATCTTCATTAATATCACTATTTTTCAGTAATCTAAGATAATTACAAATAGGACATTTATTCATATGTAAATGTTCAAATATATCAGTTTTAGGATTAATTCCAAATTCAGGACAAATAAAAGATTTTTTCTTAATTACTTTTTTAATAAATTTATTTCCCTTAGAATCTGTTTCTTCAACTGATTCAACTACATGAATAAAATGTCTACAAGCATCATCCCAAAAAGTTTTTTGATCAAAAAATCCCTCTAAAATTCCTTTTTTTCTCCAATCATAAAAACCAGCACCACCATTTTTGTTAAAAAGTTTGTTGTTAATTAAATTCTTAAGATTTCGTGCCATATTTCCTCCTTATAAAAAATGCACCTAATTAATTAAAAATATTTTCTCAAATAAAATATTATATCTTTTGCTGTTTCTGATGCTTTTTTTGGATCATCATCAAAAACAGATACTGATATACTATATTTATTATTTTCATTTCTTTTTATTTCAATACAAGATTGTGTTTTATTATTATGTTCTATTTTCTGAATTATTTCATTACCAGATTCTTCTAAAGCTTTTTTAAATTCATCCTCAACTTGTTTTTTTAATTTATTATTTTCTTCTTTTTCTAAAATATTTTCATCTTCAAATTTTTCATTAATAATATTAATATCTCCTGGCATAATAATCTCCTAATTATATATTATTTTATATTACCTCAAATCCCCAAACTCTACCTTTACCATCATTCCTATTAACTTCTACTACAAAATCAATTAATTTAACTCTTACT